CCATAACCAGAGGGTTAATTAAAGTTTCTGAATAACAATAAGCATCATCATAATATTTTGAACAATTATAGCCTATTGCTGCAATAGAATAATTCCGACTAGTAATTCTTTTAGGTAATGTAATAATTATTTCTCTTGAGGAATTAGAAGAAAGAGAGCTATTTTTATAAAGTTCAAAACCAGCAGTTACGCTACCAGACACTCCGAAAATTGAAATTCCACTTTTAATATTAGAACTTATTAAATTGGAATCTCCTGATACAGAAACACTTCTCAATCCACAATATCCAGAATCAGGAGAAACTGATTGTGAATATGAAGCAGGAGTAACTGATTTTGCTTGAAGGTTTGGCATAACAGTTATAGAAGACATTCCATCATAACCAGATTGTGGTGAAAATGTAGTTACTGAGGTAGATGTAAGACTAACGCTTCTTGATTGAAGATTAGCTCCTCCTCCTTGCGTAAGAACTTCTACGCTCATACTTTGCTCACCACCTTTAAAACAACAGGAATATCTGTTGATGTCGGAACTGTACCTAAAGCTTTAATTGTATTGGAAGTAGACGAACTTCCAATTTTAGCTTTTGTAAAAGCATCGAACTATGCAGAGGTAGCTGTAGATGATACAGAAACAGATAAATTATATTTAGAATTTGGATAGGTGGATTCAAAACTATAGGTTCCACTTGACCAAGATGAGCCAGAGAGCGTGTAATTAACATATTGAACTGGTGGGCTGAATGGATATAATTTATCGTAAGACCGAGAATCATTCTTCTGTTGGATGAGAACATTCTTGTCAGCCATGATTGACTCCTTTCTATGTATAAGTACAGAATTAAAAAGTATTATTAATTTGACAGTTTTTAATTCTATAATGTTAAACATGTATATTAAAATAAATGATATTAATGGGAAAATAGGTGCGCTGTGTGCTACATTTAAATGGGCATTAAAATGCACTTATTCCAACTGCATATTCGTAAGAACACCGAGAAGTAACAGAAGAGTGTATTGCAAATTCAAATTCACCAGAAGAATTTATAGTAGGATAACTGCCACTACCCGCTCCCATGGCCGCTATTGAATATGGATTTCCTGTTGGTGTTGTTACAACTTGAAGCCATGTAACCCGTGCGCCATCTCTATTATACCACTAACAAATCATGTCTGCTTTATTTTTTAAATTTGCTGCTAAGTTTTGATTCATTGTATGAATATAAGCGAATTGTACTGTCCAGTTAGCATAGGTAGAACCAAAATTTATTATTAAAGATTGTATACCAGATGTGGCTATATATTCTCCTACTCGTACAAGCATGTCTCTTCCTGCTAATGTACCTGTTACTCCAAAGATAGAAGTACCTGATTTGATATTTGCAGATACTAAATTAGAATCTCCGTTGACAGTCACCTAAGATAATCCATCATACCGAGAAGATGGATAAATATACTAAGTAGATGCTGAAGGTGTAACTGATTTAGATTGTAACTGTGGTGAGCCTCCTGCTCCAAAGACCTATATACTCAATAGGTTTATCGGCAGTTTAGAGCAACATGTTTTTTGAGAATTGTTTTGAGAACCTAAACCTAAAAAACTTAGATTTTCAAAAGACTTCTCAAGCACGTTCACTTTACTTAAGTAAAGCTGTTGCGTTAGGGTTGAAAAATGCAACAAAAAAGAGGCAAGTTGCACGAAATTCTCAATTAAATGCAACTTTGAGAAAAATGTGATTTGTTGCACAAAATAGCATCAAAAAATGTGCAAGATTTCTTGCATGATGAAATTAGATGCTGCTGTGAGATAAATATGATAAATATTTACTACTTGTGAAAGGAAGGAGAATAATTATGGGAAAAACAAAAGTTTCATTGTTTGAAAGATTTAAGCGAGCCATGGAGAAAACTCCGACCATGAAAAAGTGGGGAATTATTTCTTGGATTGCTACCATAAGCTTGACTGTACTGTTCGTTATGTATGTATTTTTTGGACCAGTGGGCGCTGATACCACCTCTTTTGCTACTGTTGTAGGTTTGTCTTGGGGTGAGGTTGCTGTATATAATGCGTGCTATTGTTTTAAAGAGCGTGCAGAAAATAGAATGAAGATAAGTCTGGCATTTATAAATCAATTGGCAGATAAATATGGTATAGAAGCAATTACTCCTATTATTCAAAGTGTTATTCAGGAGTAAAAAATAAAAGGAGAAAAAAGAATGAAATTATTAAAATGTCTTTTTACATAGAATAGATGTTATAAAAATGGAGTGAGAATTACTCCAAAAGGGATTATGGTTCATAGTACTGGCTGTAACAATCCTAATTTGAAAAGATATGTGCAACCCTCTATTAATGATGCTAATTATAAAACCCTGATTTCATAGCTTGGCAAAAACAATGGTGGTACATCTTGGAATAATTCTGCTACCAATGTATGTGTTCATGCCTTTATTGGTAAACTGGCTAATGGCGAAATCGCTACTGTTCAAACCCTGCCTTGGAATTATAAAGGTTGGCATTGTGGCAAAGGAAATAAAGGCAGTCGGAATTCTTCTCATATAAGCTTTGAGATTTGCGAGGATGCGCTGACAGATGCTACTTATTTTAATAAAGTATATAAAGAGGCTGTTGAGTTCGCAGCTTATCTTTGCCAGCTTTACAATTTCGACCCATTAAAAGACGGAGTAATTATTGGACATTATGAAGGACACCAAAGAGGTATCGCTTCTAATCATGCTGACCCTCGTAATTGGTTTCCTCGTTTTGGCAAGAGTATGGACACTTTTAGACAAGATGTTGCTGCTAAGATGGGTAAAAAGGTAACTCCTACTACCAACACTAATACTGAAACTACTGTGTCTTATTCTGGTATTGTTACCGCTTCTGTTTTGAGAATTCGTAAAGGTCCTTCTGTTTCTTCTTCTATTGCTGGAACTCTTAAAAAGGGAACGGGGGTCTCTATTATTCTTGAAGATAATGGTTGGGGTAAGTTGGCTGATGGTAGTGGTTGGGTAAGTTTAACTTATATTAAAAAGAATTCCACTCCAACGAGCACATTTAAAAGTTACCGAGGTAAAATTACAGCATCTTCTGGTGTTAATATAAGAACTGGTGCTGGTACTAACTACAGTAAAAATGGAGCTTTAACTTATAATTCTGTCGTAACTATTGTTAGTGAGAAAAAAGTCTCTGGTATAACTTGGGGTAAGTTAGCCGATGGTAGAGGTTGGATTAGCCTTGCTTATTTAAAAAAGATTTAATTTACGATATAAAAAGAGGGAGAGTGTTTAACCCTCCCTCTTGCAGTTTAATTTTGTTTAATCTTCTTCATCAAAATTAAGAAGTTTGTCTTTGTATTCTTTTTCAATACGTTCGCGTTCTAACTTTTCTGTTTTGCGCTGATTCTTCTCTACAATACTAGGTCTAAAATATCCTCTCTTATCACAAAAACGTTTCATCGTAGAACGGTTAACATGGAAAAGTTTGGCTACATCTGCATAACAGTTGTCTTGTTCGACAATTAGGGCTTTAATAGTCTCTTCGTATTGAGTTAACTTTGTACTTTCTCCTAATGAACCTTTCGGTCTACCAAGCTTTACTCCACTTGCTTTTCTCATCGCAAGCGCTTCCTTGGTTCTCTGACTAATAAGATTACGTTCAATTTCAGCAGAAAGTCCAAAAGCAAATGCTAATACTTTGCTCTGAATATCATCGCCTAATACAAATCCATCTTTGATTGTTCTTACTTGACAGCCTTTTTCCATACATAAAGAAAGAATGTCCATAATCATATAAAGACTTCTACCAAGACGAGAAATCTCAGAACAAATAATGATATCTCCACTTTGTACCTTTTTAAGAAGTTTTCCTAACTTACGTTTTTCAGGATTCTTTGTGCCAGAAATCGTTTCTTCAATCCAGCCATCAATTTTCATGCCGTGCTTTTCACAATATTGGTTGATTTCAAAACGTTGGTTCTCAACAGTCTGCTGGTCAGTACTTACTCGAATGTAACCAAAAGTCATAATTAAAAATCTCCTTGTTTATGGTATTTTTTAATTGGATTGTAAATTGATGATACCATAGAAGGGTGAAAAATTCAACAACTTAATAGGGAAATAATATGTCTTGTTTGTGCAGATTAATCAATTTTTTGCCGAAATTATCAATTGTTAATATTAATTTTAATATTAACATGATTAATATTCATTATAGAGGACATATTTTAATATAAGGAGTACAGAAATGGTCTATAAAATAATCGGTGATTTCAATACCGATAGCTTTGAATCAATGCTTTCTAAAATCGGAAAGTATTATAAATTTATCTATCAAGATGACAATCTTTATCTTGCTTTGGCTCAATATAAATTTAGAGATGAAGCTTATGCAACATTGAAAAAATCTTTAAAACCAGCTCGTAATTTTATTATTAGAGAAGTTAATGAGAAAAATATTATGAATGAAAATGATTTCGTTATTGAATGGTGTAGGGATAATTTGGTTGCAATAGAAAAACAAAGATATGAAATAGAAAAACAGAAGAAATTGAGAGATACTATGAAAGCTCTTGATAATTTCGAGCATATTTTAGCTGAACAAGAAAAAGCTAAAAAGTCTACTAAGACTGTAAATACGAAACAGCCTCAAAAGACTGTAAATATTAATAAGAAGGGAGGAAATAATATTGGATAGTCCCAAAAAAAGAGGAAGACCCAAAAAGGCTGAATCGCCTAAAGCTGTTGTAAACGAAGAAGCTAAAATGATTACTATGACTCAGGATAAACCTGAAGAAGATGTTTCATTAAAAGCTATACAACAAAGATGGGCTACTATTTTTGGTAAATACGCTTCTACTGGTTTTGACAATTTAGCTGGCGCTTGGGCTATGTCTTGGAGTCAATTGAATAACCCATTTTTACAGAATCAGCGTATTAAACAAATTAATGCTAAAGCTCAAAAAGTTCAATCAGAAGACCTTCAAAATGCTTTGAATAATCCTGAAAACTCTGAAATGACTTTTTAGAGAATCAGTATGTGGCTGTATTATACTAATTATGTTTACAATATTTTAGTAAAACTTAATAGAGATACTCCCTTATTTAATTATTATTATATTCCAGAATATGTTGACTCGAAAGACATGTCTACTGAAGCTTTTAAGAAAGAAAGTCAAAAAGTAGATAAGATTTTAAAAGCTTTTAATCCAAATTTAACTTTAAAAACTATTACTACTTAGGTGAGTTTGGAAGGTAAGTCTTCTTACTTGCCTCGCACAAGTTATGACAAGAATGATGTTAATTTCTTTGTTATGCAAAAACTTAATACCGATATGGTTAAATTGATTGGTTTCGGTAGTAAACAATAGTTTACTATTGCTTTTAATATGGCAATTTTCCTTCAACCAGCTTATGATGTTAGTCAATATCCTCAATTTATTTAGGATGTCTGGAATCAAATGTTGGAAACGGGAATTGTCGTTATAGATTAGAAAACTAAGAAAAAAAGAATTTCTCCTAAAGCTAAGCTTCCCGATGGTCACATCTTGGAAAGTAATGGAGAAAATTATATGTATTGGGTAAGATTGCCTCAAGATTTGTGCTATACATTCTATTTTGATGGCTCTCATCCTAATGCGTTTCCTGATACTATTGGTTTGTTTGATGATTTGACAGATTTGGATGACTATAAATGGTTGCAAGCTAGCTTGCTTAGTAAGGGTATTAACAGTGTTTTAACTGCTGAGGTTCCCATTACGAAGGATGCCAAGGCCCGGTCCGATGCTACTGTTATTACTCCTGATACAATTCTTGGTTATCAGGATTTCTTTGAAAGTAACATTTCTGGAAATATATTGGGTTTCTTTGCGCCATTTAATGATTTCGAATTACACACCTTAGAAAATCAGCCTGAAGCAATGGATATCATTTACGACAGAACTAGAGATTTAATCGCTACTTCTGGTAATTCTGCTCTTATGAGTATTACTGATAAACCTTCTATCGCTTCTGTTAAGGCATCTCAATATATTTAGGCTGCTAGAATTGACTATCTTACTAAACAATACGAAAATTTCTTAAATGAAATGATTAATAAGAATTTCGATTTGAAATTCCAATGGAAAGTCTCTCTTTGGGGGGATATCTTTAATATTCGTGAGGATATTAAAATCCTTAGAGAACAAGTCGTGTCTGGTTTGGAAGGCTTTATTCCTAAACTTTTATCGGCTAATGGTATGACTGTTGATGATTATCAACAAGCTAAAGCTTATCTTAAAGCTTTAGATATTAAAGTTGAAAAAGTCTTAGACCAAGAAAATTTAATCGCTAACCCTGTTGGTAGACCAAAATTAAACGATGATGAGATTACCAACGATAATACTGGTAACTCTTCCAATGCTGGAACTAATGTTTCAGACATTAAGGAGTTTTCATATAATATCAAAAAGTGCCAAATTTGCGGAAAAGAACTGAATGAAGATGAAGATGTAATTTGTAACGAATGCTTGGAAGAAATGTATGAGTCTCGTATCAATGATATGAGCACGTTTACTCATATGATTCCAAAGAAAGTAAAGGAATGAAAGTGTGAATTTGATTAAAACATTTAAAGAGAAAAAGTGGTGTATTAAAAAAACCCACACAAATTCTGAACCTTGTTGTAATCATAATCCTTTAGACTCTAATACCACGTTGCAAAAAAGCACGAAAAAAATAATGGTTTCTCCTGATAAATAGTTTTACATTTGTTCACAATGTCAAAAATGTTTCGTCTTTAATACGGACGAAAAGGGAGAATTAATAATTGAGTAAGCTTGATTGTTCCCTTTTTTCAGTATTTCGTAAAGGAGGTCGATTAAATTGGACCCTACAATTATAATTGCTATAATTTCCTTTATCGGAACTTGTGTTGGTACTATTGGCGGTATTATTACCACTAATAAATTAACCAATTATAAAATCGAGCAGTTGCAACGCAAAGTGGATGCTCACAATAATCTAATTACTCGTACCTATGAGTTGGAAAAGAATATGGGAATTGTTTTCCAGAAAATCGAAGAAAATAAATCTGATATTCAAGATATCAAAAAAGATGTCAAAGGAATTATGGAGAAACTATAAAAAGGAAAGTGAGAGGACAATAATATGGTAAGTAATAATTATACGCCAGAGATTGTCGAAGCTTTAAATGATTTGTTAGGAAGCTTCTTTCAAATGAATTCTATCGCTGATAATATGGCTTATGCTCTTGATTGCGAGCTTAATTGCCCCTGCGCTTCTCAGGTGTTTCACTTGAAATTCGCTCATGTGTTTCCAAGTGATACCTTCGCAGATAAATTGAGTGAAGTAATGATTCAAGAAGGTATTCGCCCTATTCGTAAACCTCTTAATGGTAATGAAGATATTTATGAAAATATCGAATTGCTGTTTAATGATACCTACACAGAAATGGATTCTTTGAAGAGAAAAATTCTTGATACTATTGAATTTTTAGATTACAACAAGTCATGTAAGGTTTTTGTAATTGTTCTGGAAAATATGGCAGAAGTTGCTAGCTCTCTTCTCCATCAATGTGATATTTGGAGACAAAAAGCTAAACTGTACAGCACTTCCCCTGAATTATTTGACGCTGAATTCGAAGGATTTACAAAAATCTAATTTGTAAAATAAGTTAACTATTCAAAATAGGATATTATACAATGGGCTATGTTTATTTTATAACCAATGGGGAAAATATTAAAATAGGATATACTAAAAATTCAGTTCAGAAAAGATTAAAACAATTAAATACTGGTAGTGATAAGCAATTATATATCTTAGGATATATGAAAGGCACTATGGCTGATGAGGAAAACCTTCATTCTAAATTTTAGCAATATAAAATTAGAAATAATGGAGAATGGTTTGAACCATCAGATGATATATTGGACTATATTAATGTAGTTAACATTGTTCCTAATTGCTACGTTCGGAAGAACGAGGCTTGGAATAACAAAGTAATGGCTATGACTTCTGTATCATTGTCATTTACATCATGAGGAGAAAGGAGGAAGAAAAATATTGGATAAAAAAGTTCTGAAATTTGAACTTTCTCCGCAAAGTTTGAAAATTAAGAATGTGTTAAAAAATGACTTTATTGCTATCGACGTTTACGCAATTTCTGATGTCTACCCTAATAGAAATAATAGTTATTTCCCTGTGTCCGCCATGCAAGACGCTAAACCTACCTTTTATAATAAACCCGCTCTCGGCGCTTTTGATGTTGCTCATGATGATTTTAAAGCTCATGAAATGGAATATAGATGGGATAATGAGTTACAACAAGATTACTTTGACTTTACTAATGGTAAATGCGAAGTCCCACTTGGCGTAATTCGTGGCGAAGATTTGGTGGAAATTGTTGAACATGATGGTCAAACTTGGGTGCATTTTACTTGCGTTCTTTGGGCTAAATATGCTTACAAACAAGTTAAAAGATTGCTTAAGGATACTAAAAAGAAAATTTCTGTAGAAATAGAAGTCCTTGAAAGTCATATAGATGAAAATAAAGTCGAAGTAATAGATAAATTTATTTTTGATGGATTTACTATTCTTGGTTCTGCTGTTACTGAAGCTATCCCTAATGCACATTTAACCATTCTTGATAAAATTAATGACGCTGTTTATCAGAAACAGGAAAAATGCTTATCTTTCGCTTATAAAGAGTTGGAAGATAATAACAATAAAGATAAAAATTCTGGCTCTGATACAGATAATAAAAACGAGGATTTCGATTCCACTATTCCTGATAACGGAGTTGTTAATGAAAAAGTGGACGAAATCACAATGGATAATGAACAAAGAGGGGAGGAACCAAAAACAATGACCTATGAAGAGAAAAGACAACTTCTCGAATCTTTTCTGAATAGCGGTCTTGATGAGAATGCTTCTCATTATAGTGTCACGGAAATTAACGATAATGTTGTTTGCTTTAGCCTTGATGATGAAAATTTTAAGGCTACTTATAGCATCAACGAAGAAAATGTCGCTAATATTGATATGAACGCTAAAGAAAAGATTGTACTCTCTAAGGATGAAAATCCTGAAGATGAGAGTGGTAAAGAGACTGAATCCAAGGAATGTGAATCTGAAGACGGCAAGTGCGAAGTCTGCGGTAACAACCCTTGCACTTGTGCGCACGAAGATGACGATGGTAATAAGGATGATGGTCATAAAGAGAATGAGTCTAAAGATGACAAAAATGATGATGACCATGACCATGATGATGATAATGATGATAACGACGATGATGGCAAAAAGGAAACCGAGGCTGAGGATAACGATGGTGAAAAGAAAGTTGAAAATTGCGAAGACCCCGCTCAGTTTGCTGCTACTGATGTAACTGTCGATGAATCTCATGCTGACCATGGACAGATTGAAGGTGAAGAGCTTGGTTCTCCTAAAGTTGATACTGATATCCTCAAAGAACACGATGATGGCAGTATTTTAATCGGTCAACCTTCTGGTGAAAGTAATGTTATTCAGGATACCCACTATGCTGTCGGTGATGAACAACTTACTGCCGATGAACTTTATGAGAGATTCAATACTCTTAATACCTCTTTCGCTGAACTGACTGAAAAGTATAATGCTCTTAATGCTCAGTTTAACGCAAAGAAAAATGCTGAACTTTATGCTTTGGCTTGTTCTTTAGTTGATTCTGAAGAAGATTTGACTGAGGAAAACGCTACTAATATTAAGGCATTTATGAAAGAAAATTGTGATAACAGTACTTATGCTTCCGATGAGGAACTTAATGAGGCTGTTGACCATAAAATTGCAGATGCTCTTTATGCTCAGAAGAAACTTAGTAGAAAAGCTAAGGAGAAAGAGTTCTCTGCTGATATCGTTAAGGATAAACCTGTTGTTACTGAAGTGAACGACAGCGCAAATAACCTTAAAAATGCAATGAAAAATCTTAATAAGATTTAATTAAAAAAGGAGGATAACTTTATTATGAAATTTATTGAGAAGATTTTGATGGCTTCTGAAGATGTTAAAAGCTATCTGGTTTCTGGCGTTTGCAAAGACAAGGAACTCGCTGATGGTTCTTTGGTTGAAATTGGCGACCTTATCGACCATGAGGTTTATAAGGGTCTGAAGGATATGAATACTCGTGAGATTAAGCCTTATGCTGGCACTGGTCGTGTCGGCATCGTTGACTATGTTGGTGTTTCTAAGGGCGAAATCATGGGCGTTATCTACAGTGAGGGTGTTAAGACTTGCGGTCTTCCTTGCCCTGCTGGTGCTCATACTCGCGTTCGTTGCCCCAAGCTTGGTGACGAGTTCTATCTCGGTGAAGATAACTTTGAGTCTGCTCCTACTGCTGGTCAGTTTGCCATTGCTGGCTCTGACGGTCAGTGGGCTCCTGCTGCTGTTGCTGCTGATGATAAACTCTGCGTTAAGGTCGAGTTTGGTAAGGATAAGATTATCGGTGTCAAGAACGAAGGTAAGAAGTTCTATTGCACCGTTATCCACGAGTAATTTTAAATTATCATTGAATAATTTAAATAATTCGAATAATTTAAAATAAATATTGATATTTGCTTTATGATTTTTATAAATTAATTAAGGAGGATTTTGTTATTATGAAACAAATTTTTAGTTATAACAAATTCAACGAAGATGTCGCTGATGGTCTCGTTGAAACTTGCTATTCTTTGGCTCAGAAGTCCATTGAGGGTAAGAACAACACCCCTGAGTATGTTGAGGCTAATAAGACCTTTAATGAAGAGTTTATGAAGTATTGTGTTGAGAACGCTGGCATGAAGTGGAGCGGTCTCGATATGATTAAGAATCCTATGGTCTACAAGAAGAGTGGTTTCCTTGAGACTTTCGATACCATTCTTGCTGGTGCTATCACTCCTGTCGTTCCTACCGTTGCTGCGGCTGGTTATGAACAGCTTTATGATGTCACTCAGGTCGGTTTCGGTGATGTCGCTAAGTATGAAGTCGATAGTAATGAGCTCTTCATCGTGAATAGCCTTGCTGAAGGTATTGCTCGTGGTGGCGTTCAGACTGCTTCCAACACTGAGTATACTATTTCTGCTAAGAGAGAGCAGATTTCTCTCTATGTGGATTGGTATCATGTGGCCGCAGGAAGGACCGATTGGGGCAAGCTTCTCCAGAAGATTGGTGCTTCTTTTGCCGCTTATATTCAGGCTCGTCTTGCCAAGGTAATGGCTACCATTATTACCAATAATACTAATGGTAAAAATGAAGATGGTATCGCTGGCTATATGGCTAACGGTCTTACAGATGAAAACTGGCTTAAAGTTGCACGTTTGGTAAAACTTGCCAATGGCGGTGCTGATGTTTATGCTCTCGGTACTTCCATTGCTCTTGCTTCTGTTCTTCCCGACAGTGCTAAGGGTTTCCGTTATGGTGAGGATAGCGCTATCGTTAAGGATGGCTTCCTGCCTGATTACAAGAATGTTCCTCTGATTGAACTGGGCAACGCTCTTGTTCCCAATACTATTAATGGTGAGCCTGAAGTCGTTCTTCCTGATGATATCATTTATTTCCTTCCTCTTGGCATGAATAAGCCTATCAAGGTTGTCATGGAAGGAAATACTGTTTCTGTTGAGAAGGACCCCTTGTTTGCTGCTGACCATACCTACGGTTTCACTGTTGATATGCGTATGGGTATGGACGCAATTGTTGGTAGTAAAGCGGGAGCTATTACTCTTAACTAATATAATTAACTAAAAAGATTCTATGAAAAGAGGAACCACAAACAAAAATATCTTATTGGGTCCATATAAAGAAGAAATTATTTCCTCCTACGAAAAAGGAGAAACAATAAGAAATATTGCGTCTTCTTATAATGTGGACCCAAGAACAGTTAGTAATTTTTTAAAATAGTTTGGAATTAATATAAAAAAGCCACACCCTCCTAAAATATATACTATAAATGAAGATGTTTTTAAAAGTATTGATACAGAAGAAAAAGCATGGGTGTTGGGGTTTATATATGCTGATGGATATATAGATTCTTCAAAAACAAAATTAAAAATTACGTTAACTGAAAAAGATAGAGATGTTTTAGAAAAGATAAGACATATTCTTCGGTCAAATTCCCCCATAAGGAGAAAAGAGGGAAAATAGATTAAAGGGACAAATTATTTTGGAAATTCTACTGTTACTTTAATGATAAGTAATGCTCAAATTTGTCAAGATTTAGAAAAGCACGGAGCTTTTTACAAAAAATCTTTAAAGTTATAGTTTCCTCTTTTCTTGAAAGATGAGTTAATTAAGCATTTCATAAGACGGTATTTTGATGGCGATGGATGTATAACTTTTGGCAGAAATAATTTTCCAAAAGTATCTATCGCAAGTAATGGAGAATTTTTAGAGCGGATAAAAGAAAATCTTAAAACAGAAGGAATAGTTGGTCATATATATACATCTAGCTAGTCCAAAGTTGAAGAAATAGAAATATCTTCTCATATTAGTGTAAAAAAATTTTTGGATTACATTTATCAAGATGCTACAGTTTTTATGGAAAGAAAATATTAGCGATATAAATGTTTTTTCGAAACTGGTAAAATGTTTGAAAAATATTAATTATCATGTTTAAAAGGTTTAAAAGGAGATTGTAAAAAATGGCTGTAAATAAGAAAACTATTAAAAATACAGAAGAAGTTGTAAACGAAATTAATAAGGAACAAATTGCTGAGAATGCGGAGACTTCTGTTAAGGAGTCTCCTGCTACTCAGTCTTCTATCTCGTTAGAAGATATTCAAGCTATGATGGCAAAGTTCCAGTCTACAATTGAATCTTTGAGTAGTGAACTCAAGGAAGAGAAAGCAAAGAACGAAAAGTTGGCAGAAGCAATCAAAGAATCTACTTTGAATGATAGAGAGGGCGATACAGAAAGTTCTTTTAAGACAAAAGAAGTACAGGATAATACTTCTAATACAACAGAAAGACTTCTGGAAATTCTTGGCAATAGAAAGAGTGACAAGGAAATTGTTATTGTTCATAATCGTGAGTTGCTTGGTGGGCTTTCAACCGCTATTCAGCTTACTGGTTTGACTATTAATTTCCATACTCTCGGTGAACAGCGTGTTCTTAGCTGGCAACAGTTCGAGGAATGTGTTTCCAAATATCGTAAGTGGTTCGATAAAGAAATTATTCTTTTGGCTCCCGAATTCGCCGATGTTGCGGAACGTTATAATGTATCTTGTTTGAAAAGAGAGGGTCATGCTGTTGTTACGAAGGGAGACCTCGTAAATATTTACAAGAAGAGTGAGCGTGAACTTGAGGATTACATGAATTCTTTGACTGAAGCTGATAAAGACTTTATTTGTTCTTACTGGCTTGGAAAGTGCTATGAAAATGATGCTAAATATCGTGTTAGAAGTAAAGTTGAGCTTCTGAACAGAATTTCTAACAAGGGTGTTTTTGACAATCTGTTGGCTCAAATGAATTTTGATTCAATAAGACATTAAACAAATAAGGAGGGTTTAAATGGGCATTTTGTTTAGTGATGTCTATCGAAAAGCAATAGCCTTATTTGATGACCCAAGGATTATGACAGCGTATGAAACTAATCCTTTGCAATTTAATAAGATAATGTACACCTATTTGCAAAATGCAATATCTATGTTTAACAACCCTCTAAGCGTTTCTTTACGTTTATCTCAATATAAAGAACCAAAAGGTATCATGCAAGTTTTTGAAGGGGATGGTAAGAATAATAAATTCGAACTTGACCCTGAGTTTGAGATTCAGGATAATTCAATATATAATTATATTGAAGGAGAATTATTGGTGCAAGGCTCGATTGATAAAGAAGCTCACACTGTAGAATTCCCTGATGTGTTACCTGAAGGCAAGCAATATGCAGTTGAGCAATATTATGTTGGTGAATTTACTGACAATTTTGAAGGCTTAACTAACAAAAATGTAAATGGTACAAGTTTAGTGGTAGGTTATGTTAAAGATATTCTTGCTCGTTTGCTTGTAAAGGCATGGGGAGAAGAAGAACGCAATTTGTTATTAGATATTCGCAATTTAATGCAAGACAGCGATTTCAAGATTATGTCTAATGACCGTATCTTAAAAGCGAAAAACGAATGGGTAGACCAACTTGATTCAGAAATATACAATTATCAAAATAGACTTGCATGGCAAATCCGTTTTATGGGTGGTAGTAAGTTTATAGGAAGGGGGTAAAGATGGATAAAGACAACAAGAACTTCAAAGTAGTTTTATCTATTAATGAGAAAATTATATGCTTAGAAGAAATAATTTCAAAATTGAAGAAAGTTCTTTATGTATATGACAAATCTCAAGAACCCGATTCCACTTATAATTACCGTGTGTATTGTGGTGGAATAATGATGTATGTTTCGTCAAGTAATATTCTTTTTGATGGTGAATTAGTAAGTATTATAATTAATATCAATGCTATTTTAACGAATCAATTAGATAAAGGACAGATTAAGAAATTAATATTTGAATCAATCAATTATGCAGAGTATTTATTAAAGAAATACAAAAACGAAGGCTAAGGAGATTATGGATTAAAATGGCGATTTTAAATACTACTGATATTGTTGATAGCAGTATCATGCTTAAAGCTCGTTTAAAGCATAATATGGTTGGAGATAATTATTATATTCAAAATCTGCAATATAAACGCAATTAGGATTGGGAATATAGATATAATACTGTTGACATAGAAGAAGAAAAAGACCGACAAATTGAATACACAACCAAAATGCCTGAATATACACCTCTTGAAACTGTTGTTATAAGAAATGTTAAGGGTGAACGTGGTGAAGATTTGGGTACGGACTGGGCAGAAATTTCTTTTAGAGATTTGAAATATCCAAATCCTCTTGGAAAAAGATATCGTTTTTCTTTGGAATTTCAGGATTTAAGCGTTATGACAGAAGAAGAAAAACATTATAATACGAGTGTTTGGATTGCTATAAATAATTCTCCTATAAATCCACGGAATTCTTGTGTAATTCGTAGATGTAATGCTAATATTGCATTACTTGGGTCTTCAACAAACAGTCAAACAGATGCTACTGAAATAAGGTATGAGCCTATTGTACTGGAAAACGAATTGAAATATATGAACCAGTATTATAACAAAACTTTGGTAATACCTCAAGCTGAGTGGTATGTCACGATGCAATTAAATTATTTTTCAAATGCTGTTAAAATTAATAGCCGAGTTATTCTTGGTGGCACAGATTAGAACGACATTGAAAATAATGCTATATATAAAGTTAAAGCTGTTATAAAGAGTACATCCACCAAAACTTTTGCAAAAAGTGGTTTTACTGGATTAGAAGATATACCTTTCGTGGTCTTGGCGTTGGATAAAGATTTATGGAGCGCTAATGACGATGCTGTAACACGTGTCGCTAATAATGCTCCTTTATATCTTATTCCAAAAAAGGAAGACCTTCACGATGAGGAGTATCATATTACTCTTAAAGATTGTGACGATTATAAAATAATTCTTGGCAATAGCAAAGAATGTGAAACTGAATTAAGTTTCAAAGGTGGTACACTTCCCACTCACTTCGAGTACAAAGTTGTTTTAAATGGTATAAAAGAAGAAAATTGGTCTAAATATTATGAATTTGAACAAACTGGTGATAACACCTTTAAGATTAAAAATTTAAAAGCTTGCAATAGAGGTACATTAGATGTAATTGCTACTTGTATCGACCCTGATGTTGCAGGGGTTACTATTAGTGAGACTTTTGGTTTTAAATTGGGAGGTTTTTATTAATGTTAGATAGTAGTTATGCACCATCTGCATTTAACCGTTTTGTAAATTTAGATGGAGTAGAAGATAGAATAATTTATTATTTGTTATCTCCTAATAAAAAAACTCCTGAAGAATTAGAACAAACTCATATTATTTGGAAACTTTTATATTATAATGATGCAGATGCTCTTAATAGAGAATTGCCTACATATCAATAGATTACTTCTTTAATATGTTCTGATGATATAACACAAACCGACAAACGTATTTTTAGAAGTCCTCATTTTGAAGATGCTTGGACGGTTGAAAGTACGTTATTAAAAATTTATATCGACCAAATTATTCCTACAGATAGATACAAAGCTGTTGTTAACTTTGGAATTGATATAATTACACATAATAAATGTATTAATATCAATCCAAGTGATGATGATAAAACTTATCCTGTTGATACGGTTGACGGGGTTGAAATTCCTATTACTGGAAAAAGTCGTGTTTCTACTTTGTTAAAAGCTGTTTTGTTTTTGCTCAATGGCGCTCATGTACAGGGTGTTGGCAATTTAGAGTTTTCAACAATGATGAGTAGATTCCAATAGGCTCAATATGGAATTTGGAACAACAGAAATTTTGAAGGAATTAAAGTTGTATTAGGATGCTACATGAGTGGGGTGTCTTAATTGGCAATATCTAAAGAGTTACAAGCTAAAATGGAAATGTACGAACAAGCCTATTTCGGTCTGGATTTACCAGTACCATTTAAAGGCTTGTTAATTTATCCAGTTTTAACGAAAGATTACTATAATTTTTATGCTAATTTATCTTGTTTTACTCAAGATAAAAATATTAAAGAAATAAAAGTTGTAGATGAAAATGGAATAGAAACCACTAAAAAAGTGGCTAATCCTGAAGGTATTGGTATGTCTTATATGGCATATTTAATATAGAATATGGAAAACCAAGAATATGGGCCTATGGTTACTTCTTAGGTAATTAATATGTTCGAACTTGTGTTCCATGAAAAAAATGGTTTGTTTTGTCCTCATTGTGGATTCAAACGAACTTAGTTTGAAGTTATCAAAGAATATGCTAAATTTCAAGAAACATTACCTGATAATTTAAGCGAAACTGAAAAGAAAGTTAAAGCTCTTGAGTTTATTAATAATTATGCTATATGTCCAGAATGTAAAAGCAAAATGAGAGATATCTATGGAATTCAAACGGGTGCTAATGGCATGAAAAAATTATATATATACGATATAGTTTTAGAACCAAAAGAACTTGATGAATTTATAGCTATTATTACACACCAAAATATCTTGGATTACGATGGAGATAGGTATATCGACCCCAATTTAAGAGAAGAAATGGAATTAAAGGCGAGGATGTAGAACAAGAATTATACATCTCCAAGCTTGGAAAAATAGCTTGTCTGTATATCCATTAGTTCTCCATACACTATGGAGATGTTAAAAGAACAAGTAAGTTTGAGAAAACTTTCTTTAATGCTAAAAACCATTGATGCCAAGGGGTATTATTACGCTTAGATTTAGAGTGCTATGTCTCGGCTAGTTTAGTTCAAACGGGATATTCCCCATTGGATATTTACTGATAACAAGAAGGATATGTCTAAGGAAATCATGACAATGAATGATTTCCAAAAGAAGTTTGCTTCTGTTACATAATTAAAAGGAAAGGAGTTGCTATGGGCAAATCTAAATTAGATGGTACTCCTGTAATTGAAGATTATCTTGGTGGTCTTTCTTCTGAACAATTGAGTGAGAGATACGGTATGAGTTCAGTTGCAATAAGAAACTATTTAAAGAAAAAAGGAATAGAAATGAGAAGTGCTTATGATGCAATTTATGATGACCGTAGAGCATCTCCATATACTTTTAATGAACATTGGCTAGATGAATTAGATTGTTCTGAAAAATTTTATTTCTTGGGGTTCTTCGCTGCTGATGGTTGTAATTTTAAAAAACAAAATGAAGTTAAAATAAAACTTCAAAAAGGAGATTTAGAGCTTTTAGAAAAATTTAAAAAATTACTTGAAAGTGATAGACCAATTTATGAAGTTTATGACAAACCAAACGGAAGTAGAAAAGGAAGCTATTCGAGTAATTTTAGATTAACGAGCAAATATTTTTGTTCGCGTTTAGAAGAACTCGGTTTACCAGAAAGAAAAACTTATTGTTTACATTTTCCAGATTATATTCCCGAAAAATATTTGAGAGATTATGTTCGACGGATTTTTGATGGAGATGGTAGTATAACAATAAATCGAGTAGGTAAAGAAAGAGGAGCTTCAGATATAGCTGGACATCCTTGTTTCTTAAAAGAATTGAAAACAGTAATTGAAAATACATTGTCAATTAATATAGTTTTTTATTAGATTAGTGAAACTTGTGCTCACTTAAAAATAAATAGACAAGAAGATATTAAACTATTTATGGACTGGATGTACAAAGAAAGTTCTTTGTATTTGGAAAGAAAATTTCAAATATATCAAGAATTTTTGTCTTTGAGAGATTATTCCGTGGAAACTAAAGGACAAAAGCAAAGAAGAATTGAATCTCAAGAAAATGAAATAATCAATGCTTATTTATCTTGTGTTAATAACAAAGAGATTTGTGAAAAATATAAGATATCTAATAATACTTTGTATAGAATTTTACAAAGAAATAATATAATTCCTTTTAAAGAAAAGGAAAGAATAAATAAATAAGGAGGATATATATTATGTTATTTTTAGCTGGTGTAGGCCGTGCGACTCTTTTAGATGGTGAACGTCTTGTCGCTACTGCCAATACTTTGATTGACTCCAGTATTACTATAGGAATCAGTTTCGAGGACCTCCGCGCTGGACAAGGCAATAAGCTTTATGGTCGTTATGCGCATACTTCTACTTTTGACCTCAAGCTGACCGATGCTATGTTCTCTCTTGAGTACCTCGCTATGAACACTGGTTCTGATGTTGAGCTCGGTGGCGATGCTATGAAGGACGAGAAGCTGACTGTTGCTGGTGGTAAGGTTACTCTGTCTTACAAGGCCGTTCCTATGGTTGGTAATACCAATGTTTATGCTTATGTTAAAAAGTCTGGCACTGACGAGGGTTATCAGCGTTATGCTATTACTGGCGCTGGTGTCAACGAAGTTACTCTTGATGAATCTTTGAATGATTCTGAAGTTTGTGTTCGTTATATGTATCACAACGATATCGCTTCTAAGATTACCATTAGCGCCAACTTCATTCCTAAGACTCTGACTTGCATTCTTGAGGCTAACCTCTATAATGGTGGTTCTTGTGATGTTGAAACTTCTACCCTCGCTGGTAAGGTTATTATCAAGGTTCCTCGTTTCATGCTCAATGGCTCTCAGGAACTTAGCATGAGCGCTTCTGGTGTTTCTAACACTTCTATTGAAGGTTCTGCTCTTGCTTCTGGTTGTGCTGGTTGTGATGGTGACGGTGTTTATGCTGAAATCGTTCAGGTTCTTGAAAACAAGACCGCCGCTGACATGTTCGCTAGCATTGTTATTGAGGACAAGAACCAGACCGCCAAGGCTGGCGATAAGATTGAACTTAACGTCTATGCTTGCCCTGTTGATGGTGCTCCTATTAAGCTGAACCCTGACCAGTATAATGCTACTGTTACCACTGGTTCTAGCACTTATGCTAATGGTATTGTTACCGTTGCTGATACTAGTGTCGTTACTGTTAAGTTTGTACCTAATGATAAACTTTCCGACACTATGAATATTACTGTTGCTTAATTTAATTAACGAACAGGAGATTAAAATAAATGCTTTGCAGTAATGCACAGCAGGAAAATGGTGGAAGAATAACATGCAGAGTCGATGGGAAAGAACCTCATCGGCTCTGTCCTTATCAAAAATATTGTCATTAGAAGTGTGCATGGGAAAATTCTCCTGCCATGACGAGCTGTGAGAGGAGATTAAGAAATGGATGAAATGAACAGCACTTTTGATATTGAAGTTTCTCCTAAGAAAGAAAACAAGGAGAAGCAGATTCAATATAAGAAGTATGACAAAAACAAGCGCAACAAGGAAATTGTAAAAGAAGAAATTGTTGAGCCTGTTAAGCAGGAGTTAGAAAGTGTCACTGAAGAGGAAGAAGTTAAGCCTGTTGTTGAAGAGCCTAAATTAAAGGAAGGTTGGGCAAGAGGTGTTGTACATAGTAAGTGGAAGACTTCTGCTTGGGTAATTCTTGAAAATGGCAACGGTCTTACAATGAGAGATTTTGGAAAATACTCTGTTGGAGAGACTGTTGAATTTGAATTGCCTTCTTGGTACAAAGATTTACAAAAGAGTAAGTAATGACAAATAAACTGAGGATGGGGTTAATCCCATCCTCTTTTTAGACGCGAAAGAAAATAAAAAGTGAATTTTATTTGGTAAAACAGGTGCATTTTTCCCAGTAAAATCAAGGATTTTGAAAAGCATCTTTTTGATGAAGATTTTATTTGATAAAGATTTTTCTCAAAGTCCTTGACAGAAACATTAATATTTGTTATTATATGTATACAAATAATAATATTATAAATATATCAAGGCAAAAATCTACAATTAAAAATTGTATTATTTGTATTATAGAAATATAATATAAGTTCCTATAATAACGTAGGGGGTAAAGTATGAGTAAAAGCAAAGACAAGATTAGAGTAAGTTTTATTGGTAATAATGCTACGAGCGTTGCTGGTTCTATGACTTTAATCACATGGGGAAAACCTCAGCGTTCTATTTTAGTAGAAGCTGGTCTTGTGCAAGGAGAAAAAAGTTTGCTTGGCGAATATCAGGCAAATAATGCAAATTTTAAATTTAAAACAAAAAATATTGATTATGTTTTTATGAGTGATAATCACGGGGACCATTGCCTTTTGTTTCCTTTGTTAGTAAAAAGAGGCTTTAAGGGAAAAGCATTTGTCCCTGAAGGATTTATAGATATTTTTAAACCTATGGCATTAGACAGTGCTAATATCATGGAGCGAAACGCTCTTGATTTAACCAAGAAGTTTAAGAAAAATTATCCTCCAATTTATGATAACGGAGATGTTTACGCTGCTACAATGCTATTAGAAGAATGTGAATTTAATAAAAAGATAAAAATTGATGAAGATATTACTGTGGAGTTTGTTCCTGCTGGTCATACTTTACATTCTTCTGGTATTACTCTTTATATTAAAAATGGTAATACAATTAAAAAGATTGCTTTTACAGGAGACATGGGAAATATAGCAATGCCTAAATTGTTTACCAATACTTTTCAACCTATTCAAAGTTCTAATTTATTAATTTCTGAAACAACCTATGCTGATGCTAAAAGAAGTGCGAATGGGAAAGATAGAGAAAAAGACATAGAAAAAATTAAGTCTATAGTATATGATTATGTAATAGATAGAGAAGACGGAAAAATTTTGTTTCCAACTTTTAGCTTTATGAGAACTCAAATTATTTTAAGTATATTGTTTGATTTGTTTTATACTGATGAAAAGTTTACTTGTCCAATTTATGTGGCTTCTCCACTAGCGTGTAAAATTTGTGACGTTTTTGATACACACTTAAAAGGAGAAGAACTCGAAAAGTGGCAAAAAATTAGAGGTTGGGGTCAAGTTCATTTTGTAAAAGATTTTGAGACTTTGGAAAATTTATTGAACAAACATACCAAAGAAAATTCAGCAGCTTTATTCTTGGCTTCATCACGGTTTATGCAACGGCGGTATTCCGTTTATTTGGCGGAAAAATTACTGCCAAGTTCTAAAAATATTATCGCTTTTTGTGGCTATGCCACTCCTACAAGTTTAGCAGGAAAAATAAAACAAAAGAAAACAAAAACTATAGCAATTAATGGGAAATCTGTCCCGTGCAGAGCGAATGTTATTAATCTTCAAAGTTTTTCTAGTCATATTCAACATGACGAATTACTTAAATTATTATCTGGCGGATATGGTCAGGCAAGCTACGAAAAAATTGCGCTTGTTCATGGAGATTTTGATGGTAAGGTTAAGTTTGCTGAGGAACTAAAAAAAGAAATTAGTAAACGAAATAGAACAGATAAAGTTATAATTGTAAACAAATCGACAGAAATTTTATTGTAATTAAATAATTGTATAAAAAGCTTTACTAAGCTTTTTAAATAAACCTATTGACACAAGAGGTCAGGGTTGCCAGAGAAATTGTATATTGGGCTACCATCCAGTGATGCAATGGAGGCTTATTAGGGTTGTCAGGTTTCCACAGGGTAGCAATTAAAACTGTCCGACCAACATACTTTCATGCGTGGTTTCAAACGGAAGAGAAAGGCGTTTTAAGGTGTCGGCATAAACCTTATCACCTTATATACCATGTTGTATATTTAGGCCAGCTACGAGGCATAGTCTTGTAGCTTTTTAATGCGGTGTCTATGAGCACAGGAAGAGGACTTAAAGAAGACCAAATTTACGGGTTCGCAAAGCGAGTCTGAGCCACATATCTCATGTACCATGTGTACAAGGAGTTCCTTAAGACGTTAGAGTTTGACTTTAGCGTTTTATGCAATGAAAAAGGTGAGACAGGGAGTAGCTACCTTTTGTTTTGCCCCAACAAAACAATTATCATCTTTTTCATTTTTAATTAAGACTTGGGGGTTTTAGTTATGGGAATACAAGAATTTAATACTGAAACAAAGTTAACTTGTGCGTAGATTAGAGATGGGGAAACTCTATTTTATTCTAAAAAGACAGGTAATAGAAAACCTATTATATGGGGAGTATATTTTATTAGAAATATACAAAATAATAAGATTTATGTAGGTTCCTCCAATGATATAGTTAGAAGATGGAAAAACCATTGTAGTGATTTAATTTATTAGAATCATATAAATAAGCATCTATCTGCGGCATGGTTAAAATATGGGCAAGATAGTTTTGTTTTTGAATTAAAAGAAATTTATGAACCAAATGATAAATTTGATAAAAAAGAAAATTTAGATTGTCTTCGTAAAAGAGAACAGTATTATATAAATTTATATGATACTAGTAATAATAAGAAGGGGTATAATGAAAGCAATTTAGCGACAAATCCTTCTATTAATGTTACTGAAAAACTCCTTAATGGAGAACGAGCAATATCTCCGTAGCAGTTTTACAAAGTTGTTGATTTACTTTTGAATTCTGAGTTGAATTTAAGAGAAATTTCAGATGAAACTGGAGTGAAATATACTACTGTTAAAGATATATATTAGAAAAGAGAGTATAAAGAATTATTAACCAGTTATAATTTTCCTGTAAGAAGTAATGATAAAACTGATAAGTTAAAGCGAGAGCATTGGAATGATATAATGAATTTATATAATTTGGGAATGCCCGCTGAACAAATCAGCAGAGAAATTAATTGTGGAATTAGCGTGCTAAAAAATCTTTTAAGAAAAGAGGGTATTCCGTTTGGTGTGAATAAGCCTCGTTATTTTATTTTTGATTTATATGGTAATTTAATTGGAAGTTATTTTAGTTCTTCTGATGCTGGAAAATTAATTGGATAGAAAAGTTAGACTATTGTATCAGCGGCAAATCATGGTTGTTTGGTTGATAAAAAATATAAAATTTCAAAAAATCCAGAACCACCATCTTTCACTGAAACAGAAAAAATATTTGGTCATTATATTTCATCTTTTGGGAAAAGTATCATTGCTGTTGCTTATAAAAATGGTAAGCCAGACAAGGTTTATAACGGCATAAGACCAACTTTTTCAGATAAAGATGCAGAAAAAATTATAGATGCTTTAAAACAAAATAGTAACGAAGAAATTTTTGGTTATACTTGGAAACGTCTTGAAGATGTTCCCGATTTAGACAAATAGATTTTAATGAATAAAAATTTAAAGGTTAAAAAAGGTGTTTTAAAATGAGTACTGACAAGTGCAAGAACGATAGTTTGTCAAATTTAGTTGAACTTATTGATATTGAACCAGAAGGTAATCTTTAGCTGCCAACTCCTTCTCTTCTGCAATATTATTTAGACAGAAAAGAAAGAGTTATTTGGATTGATAAAGACATTGATGATGATTTGTTTAATGAAATTAGACAAATTATTCAGTATAATAGAGAAGATGAAAAAAATAATATTCCCGTAGAAAACCGTAAAATTTGTAAAATAATGCTTTAGTCTTATGGAGGAACTTTGGATTCTTGCTTTGCTTTGCTGGATGTAATGAAGATTTCTAAAACTCCTATTTATACTTATAATTTAAATGCTTGTATGAGTGCAGCAGCATTAATTTATCTGAATGGACATAAGCGTTTTGCAATGCCAAAATCTACTGTTCTTATTCATGCTGGTCAGGGAGGTAGCGTTGGTCGGTATGATGCTGTGTTGGCGCAAACAGAAAATTATAAGAGATTAATGGATATGCTTAAAGAAAATGTGCTTGAACATACCAAAATTGGAAAAGCTTTCTTAAATAAGCAGATGAAGAAAGAATGGTATATTTACATTGATGACCAGATTAAGTATGGAATCACTGATGAAATCATTACTGACATTACTCAGATTGTAGGAGAATAAAAATGGCTTTAGTTACAGATAAAGTACCCGAAGGTTATCTTCGTGAAATGCGTCAATTAATGATGGATATTTCAAATGGTGACGCAACTTGGAGTAATGCAAATGATATTCGTAAAAAGTATGGTTTACCTTCTCTGACTATTGATACAATTCGTAGAGGTGCGCTGCTTTATTCTGAATTTAATGCTTCAGGATGGGTTAACGAACCTGTTAATAAAAATATTCCCACTAAGAATACTACTACTTTAGATAGTAATGGTGTGAGAACAAGTGAAAAATTCGTAGCTCTGTCAGAAGATGAGCTTACGGATAAAACAGCTCTTTTAAAAGCACACGGGTATAATCCAGTTCAGTTTGAATTGCTTAATGCTAAGAATAGTATTTGGCAACAGGGTGATGGCAAAGGTGGTTTAAAGAATCTTTATTCTTCTCGTATTACTGTAAAGCCTACCGATTGTGGCTTAGATTTAGAAGAGCTCAGAAAATATTTCGAAGGTTTTAAAAGCAAACCTGTTATTTTAAAAGAGCATTCTTCTGAAAAAGAAGGGTATTTAGTAATTAATTTAGCAGATTTACATATTGGTCGTTCTGGTTATGAAAAAGAGACTGGGGAAGATTTTGATTTAGACCAAGCAGAATTAATGGTTAATAATATAACTGAACAGTTTTTAAGAAGATATCAGGGCAGGAAATTTAAAAAAATAGTTTTATGTATTGGTAATGATGTTATGAATAGTGCCGCTAATGGCTGGACTTCTTCTGGTAGACATCAACAAAGTAATTGTGCATCTTTTAAAGAGATTTTTGATAAGACTTGCGAAATTATTATCAATACTATTGATAGTTTTAAAGAGATTGCACCAGTTATGGTTATTCATGTTGAGGGTAATCATGATAGAAATGAATCTTATATGCTTGGTAGATTATTAGAAGCTTATTATAGATTGGACGAAAATGTGGAAGTGGATGCTTTACCATCTACGAGAAAATATATCCGTTTAGGCAATAATTTAATTGGTTTTGCTCATGGTAGTGAAGAAAAAGATAGAATTTATACTTTAATGCAAATTGAACAACCTAAAAATTGGAGTGAATGTCCCACAAGAATTTGGCTGTTGGGGCATCTGCATCATTTAATGTGTAAAGAAAATGCTGGTGTTGAGGTTTGGACTTGTCCTTCTCCTACAGCAAAAGATGAATGGACTGCTAAAAATGGCTTTGTTTCAAATAGAAGGACAACAGGTTTTGTTTTTAATTCGGACTCAGGCTTAGAAGAGGTTCACTTTGTATATGTTTAATTAAATATTGTTATTATCAAGTTTTTTCTTGTTAATATAAAAAAGAAAAAGGACAGGGAGTAGCTACCTTTCTAAATTCCGTTAAATTTAGATTACTTTTTCTTTTTCTTTAAATTTATCGTAACGGAGATGATTTAAAAATGGAAGAAAAATGGCTTGTTTATGTACATTGGATAGAATTAAATGGAGTAATAAAAAGATATATCGGTATTACTCATCACAAAAATCCAGAAAAAAGATGGTAAAAGGGCAAAGGATATAAGCCCCATGGTAAATATACAAAGTCTGGAAAATTAAGAAAACCTAATGATAGTAGGTTTTATAATGCCATTTTGAAGTATGGATGGGATAATTTTACTCACGAGATTTTATTTGAAAATTTGACTTAGAATGAAGCTGATGAAAAAGAAAAAGAGCTAATATTACAATATTAGTCATATAAAGAAGAATTTGGTTTCAATCAAGATATGGGTGGAAGGAGCAATGGTAAACACAGCGAAGAAACAAGAAGAAAAATAAAAGAACACCATGCTGATATTAGTGGATTAAATAATTATTGGTGTAGAGGAGCTGTGGTACAATTAACTTTAAATCGGGAATATGTAACAGAATATCCAAGTGTGGTAGATGCTGCTAAAATTACTGGTTTAAATGCAGACCCAATTCGTTCTAATGCTGCTCATAATATTTGTTCTTGTGGGGGATATTTGTGGTATTGGAAAGACGAATACGAAAAATTAGATAAAGATTCTATATATTATAAACCAGATAATAAAAGACCTGTTATTTAGATGGATGCCGATGGTAATGAACTTTGCGAGTTTGAAACTTGTAAAGCTGCTTCTATCGCTGTTGGCGGTCCTCCCAAAAGTAGCGGAATATGTGAAGCTATAAAAAAAGGACGACAATACAAAGGGTTTTATTGGAAATATAGGCACGAAAAATATAACAATGTATAGAACAAATTAGATAGATGGTCTAAAAATTCTAAGAAAAAAGATTGAATAAGAGAGAATTTATGGGTAAGAAAAATAAAAATTAGGCTTTTGATTAGTACAGAGATGATGAATCTGAAGAGAGAAAGCCGTTTAAGAAAAAATAGATAGTGAAGAAGAAAAAAGAAGAAGAGATTTTTGAATTCGAAGAGGATTACGAAAAGACTCGAAACAGAAATAGGTATGAAAACCGTAAAAAGAAAAAGAAGCATTATGAAGATAATGACTACTATGACGGTTGGAATTGATTGCCCTTACTTAAAGTTTGTGGTTTAAAAAAGTTTTGAATGATTGAACTGGATAATCAACGTTCATGGGAAAGGAGATAGCTTAACTGAGTAAGGTTGGGCTATCTCTTTTTTTCCCATTCCAAAAAGGTTAAAAGAGGTGAAAGATGAATAAAGGAAAAGCTTTTGAAAAGGATTTTCAAGAAGCGGCTAAGAATGATGAACTGTTTGTGTTAAGATTACATGATACTTCTTTATCTTGGCAGCATGAAAAAACTTCTAGGTTTCAACCTGAGAACCCCTGTGATTTTTTGGTATATGAACTTCCCAATTTATTTGCTATTGAGTGCAAAAGCACTTGTTATAAATCTTTGACTATATAGAGAGATATTAAAGATAAGACTTCCAAAATGATTAAAGCTCACCAGATTAATAGTTTAGTGAAGTTTGCTCAACAAGAGGGTGTATTTGCTGGATTTTTGTTTAATTTTAGAGATGACGAAGATATCATAAATAACGTAACTTACTGGTTGTCTATATAGAATTTTAGCAGATTTTTATGTGAGAATGATAAACAATCTATTAATAAGTTAGATTGTATTCAATACGGAGCAATTATAATTGAACAAAAAATAAAGAGGACTCATTATACTTATAATATAAAGAAAATGCTTGAAGATATTAGAAAGGAGGAAATTGAATAATGGCTCGTCAACAACCTTATAATAAAATTTTTGATGAGGAAGAATATAAAAAAGTAAATCGAGAAAATAAAGATTTGCTTGATGATTTTATAATTGAATGTAAGGCAACGAAGAAAAAGCCATCAACTATTGCATAGTATTATAATGATGGTAGAATTGTATTACTTTATATTAAACAGAAGCTTGATAATAGAAGTATTTTAGAATTAAGTAAGAGAGATTTTCGTAATTTTACACTTTATTATTCTGAAGAATTGGGAGTAAGTGCGGCACGTATTAATCGTCTTATGTCAATGGTTAGAACAATGCTTGAATATGCTTCCAATGAGCAAGATTATAATTATTTAATTAATAATGCTTCAAAAGTTAAAGGATTGCCAAAGGAAGCTGTTCGTGAAATTGAATTTCTTTCTAACGATATAATTATGAAGCTTTATAATTATTTTATGGAAAATGAAAAATATAAAGACGCTACTTTATTAGCTTTAGCTTATGAAAGTTCAGCAAGAAAAAATGAATTGTCTTAGGTTCTTAAAGATAGTGTTAGAGATGATAGAAATTGCTCAAATATTGTAACAGGGAAAAGACGGAAGCAATTTCCTTTAATTTATTTTGATTACACCAAAAAAGCGGCAAAGAAATATTTAGAACAAAGAGGAGAGGATGACATTCCAGAGCTCTTTGTAAATGCAGAAGGAAAAGCTGCATCACCACGGAATTTGTATGAATGGGTGGTTGGTTGGAGAAAGATAGTTGAGCAAATGACTGGAGAAGAGCAATCTTTTAACGTTCACTCGTTACGTCATAGCGCACTAGAGAATTATTCTAATGGTACGCATCAACATTTGATTGATAATAATATGCCATCTATTCCAATCGAAAAACTCAGGCTTATCGCAAGGCATGATAATATCAGTACTACATAGGGATATCTTGCCCCGAAGGATGATAAAGAGCTTGAAGATTTATTTGGTATTAATATTGATAATTAAAAGGATTAAAAGGAGAGAATAAAAATGGCAGATGAAAACAAACTTTTATCTGGTGAAAAACAGGCCGATTTGGCCCAAAATGAACAGAAAAACAAAGAAAAAGTTGAGAAAATTACTGTTGCGGAGCTTATTAGACAAACAAAAAAGTTTTTAAATGGCGAAATTACACCTGAAGAGTTTTCTCAACTTGGAGATAATATGACAATTAGAAGTTATCTTCCTATTCTTGATAAAATGAAACTCATTATGATTTTAGTCTTTACCATTGAAAATGAAGATGTTGAGGACGCTTCCCTTAAGAGTGTTATTATGAAGAGACATCTGTTCTTTGATGTATTGCTTGGACAATATGCAATGGTAGATGTTTCTGAAAAATCTTTGTGTACTTATACTTCTTATGATTTGTTGTATCCTTTGTTTTCTGAATTTATTTTGGGCTTTTGTAAAAAGGATTATGATGAATTTGTTGAGATGTTGAGAGATGCTATTAATTTTAACAATCTTAATAATTTTAGTGATATTTTTGAAAATCTTGATTACAAGGAATTGCAAAAAGTCGCTGATAAAAATAGAATGATGATTGATGCTCTTAAAGAAAGTAAGGAAATGGTTGAACATCTTAAAGAACTTTATGGAGCTACCTCAGAAGAAAATAAGAAACTTACCAATGCACTTGAAAAGGCAGTTATTGATAAAATTAATGCTGAAGGTGCTAAGGAATTGGAAAGTAAAGAACCTTAATATAAAAAAGAAATATAAAGCTGCATCATTTTTTGGTGCAGCTTTTAAAATAAAATAAGGAGGTTAATATATGGAACAAGCGTTACCAAATGCAGTTTCAAACGCATTAAAGAAGGAAATAAAAGAAACTGTAGATGCAACTAAAAAGATGTTGCCAAGTAGAGTGATGGCAATTAAAATTGAATTGTTAAATAGTTATACAGCAATATATAAAAGTGTGTTTAAAAGTGTATTTGATAACTATTATGGAGATTTATATGACGAAGACTCTTTAATGTCTTCTTTGTATTTTGGACAAAATAGCGATGCTACACCTTATTGCACTTACAATACGGCAAAGTTTAAATTTAGCAATAAGAGCTATAGGGAAGAGAAAAAATTTAATCCAAATGCAGTATCAGAATCCACGGTAAAGAATTTCAGAAGTGAAGATGAAGCCGCTGGATTATTTATTGATTAGTTTTTTTAGGATGATGATTAGGAATTCTTATCATCAAATGGAAAAATGGACGAAGATTCTCAAGAAGATATACTTGCAGATGTTAGATTGGATTATTACAATTTTAATCCAATTAACCAAGGAATAGATTCAAGTACGTTACCTTCTATAGATGAAACCTATAGAGTAGCTCGTTTTAGAGCTCAACAAGAATATGAAAAATAGTATCTGGTTGAATTGAAGCCAATGATTTATAAAAAATATGGAATTCAATTAAAATAAGGAGGAATAATACATGGAAGACTTACTGAAGAGTTTAGAATAGAGAATAGAAGATATTCAAACTAAAGCATATTCGGACATAAGAAAAACTTATGGTTTGGATGAAAAAGGTAAGAGTACTGGTTAGGTTATAGATACAAAGAAAGCACAAGAAGCTACTAAGCGTTTAACGAGTAATGGTGCTCAAGCCAATGATGTTATTGATATGCTAAATGCTCAAAGAGAGCAACAAATTTCTAATATGAAAAAGTCTACTGAGACTTTGAAAGCGAGTAGACAAGGACAAAACAATAAAAATAAAAAGAAGATAGCTGTAAATGATGCTAAGAATCAATAGTTGGAACAACAAGGAATTGATTATATTAATTAGCAAGCTGATATAGCTATTGAAATGATAAAGCAAGTTGAAAATTTTCAAGGTAGTGTAGACGAACAAAGAAAGGCGTATGAGTTTATTTATCAAGCTTTGACACAAAAAGCACAAGAGAGAGGTCAAGAGCTTATAGATAGAGCAAAAAGACTTCAAGAAAAGAAATCTGGCTTTACGCCTATTGACACTTCTAAAGAAGAGGCTAAATTAGCAACTGCTGTTCAAAAAATGGCTGTAGATGTTGGTTTGTCTTTAAATTAGGGAATTACTAATACGGGGACAAAAAAGCCAACAGTTGTAAAAGCTACAAAAAGCAAAACGGTTAAAATGCCTAATACTCCTAAGACAATTATAAACAATGCGGTCAAGGCTGATTTTGTAAAAGCTATTTCTTCTAAAGATTTTGACACTTTTGATGGGGTAGAAGCTATAATTAATTAGCTTTCAAAATCTATTCAGTCTCAACGAAGTGTTTCCGAAGAAGTTGCTAAAAAGGAAGCAGAAAAATATAGAAGTGGTTTTAATTTAATTACTAAAAATTCAGGGGGAATTTCTGGAACTTTATCAAAACAACAAATAGAATCTTTCACTAGTGTTTTTGCATCGGACAAAGAAAATATTCAAGGACATTCCGCTGAAGTTTATAAAAGTTTAGACACTTTAATTAATGGTTTTAACGAAGGAACAAAAGCTTCTTTAACTGGCGCTGAATATAGAAATAGACAAAAAAGCAGAGCTGGACAAGACGTATCTAATATTACGGGCGGCGGCAATAAGGGATATGGCACTACTCGTGATGCTTTGGCAACATTTGTTGAAGAGGCGGAGAAGAAAGGATATTCTGTTTATTTTAGAAGAAATGGTTCTGAAATTTAGGCTATGCTTCTTCCTTTGGATAAAGAATACAAATCAACCGATTGGAAAAAAGAGAATAACATAAAAGTATCTTTTGCAGTTGGTGATGGAACGGGTAGAATCGCTGGGGGTAAAATTAATCAAGCTGAGGTTGCGACAGAATTTATTCCTACGGGAAAACTGAAAGAAGATGGCACCCCTGAAGTAAAGGGTATCAAAGTAATGGAAACGGCAGAAACTTTACAGGTTAAAGATGCAACTTCTATTTTAAGAAATACAGATTTTACTAAATATTCTTCTGACCAAATTTCTCATCGCTTGCAATCAGGGGCAAACAGAGCTATTAACAAAGTGTCTTCTGTTATGATGGGTTCTGAAGCAAGAGAGGATATTCAAGATTCTAACACTCGTTACTCAGGTAAATTAACTGAATTAGAAGCAATGCGTTCTACCCAGTACAGTATTGCTAGAGAAATTCAGTCTACTCTTAATCAAAAAGATGTTAAAGAGGCGTTAGGTGAATATTTTACAGGAAAGAATGAAGGATATAAAGCAAATTATAATGCTTTTGACCCCAGTAAAGAATTAACTGATGCTATGGCTAATGCTTGGGCGTTAGCTGTGAAAGAAAATTTAGACCCAAACACTATAGCCGATGAACTGGTTAAATTCATTATGACTAGTGATGCTTTTAAATATTATAGAAAAGCTGCAAAAGAAATTGGTACGGCAATGCCAAGTGATTATACTGGTGAATCAGAAGGTAAGTTTGCGCTTGGTAAAAATTACACTGTATCTTCAAGATAGTATGTTCCTTTTGGTCAAGGAATAGATGCAACTCAAAGAAGCTTAACGCAAGCTTTTGATACTTTAAGATTGTCTGAAAAAGCTCTTGCGAGTAGAGAAACTTCTTCTGATGCAATGAGCCGAGTTGTTACTACTACTCAACAAGCTTTAGATGCTGGTATTGACAGAACTGATATTGCACACAAAAGATATTAGAGTTATGGTTTAACATAGGAAGAGTTTGACAAAGCAGAAAGAGAATATTATAAATCTCTCAATCCTCAGATGGCTGGTGAAAGCAACGAAGATTATACCCATAGAATAGATTCTATGTTAAAGGATATGACTGATGTTGCTTTGGTTACAGATAAAATTATTGCTGAAACCGAGAGTATTCAAAGGAATGTTTCTAAGGCTACTAATGCTGAAGATATTGTTTTAGATTTCTTAAACCAATTTGGGGTAGATATTGATAGTCTTGCTTCTAATGAATATCAAACTGGCTCTGTTATTGATATTAATCAAATAGTTGGTAAAGACCAATTTAAGATGTTCTCTAAAGATTTCTCTGTAAACGAAGGAGATTTGTTAGTTGGTCTTGAAAAGACAGATAATGGTTGGAAATTATTAGTTGATAGACTTAGACAAGTTGAACAAGGTGTAAAACTTGTTGATGAAGGTGGTAGACGTTTAACTGTTGATACAGAAAAGCAACACGGAGTAAGCAAAGCTGATTTTGTTAAACAATTCTGGGCTGCAAATGGTAAAGCAGCTATTGCCAACGCAGATTATTTGACTTTATTAAATGATGATGTAAAAGAACGTAATTATTATTCTGAGTTTATGGGTCAAATAAACACTATTATTGACAAGGCTTTAGAACAAGGTTCTTCTCTTGAAAATATTTATAGTAATCTTCCTCCTCTTCTTTAGAAGATGTTTGAAATTCAGACTGTAAAAGATGAAAATGGAGAAGAAAAGAAATTACTTGTTGATATTACTGATGAGAAAAATGGTGTTGTTACAAATAAGAGGGGCGAGGATGTTTTTGCTAATTCAGACGAAACATTAGCTTCTTTTAAGGGAATTGAACAATCTGCTTTAGCAATTTTTAAACGGATTGGTAAAAGTGCTTCTGAAGCACAAGCAATATATGATTCTATCAAGGGGTTAGCTTCTCTTGGTATTGGACAACATAATATTTACCCTTATTCTAATGCTTCTGGTTATGGTAGTGCAGACACTCTTGAAAGAGATGGCCGTGTTACCGATGACTGGAAAGTAAGAAATGCAAGGCAAAGAAGTTTAGATTATATTACTAAATCCGCTGCTGGTCAAAGTAACCTTAAAGATAGAGAAAAAGTTATTGCTGGTTTGAAGAGTTTAAAAGCTCAACAAGAAAAACAAGATAATACATATGGCAAAAAAGGATAGGAAGCTCAAAGAATACGTCAAAATTTAATTGCAGCAAATAAATCTCTTAACAATGTTACAGATTATACCACAGCTAAAGGAACAAAAGATGTTGAATTTAGAGTTCAAGATGGTCAAGTAGTTCTTCAAGCTGGAGAGCAAGTTTATTCTGATATACTTACTGATATTAATGCTTTAAGGCATTCTGGCAAAATAAGTGCTGAAGAATATTAGAACTTTGCCATGGAGAGAGCCCGTCAGCTTCAAAAGGAGCTTTCTGCTTTAGAAGGTTCTGAGGGTGAAGCTTATGCTCGTGGTAATATTGTACTAAACCTTTCCGATTCTGCCATCGGAGGAAAGAAATATTTGCTTGGTGATGCTGGTGCGGCAATGTCTCCTGATGGAGAATATTATTCTGGTGCTATTGATAGTGCTAATGCTGCATTATTGCAAGCTGCTACAGAATCGCAAGAAGCTTTTGAAAAAGCCAAACAATATGCGGCTGATGTTTATCACAAACTTGGCAACACAAAAGATTCTGAACTGGTAAGACAAGCCACTCATAATTTTGTACCTTATTCAGCTTTTTCAGTTGCGGCTGGTACTTCTAAATTGGCTGATTTAACAGATGAGCAAGCCAATACGGTTTATATTTCTTCTAAACGTTTGAAAGAATTAATGAGTAGCGCGTCTTCTGCTACAAAACAAGATAGACTTGAAAATGTTAATAGACTTTTTTCTACATTGAGTGCAAAATCTATTAAAGACAGTGGACAAAGAGCTATAACTTCTATGTCCTTAAGACCTCGGTTTGAAGATGGGAAATTTACCAATAAACTTTCGGAAGATGAATTAAATCAAATCGAAGAAGAAATTATTGGCGCTATTATTGGTGAAATAAAGAGCGGCAATAATACTTTTACAACTGAGGTCGGTCGTTATCCTTATACTCAAGGAATGGAAGGGTATACCGCAAGGCTTGGTTTAGATGAATCTGCTGGTGATACAATTAGGGTTAGTGCTGGTTTGGCTGAATTGTTCCGTGGAGACTTTGATGGCGATAAATTCCGCATGGCTCTTAAAGTGTATGAGCAATATGGTGAAGATGAAAAACTTGCAGAAGATTATATTTTAAAATATAATGATACTGTTGCAAGTATTATGAATTAGATTCAGAAACAAAAAGCTCAAAGTAAAAAAGTTGATATAGATGATAGCTGGAATAAGATTGCTCAAGATTTGTCAAGAAAATGGATAAATAAAGATGCTTCTGAACAAGCTAAAATGGCATTCCAAAACGTCGGATTGTTCTCTGATGCAGCTACTAAAACAAGAGAATCTATGTATAAGACAGGATTTGCTGACAACAATGGTGCAACTTCTGCCGTACAATCTGCTCTTATTAGAGCTACTATGGAATCTTTTGAACAGGATGCTATTTCTTCTAAAAAGATTTATGCGAGATTAATTGGTAAGAATGGAATGAGCGAAGACCAAGCTTTATTAGCTGTTAAAGATTTGGTCGGTGCAATTCACGAGGGTCGTTTTGCTGATACTGATGACCAAAAAGGTTTCTTAACTATTGCTAAAAATCTTAATGTACTTGATGAAGTGATGAGTGGTAAGCAGTTTGAAACTGTTGTTTCTCAAATAATCGCTGGTGGAGATAAAGCTCAGATTGATGCTCTTACCAAAATGGGTATAGCTTCTGTTGATAAGGAAGGTAAATTTACTTCCTTTAACGGAGCAACAATGGCAAATCTTGTTGAAGCTTTTAATAGTTTTGAAGCTTTTCTTAAACCAATGGGATTATCACTTAAAGATGCCACAAATTATTCTAAAGCATTAGACCCGTATCACACGGTTAATGGTGAATTAAGAAAAGATAAAACTTATCTTAACAACAATGGTGAATGGGTAAGGGTTTCCGAGGATGGTACAGAAGAAACTGTTGAGGGGTCTATTATTAATGCAAAAGGCAATGTTATTGTTAATGCACAGAATGGCAAAATTGTTGTTAATGCTGGTAGTATTGATGTAAATGATGCTACAGAAGTAAACACAAATGCTCCTGTTGCGCAAACGAATCAATCTACCTCATAGACTAATTCTATTGATAAAGCTGCTAATTTGAGAGATGCTGGAGGAGAATGGGCAAAGTTTATTGCGGCTGATGTTGTAAGTGAACTTGGTGAAGGTCATTCCAGAACTATGAAGGTCGGTGATAAGACCTATTCTTCTGAGGGTGGAAATCTTAGGTCTGTTACTCAAGTAACGACTGCTCCTTATGAAGATTATAGTAAATTCCCTAATACTACACAATCTGGTAATAGGGCTTCTGCCTTGGGGACATTTGCTCATGCTATTGTTGAAAATATTAATAATAAAACTGACCAGTTATCTGATGAGTTCATGCAATCTTTAGTGGATGAAGTCAGAAAGTCTCCTCAACTTGGCGGTGCTGGTTTATCTGTTACAGCAGAGGATATAGAACGTCAAAAAAATAGAGCTTATGATGTCATTGGAGCAGCAAGAACTTCTGGTGCAATGAATGATTCCACTCTCAAAGAGCTTAAGCTTGGAGGTGTTATTGGTAATCGTGCATTTGCTGGGACTGCGGATGCTTTGACTTTTGGTCAAAAAGTTAATGGTAAATATGCAGATGTAACTGTTGCAGACTGGAAATTCTCTAATAGTGGTGGAGAAGATGACCCACGGATGCGTGCTGCTCGTGTTTTACAAGCAAGTACTTATCTTAGAATGGCTGAGTCTGAGTATAGTCAAGTAGTTGGAAAGTTAAAACAAGCTCAATCTGAGGGTAAATCTTTTGATAGTTTATCAAGCGATTTAAAAACAAGAGTTGCTGAACTTGGTTTTGAAGGTTTTGATAAAAATACTGGGGCTGGTGATATCTCTGCTATTATTGAAGATGGTGAAGCTCGCGTAGAAGCTTTTGCGCGTTCTTTTGTGCAAATTATTAGAAGTTTTACAAAAGATGGGCAATCTTTTATCGAAACGACTAAGGGTAAAGCTGCTTCTATGGCAACTGTTGCCGAAGGTCTTGAAAGAGGTTCTAAGGGACAAGGTATTCAGTAGGATAAAATTCTTGCTGAGACTCAATTTGCTACCACTGGTTATTATCAAAACGGCGAAAAATTAAATAATAGACCTCAATTTATTACCGATAGAATGAATAGGAACGCTGGTGTCCAAACTTCTCAGGGTAATAAAGATATTAAAGATTATCTTAATAATCTTAAACAATAGATGAAGTTACAAGAGGAACTTCAAAGAACTGCTTTAAAAGTTAATAATTCTTCTGGATATGAAAAGCTTGAACAACAAAATATTCGTACTGCTTTAAGTGAGCAATTGAATTTGTTAAAGCAATAGGGTACTGTATATGCAGAAAGAGTTAAAGAACTTAAAGAAATGGGCTATAGTCAAGAAGCTATTAATAAGCTTGAACAATAGGAAGCTAATTTACAAGCTCAACATCAAGTTAAGCTTGTTAAAATTAATGCTACTTATAAAGAGCAAAGAGGTGTTCTTAAAACTATAGGAAAGACGTTTACTAACAGTTTTGCAAGATTAGTAAGTATTGATGTTATTGCTAATCAATTGGCAATGACTGTTAGAAATATGTTTAATCAAATCATGACAAGTGCCAAATCTCTTAATGCTGTAATGGTTGACTTGTAGATTGCAAGTGGTTATAGTTATAAAGAGATTCAAAGCATGATGCTTGATTTTAACACATTAGCTCGTAAAGTTGGTAAGAGTACAGAGGAAGTTGCTACAGCAGCTAACGACTGGCTCCGTGCTGGTTACGAGGGGCAAGAAGCTTCTCAACTTGTTGAAAATTCCATGAATCTTAGTGTTCTTGGTATGATTGATTCTGCCAAAGCTACGGAATATTTAATTTCTGTTCTTAAAGGTTGGAAACTTTCTGTTGGAGAAGTTGGAGAAGTTGTTGATAAATTAACTGTAATAAAATGCAGCGTATGTCAAGTAATTGGCATAGGACACAAACCTAAAAGCAGGTAATTCCTAAAGCCTTGCACCACAACGTAATCTGTGAAGATAAGCGTGATGGGACGAAAGTAGAAAAAACGCAAGGATAAATATATGGTTAAATCCTAAGTATTTGTAAATGGAAGTTCATGCAAGTGTATAAGTATATTTACTTATAGCTTTCAACGACTATCTTTTGAAAGAAAGATAGAGCAATAAGGCTTAAGATTGCTCGAAATGGTTTGCCCCTAAAGTTAGGGTGAAGAAATAGTCTGGTCACGTCCTGAAAGGGAGTGGGTTAATAAACCACATATAATAAAGCCGATTATATGTAAACACAACGCAGTTGATATGGCGGCGGCTTAACAAAATAGGTCGCAAACATAGTAATATGTGAGTGAAAACGTATTTAATTGCTGGGAAATCTTTAGAGCTTTATATGCTACAACATAAAGATGAAATAAACTTAAGTGTGAATGCTAAAAAATATAAAGATTAGATAATCAGCAGCGAAGATTTGAATAGAATAATGTTCATCGACTATCCTGAAAAGGAGTAGGAAAACAAGCGATTGGTTTTTCGAAAAAATACGCCCCTTATGATAAGGGTGAAGATATAGTCAGTGCTCATATGAGAGTATGAGGAGAATTTTCTCGAATGATTTAGCGAATCATTTAAACATAACAGATTAGTGCTGGTGAATAAATTGCCAGAACATATAGAAATATATGGTTGCAATATTATAAATTTCATGCTACAATATAAAATATGGAAAGGAGGTAAAAAATGTTATTAACTACTTAGATAGAAATTAAAATTACGAAAGCCAATATAAATTATTATAAAGAAAAAGGATATATAATAGAAGAAAAAGATATTATCACAATAAACACATAGGATTTACAACCTCAAAGTGATAAAAGAGTTAAATATAAATGTGACGAATGTGGAGAAACAATTGAATTATCTTGGGCTTCATATTTAAAGAAAAAGAAAAAAGATTATTCTGTGTGGGGAGATTTTTGTGAAAAATGCAGTAAAAAGAAACGTGCAGAATGGTTAAAACAAAAAGATTCTTTTTCTTACAAACAAGATTATCTTAATCGTCAAAAGAAAAGAGAAAATACTTGTTTGCAAAAATATGGAACAGATAATATCATGAAAACAGAGGAAGGGAAAAAAGCTTTAAAAGAATCAATACATAATAAATATGGCGTTGATAATATAATGGAATTACCAGAAACTAGAGTTAAAATTGCAAAAACATTAGGGAGTTCTACTGAGATAGAAGTTTTGTATTCTAAAAATGGTAAAGAACATTATAAATATAAAGGTGTTCCTTGTAGCAATAATCAGAAACATTTATATGATTTATTTGACGGAGAGTTAAATTATTTTTATAAGTATTATACTTTAGACTTGTTTTTTAAAGAGTTAAATATTTATTTAGAATATAATGGAACAGGACATAATCTTTCAGTTATAATGGGTAAAAGAACTTTAGAAGAACAAGAAAAGCAAGAATTAAAAAGATATTATATTCTTAAAAATTTAGGCTTAAAACAAATAGTATTTTCTTCTTTGAAAACTAAAAAATTACCTCCAGACAATGTATTATTATATATATTCAAAGTGGCAAAAGAATATTTAAAACAAGAAAATAATAATTGGATAACTTTTGATTTTGATAATTCTTTAATAAAAACAAAAGATAAAACTTTTAATTATGATTTTTATACTGACGATATAACAAAAATTAATGAAATTTAATAATATTGCGATAGAACAAACCCAAATCGGTGAACCCTAAATGAAAGTATGGGAATACCGAGATAACTTATTTTTTAAGTATTGTAACGACTATTGGGGTTTGCATCCTACAGGGATGAAAATATAGTCTGAACTATATAGAAATATATAGAGAAGAGGTCAAGTGTAAAGACACTTTAAAGAAGAACCTCTTCCGCCAGAAATGGTCAGTATTTTTTATTTTTAAACAAATAAAAAAGAAAGTAACAGAATGGATTTAGCTGCTGCAATGAGTCGTGCGAACGTCTCAGCGCAATTAGCGGGTTCTAGTTTGGATAGATACATGGCAATGATTACAACGGTTTCGGAAGTTTCTTAGAAGACCCCTGAAACTGTTGGTGAGAGTTTTAAGACCTTGTATTCGCGTTTCCAAAAAATTGCCGCGACAAAATTTGAAGTTTCCCAAGAGGAAGCGGAAAAAGAAGGTTTATCTCAAGAAGATTTCTCTAACTTGAATGAAATTGAACAGGTGTTAAAAGCTGTCGGTATTGCAGTTAGAGATTCTGTTGATAACTTCAGAGCCGTTGACGATATTGTTGACGATATTTCTGAAAAATGGACATCCTTTACTGATGTTCAAAAGTCTGGTATTGCTACTGCTGTGGCTGGTACAAGACAGCGTGAAAACTTTTTGATTCTTATGGAGAATATGGATTTGGTGGCTAAATATGAAAAGATTGCCGCTGAATCTGCTGGTACTGCTGCCAAGAAAATGGAAGCTTACACAAGTGGAGTTGAAGCTGCTCAAAAGCGTTTAACTGCTAGTTTAGAAAAATGGGCTTTAATGCTCAACAGTAGTGGTGTGCTCGAAGGTGTTTATAATGGTTTAGCTGCTGTGGCTGATAACTTAACACTGTTTGGAGTTGCTTTGTTGTCGGTGGCTGGCATTGTCGGGAAAGGCACTTTGTTATCTGGTGTTGTTGGTGGCGCTGGAAAAGTAGCTGGCTTCTTAGGCAATATGGGACAAGTATTTAGTGGTACAGCAAATTAGAATGCAGATGCAAATTATGCAAAATCTGCTTGGCATAGAATGTGGTCTGAAACAACTGTTGGAATGGATAGTGTTGCAGGAGAAATTTATAGTAGCGCTTTAAATCGTGCTGCCGTAGCTTTAACTGACGAAGAAAAGGCTACTTATAAAATTGTGCAATCTACATTTTTGGCACAAGAATCCACAGATAGAAAACGAATTGCAGAAGAATTATTATCTGGAAATATAACAAATGAAACTATTGCTTTGTTAGATGATACCACCAAAACCAAACTAATCGCTGGTTTAAAAGATGAAAATAGAGCAGCATTAGAAGCTCAATACGATGCTATGTGGGAAGATATTGTTGCATTAAAGAATTTGGCAGCTCAGTATGGTGATGAACAAGGAGCTTCTAAAGCTTATGGACAAGCAAAAAGAGCAGCTTTAGAAAAACTTAATATGACTGATGCTGAGTACCAAAATGCTTTAAAACAATATGAAGCACGGAAAAAAGATTTCTTAGCTCGTCGGGCGTTGAATGGAAATAATGTTGGTCCTAATCGCAAGAGAACTCTTGATTAGATGGGACAAAACATGGGTCGTTCTGCGGAAACAACTGGGTTGGGAATGACTTTATCTGGTGTTGGTAGTATGATTGGTGTTCTTGCTGGTGGTCGGATAGGGTCTACTTTAGGAAAAGCTGTTGGTGGAACTGGTGGTCAAACTATTGGTATGACTCTTGGAAGTGCATTAAACGCAAAGACTTTTGCCACAATTGGAGAAAAGTTTGGAAACGCAATTTCTAAAGAAGGGGCAAAAGGAATTATCACAGGAGCAAAAGCAGCGTGGGCTTCAGTTGGACCTTAGATAGTTGTTTTTGTTGCGGCTGCAATTGCTGCTGGAATTGTAAAAGGAATAAATAAGCAAAAAGAAGCTTTAAAGGAATCTTATAATGAGGCAGCAGAAGCTTATAGTAACTCTTTATCTTCGTCTGCTAATACTGTCGAATATGATAAACTTGCTAAGGGTGTCGATTTCTTAGGACGTAATGTTTCTCTTACGAGTGAAGAATATCAACAATTTTTAGATTTATCTAATAAATTAGCAGAAGCTTTCCCTGAGTTAGTTGTTCGTACAGACGAATATGGAAATAAATTGATTGGTCCTGATGGTTTGTCTGGAAAAGTTGGAGAAGTAACTGATTCTGTTAATAAAATGGTTGCATCTTTGAAAGAAGCTTCTACAATACAATTTTTTGAAAATGATACAGGCGGTTTCTTTAGTGGTTTTAATAATTGGATGCATAAATTTTTCAGTGAGGGTCATTCAGATTTAAGTGTATTTGGACAAGAATTTGAAGCTACAATTGAAAATATTCAAGAAGCTGAAAGAAAGCTTGGAACAAATAATGACACTAATGGTATTCTTCAGCAAATTGAAGTGAAAGAAGCTCAATTAAGTAATTTAAAAGAGGGAACAGAAGAATACAATAAATTAAAGAATGAAATTACTGACCTTAAAACTCAGTAGGAGGCTTATCAAAAAGTTATTGTTGATTCTAAGCAGCAAGTATTAGAATATACAGATGCTTTAATTGATTATGCGGCAACTGCTGATGGTATAGTTGATGTTGGATATAAATTCTCTGGACTTAGTTCTACAATTAAAGCTATGGATGAAGATGAACAAACATTTATTAATGCCATGGTAAAGATTCGTGGAGAAGATATTGATTATACTGATATGGATGATTTTAAAACTCAGATTTTATCTATTTCTCAAGAAATGACAGAAATAGTTAAAAACAACCCAGCAATAGTAGATGTTTATTATGGTACTGGTGAGTTTAAAACTGTTGGTGAATCTGCTGAGTGGAAAGAAAAGTATAGAAAAGAATTGGTAGAGGCTCTTATGGATGAAAATGGAGAGCTTTCTGCTGATGGTAAAACTATGCTTATAAGCATGGGTTATAAGATTGATGCTGAATTTAAGGGTGTTGAATCTGTTCATGTTTCTACTCCTTTGGATGAATTGCTGGAAGCTATGGGTATTGATTCTGATAGCATGTCTGGCAAAATTTCAGAAGAGTTCGCTAATGCTGTAAATGGAATGACTCAAGACCAATATAAAAGAGCATTTAGTCTTGCTCAAAATGGCTGGATGGGTAGTAATATTATTAATAATCCTAAAGCCATGATGAATATGGTTAATGGCGAATATTATTCTGGCAAAGACCTTAGTATCAGAACAGAAGAATCTAAGAGAATGGAAACTCGTTCTGCAATGGATGAAAATGGGGAAACCGCTCTTACAAGAAGACTTAGAGAATCTTTATCTTCTGGAGCAAGGTGGGATAATAAAGAAACTATTGCACAAGAATTTTCTGAATATGGTGAAGAAGTTTGGAATCAAATTCTTAATTTGCAAAGCGATTTGGATGATGCGGGAAAACTTTATGGTAAAGAATGGCAAGATGCTCTTGACAACGGATTAGAGGAAGTTAGTTTAAGTGAATTTAAAGATAAATTAGAATATGATTCTAAGTCTATTGCTTATGAATTAGAAGGATTATTCACTGGAATTGATTTTGGTGAAGATGGAATTATTAATACTTTTTCTGAATTAAAAGAAGCTCTTGAAAGCGTTGATGAAATTTTTGACCAAATTGCTTCTGCCCGTGAAGAACAAAATGCTTCTGGTCAATTAAGTCTTGAAACAACATTGGAACTTTTAGCTGCTAACGAAGATTATATTAACGCCTTATCTTTTGAAGGTGATGCGATTACTTTGAAGACGGATGCTGAAGAAATTATGGCAAGAGTGCGTTTACAAGCTGTTCAAGCAAATATTCAAGCTACTATTGCTGAAAAGAAAAATACTTTAGCTACTCTTCAAAATCAATATCAACAACTAAAAACTTCTGGAACTTACCAAGAAGTTGCTAATGCGACGGTTACTGCGGCTAATACGAAAGTAGAAGCTTTGCAAACCGAAAGTGATGCGTTAATAAACGAAGCCAATAATCTTGAGTATGTTACTCGGTGGTGGGCGCTTTACAATCAGGCTAAGATGGGAAGTATTACACCAGAACAATATTCTAAAGCAAAGGGTAAAATTGAATTTGGTAATCAAAAAGCAAAATAGTTTACTAAAACTGTTGAAACTACCCAAGTTACTCTTGACGCTAAACAAACCCAAGAAAAGTTAAATAGTTTACAATCTGATATTGATAAACTTTCTGGTGGTATGACTTATGAGATTGACAAAAATGGTAATTGGACTTGGAAGGGTAAAACACATATTGGTGATGATGGACAATTACATTTTGATGAGGGCGAAATTGCTACTTGGGAACATTTCGGTTACAAGATTTAGGATATGCTTGATTCTGGTAAACTTACACAGAGCAAGTGGAAGAAGGCGTATACCAATCCAATAAAGAATGCTGGCAAAGCTGCGAAAGACACAAAAGACAAAATTCTTGACCTCCTTAAAGCTTATGATTCTTTAATCGATAAAGAATGGGAAGCAATGAAAGTATTTGATGAAAATACTTTAACTCCTACTGGATATACCCAATATTTTGAAAAGAAGAGAGCAAGTCTTGAAAAATTAGCGGCTTATTATGAAGGTATGATGCAAAATACCAATCTCACAGAAGAAGAGAGATTAGACGCAGAAAAGAACTACATCGAGAATCAAAAAGCTATCAATAATCTTGATGATGAAGAGGTTGAAGATAAGTATAAGATTCTTGAATTATATGGAGCTTCTATTAATTCTTTGATTCTGATGAAGCAACAATTAGTTAAAACTTCTGACACTTATGAAGAACTTCTTGAAAATCAGAAAGACCTTAATAGTCTACTTCAAGATGAGATTGATTTGCGTAAAGAAGTTTCTGAATGGCAACAGAAGTTGAGTGACCGTGAACTTAATTATGTAAAAGGAAGTGCGTGGAGTAATAGTTCTGCTTATGATGCAGCTATGAACGCATCTCTTGCAGAAATTGAAAAGCAGATTGAAGCTACTAAAGCTTCTATCCAATTTAATTTCAGTCAAGCTGTTTATGGTTATATGACTGAAGGCATGAGTGAAATGGAAGCTCGTGCTTATGTTGCACTTGGTAATAGTGATTATTCAAAAGCATATCGTGAAGCACAGCAAGAATATCTTGATTTAATTGATTCTAAGACTGAATATGTTGTTAATAGAACTTCTGCGCAAATTGAAGAACTTTCTAATAAATTACAACTTCTTGAAGATTCTAAGCCTCAAGAGTGGATTAGAATTTCTGATATTGAAAGCTACTATGCAAGTAGGAGCACTTTATTACAAAATCAAGTTAGTGTTTATCAAAAGGCATTGGAAGATGTATCTGATTTAACAGACGAACAAATTAAAGACCTTGTTGATGGCTTGAACGAAGCTACGGTTGCTTTACATGAAGCCAAGATAAATGCTTTGGAAGATAAGACTGAACTTCAAGAAAAGCAATATGATGCAATTGTTTATAGAATTAATCTTTATAAGGATGAGCTGCAAGATGCTATTGATGCTATTGAGTAGGCTTATGAAGATGAGATAGCTCCGCTCCAAAAAGCTAATGAAGAAAGAAGCCGTGCTATAGAACTTGAAAATCTTCTTTTAGCAAAGAAAAATGCTAATAAAGAGAAGGAGAGAGTAAACCAAAATATGCTCTCTATAAAGATGGCTATATAAGTCAAAGGCTAGAGATAGCAGAGACTTAGGAAAGACTTAATATGATTTAATTTATTTTTAAAGAAAGGAGGAAATATGAGTTTAATTTATAAAGCTACTTTTCCTAATGGAAAAGTCTATATTGGACAAACAATATAGACTTTAGAAAATAGGAAGTATCAACATAGAAGGGATGCAATAGATTTAAATAGAAAATCCCCATTCTTTTTTGCAATTAGAAAATATGGCTGGGAAAATATTAAATGGGAAGTTGTAGAAGAGGGAGAGTTTACAGTAGAAGAGTTGGACGATAAAGAAATTTATTATATTTCTTTTTATCATTCTTGTATAAAAGATGAAAATTGTAATGGATACAATGTTTTAAAAGGTCGGCATAATGATGATTCTTTAAGAATTCGATTAAAAGACATGAAACCAATTTTAGATAAAATTATACAAATGAATAAAGATGGTATTGAAGAAAAAGAAATCGCTAAAGAAGTAAATTTAGATGTCGATACAGTAAAAAGAATTCTAAAAGGTCGCACGTGGCGGTATTACACTGGTATTAGTAGAGTCCCACCACAAATAAATTATTTATCTCTTTCTGAAATTGAAGAAATTTTACTAATGCATAAAAATGGGAAATCTTTTCAAGAAATTGCAGATAAGCTAGGAAGAAATAAAACTACTATTTGGGAAGTTTTAAATGGAGATACTTATCAAGAAATTACTAAAATACCCGTTTCAGAAAAAAGTGAAAGAGAAACTTTTACATTAGAAGATATTAGTCAAATAATGCAAATGTATAATGATGGTTTTCCATGTAAAAGAATTGCTGAAAAATTTGGCTATAATATAAAAAATGTTTGGAATATTGTTTCTGGTATTACACATAGTAAAGAAACAGGAGTCCAAAAAGCAAGAAAAACGAAAGGGTTGATGTCTCATGAACAGATAGATTATATTTTAGAATTATATTCAAAAGGTAATAATGCTACAATTATAAGTAAAATAGTGGATAGCAATGTTACAGTTATTGATAGAATTTTAAAGGGGCTATCTTATTCTGATTATACTGGAATTAAACTTATTAAAATGTCAGAAGTGCGTAAAGAAAGAGATGAAAAAATAATCGACCAAGTTTTCGCTTTGCATAAGGAAGGTAAAAATAATAAAGAAATTAGCCAAATTTTAAATATTGGCGAAACGAAAACTTCCAGAATATTAAAAGGTAAAATTTATACTAATTATATTATCTCTCATTACAAAGATGAAATGAAAAAATAAATCATATTAAGAATCCTAAGAGACTGTAATGGTTTTTATAGTAATATAAAGACCTTCGCCATCGTATTGTTGAAATATACAATATAAGATACAGTCCGAACTTACGATATAATCTTGAAATAATAATGAAACGTAAGAGATAGGAAGAAACTCCTATCCGCTATTATTTTAATTAATAATAGTCATTAAAGTAACAGAATGGTATAGAAAAGGCCTTGGTTGGGTGTTCGAATCCAACCCAACAAAATTGCGTGAAGCTCAAAAAGACCTTGATGATTTCTATAAACAAGACCGCCTCGATGACCTCAATAATACGAAAGATGCAGAGCAGCAAATTCTCCAAGACCGTATAGATGCTTGGGACAAATATCTTGAGCAACTTGAATGGGATTATAAGGAGTATGAACGTCTTGAGAATGAACGTATTCTGAAAGAGCTTATGAATGCGAACTCCGAAGAAGAGATTCGTGCTCGTATCACAGCAGATATGCAGAAGTTTAATTCTAATGTTCAGCAGAACTACAAGAATTATACTACAATATTCCAAGACAATTTGCTTACACCTTATCGTCAAGCTAATGAGCAATTAGCAGAATTGCGTAGACAGAGACTTGAATTATTAGATACTTCTGATTTTTATAATAAGAACAATAACAAGAATGGCTATATTGAAGAAGATGACCTGAACACTTATGATTTTTCTGACCTTGATATGAGTGAAGACTATCATGATAAAATGATGGCTTCAAGGAGTGAAACTGAATTTAATAAGTGGGCTGCTTATCGTGCTGAAAAAGCTCGTAGACAAAATATAGATATTAGCGGTAATGGCATCGGATATGATGGTGCTGGAAAAGCATACAGAATAAAGAGTAATTCTGAGATTTATTAGGAGTGGCTTGCGCAGCAAGGTAAAAACTCTTCTTCTAATAGTACCCCAAATAGAGTTACTTCTACCTCAAGTAATTCTAATAGTTCTAATAGAAATAATTCTGGAAGTAGTTCAAGTGGGTCTAGCAAAAATACTCCTACAATTGTTAAACCCTCTCAAGGTGGTAGTGCAAGTAGTTCTTCTTATGGTGGAAGTGATATTGGTAAAGCAATGCTTAATGCTAAGACATCTGAAGAATTCTGGCGTTTAGCAGACCAAAGAACCGCAAAACTTAAACAAGCAAAAGCTGCTGGACAAGATACAAGTAAATGGCCTACAAACCAGCAATTGTATGACCAGTGGTTGAAGTTACATCCTAACACTAACAAATCTGGATTTACTGTAACTCCTTATGCTTCTGGCATTGAAGAAGGGCCAGTAACTTATACAGGACTTGCAATGTTACATGGTACGCCTTCTAAGCCTGAGTATGTCTTAAATAGTGACCAAGCTTATAATTTGTTACGTAATATGGCAACTACGAGACTTCCTGAGATGGAACGCACTGGAACTGACAATAATTGTGGTACACAGTATATTGTTCAAGGTGATGTTGTACTTGAGGGAGTTAATGACCCTGCTAAGTTCTGGAGTGGAGTAACTACAGCAATGGGGTCAAGGTGGAATGTAACCCGTAAAACCAGAGGATAAATTTATCCAAAATAAAATTCTCAAAAAGAGGATAAAAAATTGGGAAAAGTTTATTGACAACTAAATAAAAATAGCTTATAATAAGAGCAAGAAAAAAGGGGTGTGGTGTGGAACAAAAACTCGCCACACCTCATCCCTTAGACGAAAAAATAACGAAAGGAGTTAAAAGAAATGATATATAAAGCATCTTCGCTAAGTCCAAACCTGAATGAAATAGATATTTTATCTACCGCTCGGAGCCCATTTTAGGCTCAGGTTAACACCCTTGGAACATCTGTAAAAGCTTATTCTGTCAATTTTTTGTCAGGAGATGGCGCTACAACGATTCTTAATTAGCCTTCTCAAGCATTAGGGTAGGAAATTAGGAATAAAGAGCAGCTTTCTTTAAATTTAACTGTGGATTCTTCTGGTAATTTTATTACTTTTAAAGAAGAAGGAAAAAAAGGATTGTCAGCGACAGCTTAGTGCGAAGAAAATTAGTCTTTTCAAAATGGAAAGGATTATCAATGGAATATTAGGATGTACGAAAATCATTCCCCAAGAACAGCAGACGAAGACCCAACAACTTTAGTTTGTTCTGGTTTTACTGTTGGTTCTACTACTTCTGTCATTTGGGTAGATTTAAGCGGAATTAGCAGCGAAGAAACTAAGAAATTAGTTAAAGACTAGCTTAAATATGATAGATGGATAGAGATATCTGCTTCAAGTAAAAATGATGGTATGATGACTATTACTCTTCCAAATGAAGATAATTTGGCTTATCCTACTACTTGGCCTTATAGAGAACGTAGGCAAATTAACTGGGTTTATACAGATTTAGGTTGGAATAAAGATGTTATAAAAATTGAACTAACCGAATCTTTTACATATAATTATACGAATGGAAAAACATTTACTCTTTATAATGTTTCTGATTAGCATACTTTAAATAATTTTTATGTCGAGCCCAATGATGATATTGAATTAGGCAATTATATTTCGTTAAATAACGATGATGGTGTAAAAAGAAAAATTATTGGATATGGACAAGAAACTGGTGAAATTAGATTATAGGAGGGTTTTGCAACTGTTCCCAAAAATGGAGATACTTACAAACTTTGGACAAAAGATTTGACTTCATCTTCTTCGCAATTTTCACAAAAAACTTACCACAGTTCTGCCGAGAGAAAAATAGGTGGCACTCCTATTACGAATTCCAATTTTAAAATTATGACTTCTTATTGGAATAGTGAAGCAGACCATCAAATTTTTGTTCAACCAAATATAAATATTAAATCAGATGCTTTAAATCCTCCTCAAATTGTTTGGGAAAATGGCGTGAGGTTAAATATAACACAAAAAATTAGTACATTAGGACAATATGTTGCAGGAAAGAAAACTGATATTACTTTTAATAAACTTGATAATACTCAATGGTTGTTAAAAGGAAATTGCAAAATTGCAACTCAAAGTACAGGTGATATTTAGCAAATAATTGTTCCTCAAACTGATTATACAGTTTATACTGATTTTATGGATTCTATTCCAAATGCTGTTTTATATGCTCGACAAGCTCCAACATTAAGGATTAAATATAAAGATTACCGTGAATTGGATTTAGAAAATATACCGTATATAAATATTGACTAGTCTGTTCCTGCTCCATGGAGAGATGTTGCTTTTTTGGGTACGTGGAATTCTATAAATAATGTTGAAATTAAATATTATCATTATTATTTGTATTCAATTGATAATTATAATAATGAAACTTTAATTGCTGAATCTGATGATATTTATGACTCTTCTCTTGAATGGAATTTTAAAGGTTTTGAGACAAACAATTTTTATAAAGTTAGAATAACCATTCATGATAAATATGGTAAAGCATATAGTGAAGAAGATACTTTTTATATTGAATATGCAGTTTATAGCTCTGTAGTTCCTTTGGCTAATTCTTTAATTTGTGATGAACAAGCCATAAAACTTGAGGTAGTTAGTCCTGTTTATGTTATTTCTACAGACAAAGGGTCAGAAAAAACAATTACTTCAAACGATGTGTATTTAAGTAGTAATTCAAAATATTATTATGCAGATACAACTTCTGGAAGGGTGTTAAATTATACTCAAGTTGCAGATGCAAATAATACCCCTATTTAGATTCCAGAAGTGTTTTCTTTCTTTACAAGATTTAGATTTCCATATGTAACTTCTGATAGCAAGGTTGGTTTTTTTAACAACATTACTGGAACTGATTTAAAGACATTAATGGAAGTTGCTCATGCTAGTTATACCCAATTTTACTTGAATCAAGTAGATACAGTTCTTTATAATGAGCTTTATTCTACTTTATATACAAGACAAGATAATCAAGCTCTTGCAGACGCAATTCCACTTTATCCTGATGGAATTTCTATTGTTTTGTATTCAGATGAAACTACTCCTATAAAAGACGATGCTGGTAAAATTGTATATTATACTTTAAGTAGTTATACAATGTCTTCTACTAAAATTGTTGTAGAAGAGAAAATTGATACTCCTGTTACATCTTTTGACCATTATGTTTATTATGATAAGGTTACTAAGGATGAAATTGGTTCATCAGCTTCTTTAAATAATGGATAGCTTGATAGACGTTCAATTTATCTTTCTATTTTTTCAGACGAAAATTCTGCTGATGAATATAAAAAACTTCTTTCTTATAATAAAGAAACAGGAGAACTTGTTATTGAAAGTAGCTTAAAGAGTGATAGTTATAATCATCTTAATTATAAAGCATACACTCTTAAGTCTGCAAATAATTATATTCCACTTCCTTCTTCTACATCAGGTGATATATCTCTTGGCGGAGATGTTTATACTGTAAAAGTTGGAGGATTGGATTTACTTCTTGTTGATGAAAAAAATAAAATAATTCGTAAAAATCCTAACATGCTTAAAATGCAAGTATTTAAGAATGGTTCAAATGAACCTTTGGCTTGTTTTAATGGGGGCAAATCTACCAGCTATGATATACAAAGTATGTTAAGTAATATGACTGTTCCTGATAAATTTGGTTTTGCTCTCCAATATAAATATACAGATTCCAACAAAACTACATTAAAATATATGCTTGTAGAAAAATTTAAAGAGGAACCTGATTACATGGATTAGAATATGATTTATATTTTAACTAAAGATATTGTTTTTGCTCCTTTCGGAAAAGAAGCGAAAACTTATTATGTTGGTCAATATAAATATACTGTTAATGCAGATGGTTCTGCTGATTGGATTCTTTAGGTTGATACAGAATATTTATATCTTGATGAAAGTGGAGATTACAAAGATGAAGATGGTAAAGCTATTGATGTTGTAATTGACAAAGATTTGACTGAAGGAGAGTCAACAGGCTCTCAAACTTATACTTCTATTTCAACTAATCAATATGATACAACTTTAGCTAATGCAGTAAATGCGACTTCAGAAAACAAAATTTTTACAACTTTAGAATATAATGAAAAATTAGCAACTGCTTATGAAAATTATAATCCGTATCTTTTCATGACTTTTTTAACAACAGAAAATAGTCAAGAAGAGTATACAGAAAATGGAGAGCTTGTAAGAATTTAGATAGATTCGTATTCTGGAAATACTTTAACATTAGCAGAGTCTTTAAATTACTCAGGAATTATTTATGGGTATAGAGTTTATTAGCAAAATAGTATAACAAAAAGATTCACAGAAATTCAAAATATAGAATCTGATTTGACATAGAAAGGGATAGTTTCTAAAACTTCTTATGTATATCTTTCAGTGATGAATGGCACAACAACATTAATAGATAAAAAGAAAATTTTAACTTATACCACTGATAAAAAATTAACTATTGAGGGTGGAGTTTCTATTTTACTTTCTGATTCTGACCTTAATTCTTTAACTTATACTGCTTATAATTATATTAGCAATACTTACACCGAATTGGGGAAAACTGGCGACGGTAAAATTATTGCAAGTGACCCAACAGGAGGTACTGTTAGTGGGCCTGTTAAATATCGTTGGGGACCTAAAAGCGGGTCAGGAAAAGAAGAATCAGATTATATTTGGATGCCTGATTCTCAAGCTGTTAAACAAACTAATATGGCTTAGATTTCTTAGAGATGGTTTGATTTTAATTTGACAGTTGATAATTCTAAGGAAGTTCCTGTTAATTGTTCTATTGTTTTAGTTACAGAATAAAGAAAGGAGGATAATTAATGAATATCAATAGCTATATTTATTATGCACCACGGTTAGAAATTCGAGATGTCGGTATTGATACTGATATTACAAAATCTCCTGATACTATTCGTAAAGAAGTTACTGCAAAATTAAAAGCTAATCCTTATTCTTCGCCTTTGTCCTCCGATTTAATTTTGTATAATAAATTTAATTTGAAGGATTAGGGTACTGGAACTTCAATTTTAGCTTATTATTTTCAAAGCTTATTAGGGTCAAATGGTGCCCTTTCTGTTTACAAAAAAGCTCCTGAAGATAGTTTTTATACATATATTTGTGATATGTATGGTAACTATAGTATGTTGGATTATAATATTAAAGCCAATGCATTTTATCATTACTTAGTTGCTTATCGTCAAAGTAGCGGTTCTTATAAAATGTATGAAGATACCATTGTAAATCTTGATGGTACAACCTCTCCCGCTTATATTTCTACTAAATGGGATTCTTGGACTATTTGTGATATTGAAGAGACTGAAACTAAAAAACTCTATGTTAAAACTGGCAACATTTGGAAACTTCGTTATAACATGGATAATGGAGAGCTAACTCAAAATAATAGTATTTCTACTTGGGATACTTTGGGACAATTCCCAAAATATTCTAAAGGTAAGAAAGATTATATGAGTTCTACTGTTACTTGTTTGTTGGGTGATATTTCTGATTATTTAGAAACAGAAGCTATTACTAAAGAAGAAAATGGTTCAAGTATTACAACCTTTAAAGTCAAAACTGCAAATGGTTATACCGAACGAGTTAATAAAGAAGATATGTATTCTCGTGAAGTAGAAAAATATAATGCTTGGAGAGAATTTATTAACAATGGTAGTTTAAAATTATTGAAAGACTATAAAGGGAACTCTTGGGTTATTCAAGTAACTTCTGCTCCTACTTATAATATAAATATGCAATCTAATCTTTTGCAAACAACAATTTCTTTCTCTTGGCAGGAAGCTTTAGACGTAGATTCAATTTCTATCGTTTCAAGTGCCAGATAAGGAGGAAATATGGCTGATAATATTTTTGGCGATGTGTTATTAAGGGATGAAAATGCCATCCCTTTTAACACTTTAAAAAGAATACTTGAGAGACCTGTAATTCATCCTCGCTATAGACTATCTATTCTTACTCCTGATGAACAAGTATCGTATATTATTCCAGAAAGCGATATTACTTTAGATGGCTTAAATTATACTGAATCTTATCAAAATGGGCAAAGAAGAAGTATTACAGTTACTTTAGCAAACGAAAATGGACAATATACTCCTAATATTAATGGTATTTGGGTAAATACAAGATTTGGATTTGATGTGGGTATTCAATATCAAGATACAACTATCTGGTTTCCTAAAGGAGTTTATATTTTAGGAGATGTTAGTTTGACAAGGGATGATTCAAACAAAACTATTCAACTTCAACTTTCTGATAAATACGCTGTTTTTGAAGGTAAAACAGGTACTCTTGAGACGGCGTATGAAGTTGAATTGGGTAGCAATATTATTGATGCTGTTAAAGGGGTTTTAAATTTTTCTCTTGGAAATGGCTATATCTTAGATTACAAAGAACCTATTTTTGACCCAAGTTTTATTGGATTGAAAACACAGCAAACAATTAGAGCGGAACAAGGAGAGACTTTGGGTTCGATTTTGGATGCTTTGGCAACACAATTATCTGCTGAATATTATTATAATACAGTTGGTAATTTATGTTTTTATCCAATTAACGAAACAGTTGATGACTCTGTTAAACCTGTTATTTGGACTTATCCCAAGCTTAGTAGAGATTTACATAATATGGATTTGCAATATCAAAATGAGCAAATTATTAATTGTGTAAAAGTAGTGGGAGATAGTGTGGATTCTACTATTTATACCGCTACGGTTACAAATAATAATCCATCTTCTCCTATTTGTGTAGAACGTATTGGAAGGCGTATGGATGCTCCATATACATCTTCTCAGGTGTGGAGTGATGACTTAGCTTATGATTTGGCAAATTATTATTTAAGGAAATCAAGTTTTGTAGGAGTGCAATTTTCTGTTTCTGTTAGTTTCAATCCAATTTTGACAGTAAATAATTTATGTGAAGTTGAAGATGAATTTTTATCTTTACAACGAGAAAAGTTGTTAATTACTTCTATTTCTTATAATAGTAAAGATGGTAAAATATCATTAAGTTGTTGTAACACTTCTGACTTACCTACTAATACATCCGAGAAGGAAAGTCAGGGAGAGAAAATAAGATGGTGATTTATGATAAACCAAAATAATAATTATGACCAATATGCAGATGAAATGTTGAATAGAATACTTTAGTGCGTTACGGCAGAAATTAAAAGAACCTCACCGAGAATTGAAAGTGCTACGGTGACAAATGTAAACAGTGATGGTACTGTGGATGTTATTTTGCCACGGGAACCTGAAACAGAATTTACAAGAATTCAAAATCAAACTCCTTTTGAATTAAGAGAAGGAGATTCTGTTGAAATAATGCTTAAAAAAGGAAGTTTTAATAATTGCTGGGTTATGGCAAAACATGGAACAACAAAACGTTTTGGTGTCGATGATAATGGGCTAACTGATTAAAAAAATTTTGCCAAGTACTTGACAAGATGAAAAAACTATGCTATATTTTATTCACAACCAAGGTAGGTTGATTTTTTGAATAATTAGGAGATAGTAAAATGGTTAATAATCTTGCGTGTGAAGATTGTCGTTTTTTGGTAAAGTGCTCGGCGTATGCAAAGCTTAAGCCTTTTCTTGAGGACGCTCGAAGAGATTTGGGTGTTACTTTGACGTTTGAGGCTTGTAATGATTACAAGTCTATTGACGATGATGACAATGACAACAATGATGAAAATGAAAATTAAAAATTAAAAGACAAAATTAAAGGAGTACAAAAATAATGGCTACAAAAAATACTGACCAGATTCGTAGATTGACAAATAGCGTGACTCTTGCGGGTTATCTCGCTGATATTGAGTCCAAGTAGGGTGTGGACAAGAATGGTGTTGATTACATTCGTATTCGTGGGCAGATTCAATGCGGCGAAGAAAGTGTAATGACTCGTTCTTTCACGTCTTTTATCAAGGCCAAGAAGGCTGATGGTACAGACAGTGAGAACTACGAAAAGGTTCTTGATTGGGTTAAGAAAGCAGTTCCTATGACTAAGGATAAGGAAAACGCCACTATGGTGAGACTTGTTGGTTCTCTTAGTGCAAATGATTATGTTGGTTCTGATGAACAGCTTCACGAAGGTACTGTTGCTTCTATGCAATTCTTTAATGATTTTGAGGAATTTGCTTGTGACCTTGATATTGAGGGATATATTAAGAGTATTACTGATGAAGAGCGTGGCCCTGAAGATGATAAGAAGCCTACTGGTAGAAAGCGTTTAAATCTTATTAGTATGGATTTTTATCATAACGCTCTTGATATTAAGAATATTATTATTCCCAAGGATTTTGTGGATGCTCTTGAAGACAATGGTTATGTTAAGGGTGCTACTGCTAAGATGTATGTTAGCTGGAAGCAAAATGAAAAGAGTGAAGCAAAGCCTAAGACCAAGGGTTTTGGTCAGCAGAGAGTAACTGAGGGTAAGAGCTATCTTGAAATGGTTCTTACTGGTGGTGATATTGCTTATGATGAAGATGAGCAGGAAGATATGATTATCACTCCTCAGATGTGTAAGGCTATGCTCAATGAGAGAGCAAGTCGTTTGAAGGAACTTGAGGAAGCTGGATATCAGGGCTCCAAGGGCAGTAGTGGTTCTTCTGCGCCTACAGGTTTTGGTAAGAAGGGTTCTGGAAAGATGTCTCCTGTTGTTGATGATGACGATGATATTCCTTTCTAATTTCTAATCGACAACTAAAATTAATTCAAAATTTTTAAAAGGAGACATTTAAATAATGGGTATTGATATTTTTAGCATTAAGCCTAATGTGGTCACTCGTGACCTTAGTGGTAAGAGTTTTCTCATTTATGGAGAAAGAAAAAGTGGTAGCGTAGTGTTTTGCCACCCTTTGTCGTAAGACAATTGACGAAATTGCGGAATTAAGCGAGAAGACTTAATTTATAATTATGTTAACTCGAACCGAAGTTTATTATTAAAATGATAAACAGGGGCAGAGCGTAGTAATTGAACCTTTGTATTAAAGAATATAATATTACCAAGAGTCCGCAACACCTTATCTTGTATAAGGTTGAAAAAGTACGCCAAACTGAATCTGAATTGACAGATTGATGAAAATGAGCGAAAGTTCCAGAGTGTAAGATAAAAAGCTTACAGATAATAACAATGAAAACTACAAACGCTTGTAAATTTCCCAAGCCTATTTTGCTTGGCTTTGAAAAGGGCTACGGTTTCTTGGATGGCATTATTGCACAGCCAATTAACACTTGGAAGGAAGCTCTTGAAGTAAAAAAGCAGTTGCTTAAAGATGCAGATGCGGCTGAAAAGGAAAATAGAGAAACAATCTTTAAAACGGTAATTGTTGATACTATTGATATTGCTTACGACCTTTGTGAAAAGTATATCGTAGACAAGGAAGGTGTAGATTATCTTGATGAGACTGAAAAGATGCGTGGCTATCGTGCTTTGTCTCGTGAGTATGATAAGTTTTTCCAAGAGATTGTTAAGGCTGGTTATACTTTGATTTGTATTTCTCATGCCACCACTAAGCAGATTAAGGAAAACGGTGAGAAGTATGATAAGACTATTCCTACTGTACCTGACCGTGGATTCCTTGTTGTTTCTCGTCTTGTTGACGTAACTGGTTACGCTTCTTACGAAACTGATGAACAGGGTAACGTTCATTCTATGCTTACTATGAGAGGTAACAAGCATCTTGAAGCTGGTTCTCGTAGTCCTTATATGTCTGAATGCATTCCGTTTACTTATGAAGCATTGCGTGATGATATGGCAAAAGCTATTGATGAACAAAAGGCTAATGGTGCTACAGTTGTTGATAACGAGGTTAATCTCTTTAAGGATAACGAAGTTACCGAAGATGAAAAGAAGAGCGTTGATGAGCTTATTGCTGAAATCGGTAGCTATGTAAAGGCTATTCATAATACTGGTAGTACAGAATATAAGAAGATTATTGCAGAGTATCTTGGAAAGGGTAAGAGTGTAAAAGATTGCGATGAATCTCAATTGGATATGCTTTTGCTTATTCTCGATGATTTGAAGGATTACTGTACTGAAAACAATATTACAGTAGAATAAATAATTATTGGGGGATAGTAAAACTGATTACTATTCCCCTTTATTTTCCGTTTTAATATTTTAAGAAAGGAGTGAGGATTATAGCACCAAGGAAAAATAGAAAATGTAGTGTTTGTGGCAAAATGTTCCCTTTTGAAGAGATTATCACCGTAAATGGTAAAAATTATTGTCCAGTTTGCGGTAAATAGCCCGCTCATGATGCCAAAGATTACAGACTTTTAACAGATTATCTTTGGGATAACTTGGGTATGAGAGAGTGGGTTAATGCTTCTCTTGTAACCACTTATATAAAAAAGATAAAAGAAAAATATGGTTTGACTAATTCTCAAATTCTTTATACTTTATATTATATGTACGAGTATGCTGATAATCCAGCTCCTCCCATAAAGACAGAATCAGACATCTTCATGGTTGTACGTTATTTTGCTGAGTCCAGAGATTTTTGGCAAAAATACAAAGAAATGAAGATGACTAAAACTGAATTAATTGAATATGTTTTAACAAAACAGCCTGTTGCAATAGATGTAGCTCGTTCTGAAATTATTAAAAAGCAGGAAGAAGAAGAGGAAAGACGTAATAAACGTAATCATAAGGAAGAAATTTCTGCTGAAGATATTATTGATGATGGAATAGTAAACACAGATTTTATAGGAGATTATAATTTTAGAAAAGATTTGCAAAAGCAAAAGGAAAAAGATAACATGTTTTTATCAGAATTACAAAGAGATGTTCAAGAAATAATGGCTGAACATCCCGAAGAATGGGAGGTTTAACTTGGCGGATTATAGAGATTATCAAAGCAAATCTGCAATTAAAGAAGTTATTGGCTGTTTACTGTAGAATCCAACTTTATTAACAAGTAATAAAATCGATAAAAAAGATTTTGTTGAAGCTTTCCATCAACTTTTATTTGTAGCGATAAACAATCTTTTTTCTCAAGGTGCAGTAAAACTTGACCAATATATTATTGATGACTACTTAAAAAACAATTTGCAGTCTTTATATAATATTTATACAAGGAATAATGGCAATCTTTATGTTGAAAAGGCTAAAGAATTAGCTACGCCAGAAAACTTTAATACTAATTATCAGGAGATGAAAAAGTTTTCTCTTCTTCGTGCTTATCTTAAGTCAGGTATCGAAGTTGATGAAATTTACAATCCTGACGAAGAAGACCCTGAAATTGCAGATGAACAAAGATATCAATTTAGTCAAATGACTATTGATGATATACTTAATTATTTTAGGCAAAAAGTATCTAATATTACTCAAGAATACAGCCCTAAAGTTGGGCGTGATAGTGTTAAAGCTGGTAGTGATGAAGCTCGAAAGCAAAAAGAAGAATGGAAGAAAACTCCTGCTTATGGTTTATCTTACGCAAGTAATTATATGACTACCGTAACAAGAGGTATGCAACCACGAAGATTTACTGTTTGTTCTGCACGGACAGGTTTGGGAAAAACGAGAGTTACCATTGCTAATCTTTGTCATTCTTTCACTCCTAAATATTGGGATTCTAATGTTGGAGAATTCGTAAAAAATCCAAATGGTACTCAAAATGCTGCTCTTTATATTGGAACAGAAATGGAGCTTATCACAGAAATTGAGCCTATTTTATGGGCCTATATTGCAGATGTTCCTCAGCAACATATTATGACTGGTAAGTATGTTGGGGATGAAGAAGAAAGAGTAGATGAAGCTATTAGAATTCTTCATGAAGAGGGACATATTTATCTTGAATATGTACCTGACTATGATATCGGAACTTTAGAGAATGTTATTGAACAACACGTTCTTCAACATGGAATAACTCATGTTTTCTTCGACTATATACATGTAACAACTGATTTAATTAGTGAATTCCAAGCTAATGCTAAAGCAAGGATGCAAATTCGTGAAGACCAAGTTCTTGCAAACTTGAGTTTAAAATTAAAAGACCTTACTCGAAAATACGATATTTGTATTGATACTTGGACACAGGTTACAGGAGATTTTAAAAACGAACAAAATCGTGACCAAACAATTGTTCGTGGTGCTAAAGCCATCATTGATAAAGCTGACCATGGAGCAATTTTGTCAGAGGTTACAAAGAAAGAAGAAAAATATTTAGAGAAAATTTTGAGAAGTAAATTTTTAAAATATAAGCCTAATAGATGTTTATCGGTTTATAAAAATCGTGGCGGAGAATACAACAAAGTCAAAATTTGGTTGTATATTGAATATTCTACAATGCGAGTTCATGATTTGTTTTGTACTGATTATGACTATGAACTTTTAGATATTCCTCAAACATTTACTCGTGTTGAAGAAGACCAAAAGGTTCAATTCTTTAACAATAAAGATTTCTTACGAAGTCAAATGATTAACGATGCAGTTGATATTGCTCAAACTGCCAAAGAAGAAGAGATTTTTGATGTTTTTGAAGATACGGAAGAAGTAACAAAGAAAATTAAAGAAGCTCTTGAAAATGAAGAAGACCCATTTTTAGAATCTCCTGAAAGCAGGAAATTTAGAATGGTAGAAGATGATGAAGATGACGAAGAAGAAAAGAAAGCTTCATCAAAAGAGGAAGAAGAAATAGATTATTAATAGAGGTTGGTTATGATAGATAAAGATGAACTGTTGAAGTTGGTAACAGAAGATGTTGTTATTAACATTATGGAAGAAAATGGTTCTCCTTTATATTCAACTTCTACAGATGGAAGAACACAGCAAAAGTGTCTTTGGTTTAAAACAATTTGTCATGGTGGAGATAGTCATAAACTATGTTTCTTTACTGAAAGCAAAGATTTTTTTTGTTATACAAATTGTGGACGAATGAATTTTTTTGAATTTATTAAAAGAATTCGCAATGCTAAAGACGGAGAATTTTATAGCAAGGTAATTGTTTATATTGCTAAAAAAGTTGGTAAATCATTATCTCGAAGTCGTATTGGTTTTGGAAATGACGTTTCACCAGAGTTGCGTGGACAATTATCTGAAATGGTAAAACAATCAGAAGATATTGAAAGAAGACAACAATTTCACGAAGCTAAAATTACGAAGTTTTATGATGACTATAAAAGTCTTTTTAATTATTTTGATTGCAATACTTTTTATAAAGGTTGGATTGATGAAGGAATTAGTATTTCTTCTATGGAAAAATTTGGTATCGAGTGGTATGAATATCAAAAATATATAATTATCCCTCATTATAATATAGATGGTCATTTGGTTGGTATTAGACGAAGAAGTTTACAACCAGAAGATTCTAAAAGAAAATATATGCCTCTGTTTATGACTGGCAAAGAATTTGACCATCCTCTTGGATTGAATTTATATGGTCTTTATGAGAATAAAGAAAACATAAAAAGATTTAAGAAAGCAGTTATAGTTGAGGGTGAAAAAAGTGTTTTAAAAGCAGACACTTATTTTAAAGGTAAAAGTTGCGTAGTGGCAACTTGTGGCTTTAATGTTTCAGATTGGCAAATTAGGGCTTTAGAAAAACTCGGAGTAGATACAGTTTATTTAGGTTTTGATAAAGACTTTGATGATAAATATGAAGAAGTTTATAAAGCTGACAAATTGTTATATGACAACTATTTAAGGTATAATGAACGATTAAGGACTTTAGCTCAGAGACTTGCTTTAAGCTTTAATGTCTTTCTTATTAAGGACACCAAAGGATTGTTAGATATCAAAGATTCACCCCTTGATAAAGGAAAAGATGTTTACAATCAATTAATAAAATTAGCAAAACCTGTTTATTCTTACGGGGAAAGGCAAAGTTCTACGAGTATATTTTTAAGAGGTAATTAATGGAAAAATTACTATGGGAGACAAAGTTTTAGAACAACTTTGATGATGAATATGATTTTCTTGAAACCATTTTAAGAAGTTATGATATTTAGGATGTAAAGAGTTTTCTTCATCCTGTAAAAAACAAGGTCGTTAATGACCCCTTCCAAATGAAAAACATGGATAAAGCTGTATAGATTTTCCATGATAATGTTAACACTGGAAAGAAAATTGCAATTAAAGTGGACCCAGATACAGATGGTTTAACAAGTAGTGTTTTAATGAGTAAAATCATTGAACATTTTAATCCAGAGGCAAAGATAGAATATATTTTTAGTTTTAACAAAGAGCATGGACTAACCTATAAAGCATTAAGTGAATATTCAAAAGATGAAATCGGTTTAATTATTATTCCAGATGCTTCAATGATTTGCAAAGATGCAATTCAAATTGTTAAAAATTACAATTGTCCTATCATTGTGTTAGACCATCATTTAGTTGAAATTGAATATTTAGATACTAACACAGGTAAATGGATTTCAAAAAACGAAGCGGATGAAATTAAAGAAAAAGAGTCTGACAGAATTAAAGAGGATAGCTATGTTAACTATTGTGTAGCTGTAAATGATACTGATGGACATTATCCTAATCCTACTTTGTCTGGCGTTGGTGTAGTTCGCAAATTTGGTGAAGCTTATTGTGAAAAGTATCACTGTAGTGATAGTTGGCTTGATGAATATCTTGATTTAGTTTCTCTTGGTATTATTGCAGATAGTATGGATTTAAGAGATTTAGAAACAAGATGGTATGTACTTGAAGGTTTGAAGGTTGAAAATCAAAAGAATGATTTTCTTAATGAACTTCAAGAAAGAATGGCTGATGAAATTCACTTTGGTAGAACTATTACAAATGTCGGTTGGGTACTTGCTCCAAGAATTAATGGTGTAGTACGTTATGGTACAGAAAAAGAGCAAAGAGATTTATTTAGAGCTATGGTTGGGAAACAAGAAACTGTTATTTATCAACCGAGAAGAAAAAAAGCTACCGACCCGAAACCTCTTCCAGAAGAACATACACTTCAGTGGGAGATGGCGAGAGTAGCTAATAATGTAAAGTCTCGTCAAGATACAGCCGTTCGTAAATTTATGGAGCAAATTGTTGATAAAATTGACAAACAGGGACTAGATAAAAATACCATTTTATTTGTTGATTGTACACGGCTTGTGGACAAAAAAAGCGTAACTGGTCTTGTGGCGCGGAAATTAGCAACAAAATATTTGCGTCCAGTTGTTTTGTTGAAGGAAAAATCAAATTTTGAGTTCGGTGGCTCTTGCCGAGGATATGACAAGGGTACTATTAAGAATTTAAAAGAGTTTTTAGAGAAAACAGGTTTAATATCTGTTATGGGACATGAGAATGCTGCTCGGATTTCTATAAAAAAAGAAAATGTTGATGCAGTTATTTCAAAATGTAATAAAATGCTTCCTCTTGACCAACTTAAAACAATTTATCAAGTTGATTGGGAAATTCCTGCTAATGAAATGCAAGTAAGATTTGTAAAAGAAGTAGCTGAAAATTATGAAGTGTGGGGTAATACTGTTCCTACTCCTACTTTTGCAATTACAAATCTTCATATAAATGCCAGTCAAATTAATGGCTATGGCGAAACTAAGAGTTTTATTAGATTCCAGCATAACGGTATTACTTATATTAAAAAGTATTGTCCTGCTACAGAATTTGATATGATGACTCTTAAGGATAGACATACCTTTGGCGCTAACAAAAAGAATTTGGTAATGAATTTAATTTGCCAGTTCTAGTTAGAGTCTTGGGAAGATAAGATTTATCCAGAAGTTAAAATTCTATATTATGATGTTATGGAGGATAAAACAAATGAGACTCCTGATTTAAAAAGTAAGACCAAATCTGACGCTATTCTTAATTCCAAAACGACATCCTTAAATGCAAAATCTACTACAGATTTTGATTGGGGTGAAATTGAAAAGCCTAAGAAAAAAAGAGTAATGTTAGATAAGGATTTAGAAGATTTGGATTTTTAAGGTTGACAAATTAAAAGTAACATGATATAATGAGATAAGAAACCTTGATGGATTAATTTCCATCAAGGACTATCTCATATAAAACAAATAAAAAGAAAGCGGGTGTGTTATGGTTTTTTATAAGCCTGTTACAAACGAATAGGCATCAAAAATAGCAAAAGAATTAAAATTCTTTTCTACGCATAACCATACAGAAGTAAGCAATTTCAGATTGCGAGATTGCATAATAAAAATACCCGACCTTATTAATCGTTCTATTGAATTAGGATATAATGGAGTGTGTTGTACAGACCACGAAGCTTTATCTGCTCATGTGCGATTTATTAGGCGTTACAAAGAAATTAAAGAAAATAAAGAAAAATATGACAAATTAAAAGTAGACAAAACAGAAGAAGAAATAGAATTAGAATTAAATAAAGATGAAAATAAATCAATTAAAAAAAATTTAAAATATTATGAGAATTTTGATGGATTTAAAATTGGTTTAGGAAATGAAATTTATTTAGTAGATAGACCTAGTGAAGATGAAAAAATTAGCAAGTTTTTTCACTTTATTTTAATTGCAAAAGATAAAAAGGGCTATGAACAAATAAAAAGAATTTCTTCTGATAGTGCTTGGAAAAATTGGTATCGTTCTGGAATAATGGAAAGAGTTCCGACTTATAAAGATGAACTTGAGTCTATTATTGGGGATGAAAAAGGCCATATTATAGCACAGTCTGCGTGTTTAGGTTCAGAATTGGATAATTTAATTCTTGAATATTTAAATACGAATGATAAAAGTATTAAACAAAAAATTGACGCTTTTATTAAATGGTGTATGAAAATATTCGAAAAAGAAAATTTTTATTTGGAAATTCAACCTTGTGTAATTAAACAAGACAAAGATGGAAACAATTTACCACATGAACAAGCAATGGTAAATCAATTTATGTTTGTTTTAAGTAAAGCTTATGGATTGAAAGTCATTTGTAGTACTGACAGTCATTATTTAACAAAAAATGATGCAAAAATTCATGAGGCATATTTAAAAGCAGATGACAATGAAAAATCTCGTAACAGAGAAGTGGCTAGTTTTTATGAAACGACTTATATGTTTTCTATAAGCGAACTAGTAGAAACGTTGTCATATCATTTAACAATTGACCAAATTAAAGAAGCTTTAATAAATACTCAACGTATTTATGATAGTATTGAAGTTTTTGATTTATATCACTCCACTATTGTTCCTACTGATAAAAAGATTCCACCATTTAAGGTAAAGCATATTTTTAAAGATTGGTATGATAAATATGAATATTTAAAGAAGTATGCCGAATCTGAGGATAAACAAGACCAGTATTTGCTTTATTTGGTAGAACAAGGGTTTGAAAAGAAAAACCAATGGGGAGATTCCTCTTATCATTTTGCCACTTATGATGAAAATGGTGAAATTATAGAAGAGCATGATAAAATAGTAACTCAAGAAGAAAAAATTGCTCGTATTAATGAAGAGTTTAGTAGCTTTTGGCAAATTTCTGAGCGTTTAAATCAAAAATTATCTGCATATTATGTACTTGTTAGAGGATTGGTACATGAAGTTATGTGGAAAGTTTCTTTTGTTGGTGTTGCGCGAGGTTCAGCAGGAGGTAGTTATATTTGCTATCTTTCTGAAATTACTCAAATTAATCCTCTAAAATATGACTTGCCTTTCTGGAGACACAGTTCTCCTTTAAGACCAGAGTTGCCAGATTAAATTATTCTAACATTTATTTAAATATTTTAATGAAGGGAGGGAATTATGAGCGTAGAAATAATAAAAGAAAAAGGAAAATATATTTTTAATCAAGAAGCTATTGATTGTGTTGTTAAAAAATATCAAGAGCATAAAGGGTCTGTTACAATATAGAAAGAATTAAAAGCAGAGTATAATATAGATGTTAGTATTCATGGTATTTATTTAATTTTACATAATAGAGTAGAAATTAGAGATGACCGTGAATAGACTTTAAAATATACTTGCGATGATAATTTCTTTAAAAAAATAGATACAGAAGAAAAAGCTTATTGGCTAGGTTTTCTTTATGCTGATGGATATATAAATAATAAAAGAAAATATGGCAATTATAAAGTAGGAATAGCTATTTCTGAAAGTGATAAAGTTCATTTAGAAAAATTTAAAAACGCTATTCATTACACAGGAAACATTAAAACTTATTCTCCATCATTAAGTGAAAATAGTTATAAAGGCACAAAAAATTATTGTAGAATTTTAATTACGAGTCCAACAATGGCTGAAGATTTAATAAATAAAGGTTGTTTTGTTAATAAAACAGATAGCCTTATTTATCCATCTTATGATATTGTTCCTAAAGAATTAGAAAAACATTTTATAAGAGGAATGATTGACGGAGATGGGTCGTTAATTATTACAAATTTATTAAAGGAAAATGTTCATAAAGATTTTGAGCTGTCTTTTACAGGAACAAAAAATATGTGTCAAGGCATATTGAGATTTTTTAATAAAGAGAATACAGTTCTTAGTAAACGTCATAAAGATAGAGACAACGATAATTTTAGTTTTAGCATTGGTGGAAATAAATAGGTTTTAAGATTAGTAACTTTACTTTATAAAGACGCTACTATTTATTTAGATAGAAAATACGAAAAATATTTAAAAATGTTAGAAATTAGTCGAGAACAGCAGTAATGTTGTTTGTTAAGTCCTGTAAACCTAAATTGCAATAGGGTGTGCAGAAATGTGCTAACGGTGAAAGCCTACAGTTAAAATAACCATGGTAATACCGTGCCAAGCTTATATGTAAATATATGAAGGTGTAACGACTAGCCCATAGGGGCGTAGAGTGGAGAAGCTGCCACTCGAAAGACGGATACCCTAATAGTTCGGCTAAGGGTAAAAAGATAGTCTACTCCGACTCTGAATAGAGTGTTAAAGTATTAGGAAACTAACGGTAGCAAGGATTGATGTAGATAGTGAGGCTTTAAAACGCCCTCTTATTTTCCAAAATATGCATGATTATTATGGAGATGAGAATGTTTTAAATACTCTTACTTTAAAAACAGAGGGAACAAAATCTACAATTTTAGTGTGTGCTAAAGGATTTGGAATAAATAATGATGATGCACAACATTTGGCAGATTTAGTTCCTTTTGAAAGAGGTTCAAACTGGTCATTAAAAGATTGCTTTTACGGGAATGAAGAAAATGGTAGAATGCCTGTAAAAGAATTTATTAATGAAGTAAATAAATACGAGGGGTTGAAAGATACTCTTTTTAAGATTGAAGGGCTTATTTGTGGTAGGTCGATTCATGCTTCGGCATCTTATATTTTTGATGCTGGATATATTGTTCAAAATAGCAAAATGAGAGCGCCGAATGGCACAACTATTACTGCCTATAATATGGAAGATTCAGATTATATGGGTGGTTTGAAGATAGACACTTTGACTATTGAAATGCTAGATAAGTTGCATACAGCAATAGATTTGCTAATTGAAGCAAAAATAATTGAAGATAAAGGAAGTTATAAAGCTAATTATGACACTTATCTTCATCCTGATGTACTTGATTATAATGATTATAAAATGTGGAATTTGTTAGACAAAAACCAAATTTTAGATGCATTTCAATTTGATAGTGCAATGGGACAACAAGTTATTACAAAAACTCAACCTCGTTCTATGTTAGAGCTTTCTACCGCTAATAGCTTAATGAGACTTATGGCGCAAGAAGGTGCAACAGAAGCCCCTATGGATACTTATCGTCGTTATAAAAATAATATTCAATTATGGTATAACGAAATGAAAGAAAATAAATTATCCGACCATGAGCAAGAAATTATGAAGAAACATTTAAGTAAACTTTATGGGGTTGCTGATACTCAGGAAAGTATTATGGAAATGAGTATGGACCCTGAAATAAGCGGGTTTGATGTAGTTCTTGCGAATAAGCTTAGAAAATCAGTGGCCAAAAAAAAGAAAGATTTGATTGCTGCTGTTCATGAAAAATTTTACAAAAAGGGCGCAGAATTAGGTACTTCAAAAGAACTGCTTAATTATGTTTGGGATGTGCAAATTAAAAGACAGCTCGGATATTCTTTTTCAAAAAACCATTGTATGCCCTATACAGCCATTTGTCTTCAGTGTATGAACATTGTACAAAAATATGGAGCGTTATATTGGAATTGTGCTTGTTTAATTGTTAATAGTGGAAGTACAGATGAAGAAAATGTTGATAACAATAGTGGCGTTAACTACGGTAGAATTGCTAAAGCTATGGGCAATATGATTAATGCTGGCATTAAAATTTCTTTACCTGATATTAATCGTGCTCGTTTTGGTTTTTACCCTGACAAAGACAGCAATGAAATTATTTATGGCTTAAGACCTATTCAGGGATTAGGAGGGAAAATAGCTAAAGCAATCGTAGATAACAGGCCTTATGTTTCGGTCGAAGATTTTTATTCTAAAATGCAAGAATTTAAAGAATCTGCAAAAGAGAATAAATTTGGAGATACGGCTATGATTTCTCTTATCAAGGCGCGGTGTTTTGATAATCTTGAGAAAAAAGATAGAAGAGTAATTATGGAAGACTTTATTAGAATTATTTCAAGTCCTGTTAAGTCTCTTAGTATGCCAAATATAGAAGATTTAAATAATCTTGGATTATTAACAGAAAATCAAAAAAAGTTTGAATTAAGATTATATAGATTTAGGAATTATGTTTTTCAAAAGAAATTCTTTTACAAACAAATAGGTAAAAGTGCAAGTACGGCTTATTATGTGCTTGAGAATAAATTTGCTTGGCCTTATTTCGAAAAATATTTTCTTAATGATATGGTTGATAAAAAAGATTATGACTGGGGAGACGAAGGACAAAGAGTTGTTAAAAGAGGTAGTTTAGACCGAGTTTTTAATAAACTCATGGCAGATTTTAAAGATGATGTCTTAAGTGACCCTAAAATGCTTTCAGCAGTAAATGAAGCAAAATTTAAGTTGGTATGGGATGAAAAAGCGACGGGGAATCTGTCTAAATGGGAAATGGATTCTATGTGTTATTATTATCATTCTCATGAGTTGTCAAAAGTAAATAAAGAAAAATATAATATAATTAATTTTGAGGATTTGCCTCCTGATGGACCAGTTGTTCAAACTTATATGTATAGAGGACAAGAAAAGAGTCGTTTTGCATTAAGTAGGATTTGTGGAACTGTATTAGATAAAAATAAAAATAAGAATACTGTTGATTTATTAACTCCAACAGGGGTAGTAACTTTAAAATTTTATAAAGGGGCTTTTAATTTTTACGATAGGCAATTGTCGAAAGATAACGAAGATGGAACAAAGACTGTAATTGAAAAGTCTTGGTTTTCCAGAGGTAATAAGTTATTGATTACTGGTTATAGACGTGATACACAATTTGTTCCTCGTAAATATTCTGACAGCTTATATAAACATTCTGTTCAATTAATTAAAAGTATTGATGATAATGGTGAGTTAGTTTTAACATCGGATAGAGCGGATAAAGAAAGGGAGGAAAATGAGTTCTGAATTCGTTGAAGAAAAATTCATAAAGATAAAAGCGTCTCATTCTAAGACCCTCTATCCGAGTGCTGGAATTGGGTCAGATGGTAAAAATTGGGGAATAGTTTCTTGGAATATTCTTGAAGTAGAACAAGGAAATCCTACCATGAGTGTTTATGGTGAAGTTACTTTTACAGGGGAATATACTGATGGAATTGACCCCAATTCTGCCTATGTATTGTTAGGTAAAGAAGTTGAACATCCTAAATATGGTGTTCAGTATCAATTAGTTTATTATAATAAAGATATTGATTTTTCTAATCAGAAGAATCAAAGAGCCTTTTTAAGAACTTTCTTATCAGAAGGTCAAATGGATGAGTTGTTTGCTGTATGCGATGACCCATTACAAGTTATTGCAGACCATGATATAGAAACTTTAAAGAAAGCTAAAGGTATTGGAGATTATATTTCTAACTGTATTATTGAGCGTTTTGAAGCCAGTAAAGATATGTCTACTGTATATTTAGAGCTTGATAAGGTTGGTTTTTCTCCAAACTTTATTTCTAAATTAATTGAAAAATATAAAGCTCCACAAAAGGTAATTGATATTGTAAAAAACAATCCTTACCAGTTAGTAAAAGATATTAAAGGAGTAGGATTTTTTACTGCGGATAAAGTGGCTTTAAGGTCAGGTTATAAAACTTATGACACAAAGAGAATTAAATCTTATATCTTATGGTATCTTGATGCTCAAGGAGAAGAGGGTCATTCTTGGGTATCAGCTGGTGAATTAATGGGCTCGTTATATGAAGACCTTGGCGGAAAACAAAGTTTAATAGTAGAAGATGAAGATGGTAATCTTGTAAACAATGTTGGTAAAGCTATTAAAGAACTTCAAGATGAGGAGTTAATTCGTGTTGAAGAGGGCGATACTAAATCAGGTCGAAGAGTTTATTTAATGAGCTTTTGGAATCTTGAAAAAGATATTGCTTATCATCTTAAAAGATTACTTCAAGGTAATAATTATTTTGTTGCTAATGATTTTGAAGAGAAAATAAAAAGAGCAGAAGAGAAACAAGGTTTTCAGTTTACTCAAGAGCAAATAGACGGAATTAAGTTGGGAATTGAAAAACAAGTTTGCGTAATTTCTGGTTTAGCTGGTTCTGGTAAAAGTTCGTTAGTTACAGGTATTTTATCTGTACTTGATGAATATACTTTTGCTCAATGTGCTTTAAGTGGTAAAGCGGCGGCAAGATTACAAGAAGTTACTGGTAAAGAAGGTTTTACTATTCACCGACTTCTTGGATATACTGGTGGTTGTGGTTTTTCTTATGGAGAAGATAATCCATTACCTTATGACATCATTATTTTAGATGAAGTTAGTATGGTGGGGGGAGAAATTTTTCTTGATTTAATTAGAGCAATTCCCACAGGCAGTAAACTTTTAATGCTTGGTGATATGGGACAGCTTGAATCTATTGGTTCTCTTAATTTAGCTGCGGATATGATTAATAGTAAAGAAATTCCTACTGTTGAACTTAAAGAAGTGCATAGACAAGCAAAGGCTTCTGGCATTTTAACTACCGCTTACAATGTAAGAAATGGTATTCAATTATATCAGGATACTGATTATGAAGGTGTTGAAATTCGTGGAGAATTGAAAGATATGGTACTTGATATTAGAAATGAAAAAGATGATGACAGAAAAGATACCATTGCTTATTTTGAAAAGTATTTTAATAGCTCTCTTGTAAATGGTGATATTGAAAAAATTCAAATTATTTCTCCTGTGAAAGAACGTGGAGATGCTTGTGTCCATAATTTAAATCTTGATATTCAAAAACTAATTAATCCTGTTGACTTGAATGAATCTCGTCCAAGAATTTATGTTCAAAAGATGAAAGATGCTTCTGGAAATGATAGGTCTTTTTGGATTCAAGAAGGAGATAAAGTAATGTGTATTAAAAACAATTATAAAGTTTTTGATACAAGTGGAGCACAAACAGCTATGTATAATGGGTGGACTGGTGTAGTTACAAGTATTGATTATGAAAATGCCATCGTTGATTTCGATTTAGGAGATGCACCTATTATTTTAAAACACAAAGAAGTTAAAGAACATTTAATTTTAGGATATGCCTGTACTACTCATAAATATCAAGGTTCTGGTTGCCCTGTAATTATTGGAGTAATAGATTATAGTACTCCTCCGATGATGCTTTGTCAGCAACAGATTTACACTTTATTAACCAGAGCTAAGAAATTGTGTGTACTTGTAGCTCAAACTAAAGCTTTACGACGCTCTATTGATACAAATTTTGTTTCAACAAAAAGAACATTCCTACCTGAATTTTTAAAATAGGAATACAGATAGCTTAGAGAATAGTATAATGTGCTTCATAGAAAAGAAGATGAAGAACGTAGAGCTTTAATTAGGCAACTAAAAGATTGGAAAGAAAAAGATGAAGTACAAGAGGAATAATTTTTATTATCCTCTTGACAACTTCATTTGATTATGTTATTATATGGATGATTCAAAGGAGTAACTATGAATCGAGAAGAACGTAGAGCGGCTGTAAAGAAGCTCACTAAAAAAGGTTTAACAAAAGAAAGTGCTATTACTTTTGTTAAAAGAATGGATAGCATTACCACCAATCCTATTACTACATGGGAAGGTGAAAAAGTAACTTTAGATTATAATCGAATTATTTCATATCCAGATTGGAAGCAAATGAGAGAAGATTATAGAAATTGGGTTACTGAACATAAAAATGATATTTTTACAGTTGAATTTGACCCTTTGAAAAAAGAAAGACAGGCTGCTGATTATAATAGCCTTGTTCAATTTGTAGAAGATGAAACTAAACCAAAATGGTTATTTTGGGCAGGAGATTTAATTCCTGTTGAGGGACAAACAAGACCTATTACTGATAAAGAAAAGTTAGTAAAAGAATTCAACGAGAAGATTGATAGTATTCTATCTAAGATGGAATAAGGAGGACAAAAATGGACCATACGAATTTTATGATGATGATTGGAGTTGTTGCAAGTGGTAAATCCACTCTTGCTCAGAATCTCAAAAATATGTTGACTAAAATGGGTCAGCCTACAATGATTGTTTCATCGGATGAAATTCGTGAAACTGTTTTTGGAGATGTAAATGACCAGACTCACAATGATGAGGTCTTTAAAGAAGTTCGCCGTCGTATTAATAATTGCATTGACAAGATGAATATCATTGTTGATGCAACTAATATTAATGTTAAATCTCGTAAGAGTTTGTTGGATATTGTTCGCAATAAGGAAAATGTTAATAAAGTTGCTTATGTTATGACTACTCCTGTCGTTGTTTGCAAAAGGCAGAATAAAGCGAGAACTCGTACAGTTCCCGAAGAAGTTATTGATAGACAGATTGGCAAGTTTGAAATTCCTTTTTATGAGGAAGGTTTTGATACAATTAATTTAATTGGTTGGAATTTTAATCAGTTTGAAGTAATTGTACCTCAGTCTAATTGGACTACTGACGATGATTATATTATGAGTTTGATGAAAGGTTTTGACCAGAAAACTTGTCATCATAAGTATACTTTAGATGAACATTGTAGAATTTGCGCAGAAGAAGTTGCTAAAAGAACTGATGACAAGATTCTTTATAGAGCCGCACAGATTCATGATTTAGGTAAGTTAACTACTGGTCAGCCCAAGGAAGATGGTTCTGGAGATTATAGATATTATAGTCATCATAATGTAGGAACATATGACCTTTTAGCAAATCTTGATTGTATTGGATTTACTAACATGGATGATATTTTAAAATGTCTGTTTTATGTTAATTTCCATATGCTTCCATTCTTTCTTGAAACCGAAAAATCTAAAGCTAAATGGGAAAAGATTATGGGAAAAGAAAACCTTGATAAGCTTTTTTTATTTAACGAATGCGATAAAATTGCAAGCGGGACTTCTGAAAAATAATTCAGAAGATAAAAATTAGTAAAGGAGAGTTTAAGATGAATTTTCATTTTAAGAAGGAGTTTCTTTGGCATCCTCTTTATGAATATGTTATGACTGTTAAAAGAAAGTATATTCAATCTTATACTCTCCTTAACAACGAACCTTGTCCTGAAAATTACAATTTTAATGATTGGCTCGATAGAGTTTTTGAAGTGTGGGGAAATATTACTCCTAAGCTTAATGAAAAATTGAGTAAGATTTTTGACCCTCTTCAGATTACTTGTTATGACCATTATGTACTTTTTAAGTATAAGGGTTTTATTGAATTGTCTGATGATTATGATTTAAATTCTTTTTTTGAATTATATGATGGTCTTTATAGAGAATGTCGTTCTTGTGTCTTTGATATAAAGAATGATGAAATTGCTCTTGCATCTTTGGCAAAGTTTAAGAACTATGGCGAGGATGAGGGCGATTGGTCTCCTAAAAATATTAGGTCTAAATATAATTTTGCTCATGCAGTCTTTATTACTAATAAGCTTGATGGTTCTTATCAGCAATATAGATATATTGCAGAGGAAGATAGAATTTTAGGTTCTGGTTCTCAGGCGTTAGACCCAGTAGAATCTTGGAGACTTGCGGCGGGTTATAAGCTTTTATCTGATGGACAAAAAGAATTAATTAAGGATTATCCTGATTATACTTTTATTTTTGAATATATTTCTCCCAAAAATCCTATTGTTGTTAAATACGATGAATCTCAAGAAGGACTGTATTTACTTGCGGCAAGGGATGTTAAGGATGGCAAGGAAGTTTCTTTTGATATTCTTAAGGATATGGCTGAGGAATATGATTCTAAAATGACTCAATGGTATTATAATGCTACTTTGTTTAGTGTTTTAGCCGATACCGATAATTATCTTTCTTCTGAAAAAGAAGGCTGGGTAGTTGATATGGTTGATGGATATAAAAATCATTTTAGATGCAAAATTAAAACATCAGATTATGTCTTAATGCATAAAGCATTATCTAAAAATATATCTCCTAATGCAGTTATTAATGCTATTCATGAAGATAGATTTGATGATTTTTTAGCAAAGTGTCCTGAAGTATACAGAGAATTAATTATGCAGTATTATAATACTGTTCACGAATATCTTAATCTTTATAAAGAGCTTATTGATAAAATTTTAATTAAAGGAAATGCAGAATGTGTAGATTTTTGGAATAATAAAAAAGAAGCAATGCTTTGGATGGATAAACTTCCCAAAGTGTTAAAGGGCAGAACAAAGACCAAATATCTTGGACAGGAAAACGATTTTTTGTTAAAGAGACAGTTTTGCTATAAATATTCTGAAATTACAAAAGCCCTACACAATTTAAAGCGTTTTAAAAATTCTATGGTGGAAGGGTAACTTTCCACCATTTTTATATATTATATAATAAAACAGAAACAAATTAAAATTAAACAAAAAAGGATTGACAAATATGGATGTAAAGATTAAATTGCTGTCTAAGACAGCTAAGATGCCTGTTAAGGCGCACGAGACTGATGCTTGCTTTGACCTTTATGCTGATTGTCCTGATGATATTTATTATAGTTGGGATGTTCAAAAAGATGTTGCAGGAATCAAGGTTCGTCCTCACGAAACGGTAAAAGTAAAGACTGGTATTGCAACTGCAATTCCTGTTGGATATTGGGGTGCTATCTTTGCTCGTAGTGGTTTGGCTACAAAGCAAGGTTTGCGTCCTGCAAATTGCGTTGGAGTAATTGATGCAGATTATCGTGGCGAGTGGATTGTTGCTCTTCATAATGATAGTACTGAAACACAAATTATTAGACACGGAGATAGGATTGCTCAAGCTATGATTCTTCCTGTGCTTCCCACTACTTTTGAACAAGTAGAAGAACTTCCCGATACTGAGCGTGGCGCTGGTGGATTTGGAAGTTCTGGTAATTAAAATTTAAAGGAGAAAGTTATGTAGGATTTTTGGAAATTAGCCTTAGAAAATCTTTTGGCAGCTTTGGTGGGATTTTCTATTTTTGGCATGGCATATCTTTCTAATGTTAGTTTCTCTTTATATTATAATATTAAAATTGCAGGAGAAACTTTTGAAAAACAAAGATTAATAAATAGCCTTTATAAAATTTTAGCTTTTGCTGGTGGTACAATGTTACTTGTACTTTCTACCTCTTTAATTATTCCTTGGGCAAACAAAAACAATCTTCCTATCCCTGCTGAATATAGTACTGTTATTTCAACAGTGGCAACTTTGGGAGTGTGTTTATCTGGTTCTTTGAAATATATTTTAGAAGCTTTTAATAAGATGAAGAAAATTTTGTCTATTAAGGATGAAAACAATACTATTGAAGCAGCAAGAGCAAATGCTTTGAAATCTAATAAAGCTGTAGAGGGAGAGTAATTATGGCTCTCCCTAATTATAATAAGCTTGTTATAGGAGATACTGAAACTACTGGATTTAAAGAAAACAGAATTGTTAGCATTGCAATTTTAGTGTATGAAAACGGTAAAAAAATTGCTGATAAATATATATTAGTAAATCCGTAGACCCAAATTGAAAGTGGAGCATCTAAAGTAAACGGTATTACTTATGATACTATAAAAAATTGTCCCACATTTGATGAGGTGTGGGAAGAAATAAAAGATTATATGACAGATAGTGTTTGGATTTTTCACAATGCCAAATATGATGCTAACAAAGTAATTTATCCAGAATTGAAAAGATATCACATTCCAATTCCAAATCATGCTGTTTGTTGTACCTTAGAAAATGCAAAACGTTTAATTCCAAAAGCAGAGGTAGCTAATTATAAATTAGGGACTTTGCTTGAACATTTTGGCTATACTTTAGAAAATGCTCATAGTGCAGATGCAGATACTTGGGGTTGTATGAAATTATATAATTAGTTAGTTAAATTATCTGATGGTAATTTAGATGTTACATAAAAGGACAAAAGGAGATTGATGTTATGGTTGTTTTGTATACCACTAATTGCCCTCGTTGTATTGTTTTGGAAAAGAAACTTAAGCAAAAGGGAATTGAATTTGAAGCCAGAACTGATTTCGATGTAAAGGAAATGATTAAAAAGGGTTTTGCTTCTGCTCCATTACTTGAAGTTGATGGAGAAATTATGGCTTTCAATGAAGCAAATCAATGGATTAATAATAATTAAAAAGGAGGAGCTTTAAGTTTTATGAACGTTAATATTAAACTTAATAAAGATTTTGAAAGGCAGTTTAACAGACTTGTAGAAAAATACGGGGAAGATTTTTTAAAGCTGTAGGGATTAGATGAAGGTAAATTAAGTTTTACTGACTTTATCGACAATTTTGTTGATAGTGATAATGTAGCTAATGCTTCAGTTGACCCTAATGCCAACGTTGGGCATAAAGATATTGTATCACTTATTAATGAAATGAGTAAACCCCATCAAAAGCTCCTTGCATACAATAAGCTTTATTACGAAATTAAAAAGAAATATGGGTATCGTGCAGCTAATGATTGGTTGGAAGCTGAATGGAACAAGTCTCTTTATTTACATGATGCTCATTCTGCAACTTTCACTTCTTATTGTTTTGCTTACGATTTAAAAGATGTGGCTGAGAAAGGGTTGTTTTTTATTGATAATTTCAATGCTGAACCTCCTAAACATCTTGAAAGTTTTATCGACATGGTAAAAGAGCATTGTAGTTATGCTTGTAATAGAACTTCGGGCGCAGTAGCCTATCCTAATCTTATTCCTTATATGTGGTATTTTTGGAATAAAGATTGCAAAGATGGATATTATTTAAAAAATCCTGATATTTATGCTGACCAACAAATTCAAAGATTAATTTATTCTCTTAACCAGCCTTATTTAAGGGGCGGAATTCAATCTGCTTTTACCAATGTAAATTTCTTTGACCATCCTTATTTTGAAGCCATTTTTGGTGGAGGAGAATTCCCTGATGGGACTTTTATGATTGATGCTGAAGAAGAAATTATTGAATTCCAAAAGCGTTTTCTTAAAATGATGAGTAAAATTCGTCATTCTAATATGATGACTTATCCTGTAAGTACTATTAGTTTATTAACTACTCCTGATGGAGAGTTTGTTGATGAAGAATTTGCTAAATTCGCTTGTGAACAAAATAGAGAATGGAATGATTCTAATTGGTTTGTAGATTCTAATGTTACAAGTTTAAGTTCTTGTTGTCGTTTGAGGAATGATGTTTCAGAATTGGGGTATTTTAATAGTATTGGTGGAGCAGCTCTTAAAGTTGGGTCAATTAAAGTTTCTACTGTTAATCTTGCTCGTTTAAGTTATATGTATGATACTGAAAAGGATTATTTAAAAGGACTCCGTAAAATTCTTAATCTTGATTTAAAGGTTCTTGATTGTCAGCGCGGCATTATTAGACGCAATGTAGAAAAAGGACTGCTTCCAAATTTTTCTCATGGATTAGTAGATTTTGACCATAGTTATTCCAGTATTGGTATTATGGGAATTTATGAAACAATGGCTACTTTTGGATATACTGATACAGATGAGTTTGGAAATGTTATTTATAAACCAGAGGCTTATAATTTTGGCAAGAAAATTTTTGAAACTATCCATTCTATAAAAAATGATTTTGAAAAGGATAAAGATTATAAAATTAACCTTGAAGCTATTCCACGGGAGTCTGCGGCAGTTAAATTTTCTCAGGCAGATGCCATGCTTTATCCAGATAAAGTAAATAAAGACTTACCATTACTTGCAAATCAATGGATAGGTTTGGGTATTAAAACCTCTATTCAAGAACGTGTAAAAATCGCTTCTGCTTTTAGTGAATATTGTTCCGGTGGAGATATTTTACATATTAATGTAGATGCTCCTTTTGATAGTTTTGATAAGGCATGGAATATGCTTAAATATGTAGCTAAACAGGGAGTTAAATATTTTGCTTTTACTGGTAAAATTTCTGCTTGTAAACATAATCATGCATTTTATGGAGATGTATGCCCTGAATGCGGTTGTCCTAAAGAAACGGAATATAGTCGTATTGTAGGATTTTTTACTCCTGTTAAAGCTTACACTAAAGAGCGCAAAAAAGAATGGGAAATGCGCGATTGGATGAATTTAAATAAATGAAATGTAAAATTAACAATGGCGTAATTAACAAATTTGTCCAAGAAGATGAACTGTCCCTGTGGTTAAAATAGGGGTGGAATCGTCGGTGGTATAATCAAGAAGAGCAAAATAAAAAGAATTCAGAAGGAAACAAAAAACGTTGGGCAAATGTGTCTCGTGAATCATATCATGAAATAACAGGTGTTAAAATTTCAGGAACTTTAAAAAAATATCATTCTGAATTAACAGAAGAAGAGAAAGAAGCTAAAACTCAAAAAAGGCTTCATACAAGAGAATAGTGGACGAAAGAAGAAAAAGAAGAATATTCTCATAAAATGTCTGAATCAGCAAAAAAACATAGGGCAGAGGCATCACCTGAATATTGGGAATAGTCAATTGCAAAAGCTTGGGAAACAAGAAGAAAAAATTAGACTTTTAACAGTTCAAAGCCTGAAGATGAAATGTATAAGTAGTTATGTGAAAAATATCGGAAAGATGATGTAAAACGTAATTATGATTCAGATGAAAGATATCCTTACGCTTGTGATTTTTATATCGTTTCAGAAGATAAGTTCATAGAATTTCAAGGGCATTGGACTCATGGTAAAAAGCCTTTTAATCCAGAAGAGAAAGATTGTCAAGAAAAATTAGCGAAATGGCAAGAAAAAGCAAAAAATTCCAAATTTTATTAGACGGCAATTTATGTTTGGACTGATTTAGATGTGAGAAAAAGGGCTTGCGCCAAGAAAAATAATTTGAATTTTGAGGTAATTTATCCATGAATGAAACTATTATTCATCTTAAAGGTGTTGTCATGGAGGACTTTGTTAATTATGCGAAGCCCTCCCTCTTCCTTATCACTTGTAAATGTGATTGGAAATGTTGTCATGAAGCTAATATTCCAATTACTGTATGTCAAAATGAACCTGTGGTAAGACAAGCTACTAAAGAATTTTTAATTTCTTCTATTTATAAAGCTTATATAGATAATGAAATTACAAAGGCAGTCGTAATAGGAGGTTTAGAGCCTATGTTGCAATTTGAAGAAGTTTTATCTTTATTGGATTATTTTAGAAAGCAAAATTGTAATGATGACTTTGTAATTTATACGGGATATTATAAAGAAGAGATAGGAAAAGAAATTGAGCAATTAAAAAAGTATCCCAATGTAATTTTAAAATATGGTCGTTATAAACCAAATTTAGTTTCACGTTTTGATGATGTTTTGCAAATTACATTGGTTTCTAACAATCAATATGCAGAGAGGATATCTTAATGTTAAAAATTGTATTGAACGATGATAAAGATTTAGTAGACGAAACAAATCGTCAGCTTGCAGAAATGAAAGAGAAATATGGAAAACAATATTGTCCATGCGGTTTAACTCAAACTGATGATATGGTTTGTATTTGCAAAGCCTTTAGAGAACAAAACTATGCTGGGGAATGTAATTGCGGAAAGTATAAAAAGATAGAAGTTGATTAAGGGGTATCATACCCCTTTCAACTTATTTCTTATAACTTCTTGACAAGACAAAATTTATTTGTTATAATGTCATTAAGTAAGAATAGATAAATATATTTATATATTGTTACTTATTTACATTAAGGAAGGTAAATTATGAATTTAGAAAAGGTTAACAACAGAGTTCATTCAGATTATGAATTTTTGAGCGAACTTGGATATAATGTAGTCGGCGTATTTGTTTATGGTAGTAATAATTACGGAATGGCTACGGAACATTCTGATGTTGACACAAAAGCAATTGTACTTCCTCATTTTGATGATATTGTTGATTCTAAAGATTGGGTTAGTAAAGAATATCATCGAGATGAAGATGGAGGAAAGCTTGAAGTTAAAGACATTCGCTTAATGTTTAATAGTTATTTGAAACAAAACATTAATTTTACAGAAACTTTATTTACTAAATATTTTGAGCTTAATCCTGAATATGCTGGACTGTGGTTAGGGGCTGTTGTTAAAAATAGAGAAGCTATTGCACATTATTGTCCTCAAAAAGCTGTATTAACAATGTATGGTAACATGAAAACAAAATACAAACAAATGTTTCATAGAGCTCCTCATAATGAATTTGATATTGACAATTACGGATATGGGCTGAAAGATTTTCATCATATCGCAAGATTAGCAGATTTTATTAAAAGATATATAGCAGATGAACCCTATGAAAAAATTTTAACCCCTAAAAATCCAGAATTGTTAATTAGTTATAAGACCACTCCTCTTCCAGTTGAAGATGCTAAAAGAATTGCAGAAAATTTAATTACCGAAGCGGAGGTTTTGGTAGATGAATATGTAATGGATAAGCATTTTGAGACCAACAAAGAAGTAGAAGATGTTTTAAGAAATGTACAAAGAACAATGATTGCTAATTCTTTAAAGAAAGAGCTTTTAGAAAGTGAGACTAAATTATGAGTTATGCAGTAGTTGGTATTTTAATTGTTTGGGTTGTTTTATCTTTGCTTATTATGAGCACAATTGATAAGTAATGGAGATTAATATGAATAATTACGAAAATATTGCACGTATTAAGGAATTAACGAGTCTATTAAATAAGTATCGAGATAAATATTATAATTATAGTGAATCTCTGGTTTCTGATGCAGAATATGATAAGCTGTTTGACGAATTGCGTGAATTAGAAACAGAAGAGAATTTTATTCTTTCAAATTCTCCCACTCAGACCGTTGGCTATGAAGCTGTTGATTCGCTAAAAAAAGTTAAACATGACCATTTAATGCTTTCGCTTGACAAAACAAAAAGCTGTCAGGATTTACTTAATTTTGCAGAAGATAGAGAAGTAGCTTTATCTATGAAGTTAGATGGTCTTACTATGTCTGTTAAATATGAAAATGGTAAGCTTGTTTCTGCTGAAACTCGTGGCAATGGTGTTGAAGGCACTGATGTTCTTAATAATGCTAAGGTTATGAAGAATCTTCCTTTAACTATTGATAGCAAAGAAACCCTTGTTATTGATGGTGAATGTATTATTCTTAGAGACGATTTTGAACGAATTAATGCAGAACTTCCTGATGGAGAGCAATATGCTACTCAGCGCAACCTTGCAAGTGGTAGTCTTTCTCTTTTGGACAATAAAATTACGTCTCAGAGAGGTCTTCAATTTTGGGCTTGGAGTTTGATTGAGGGAACTACGGGTAGTTTTAGAAAAGATATGAATAAGCTTCAGTCTTTGGGTTTTACTATTGTCCCTTGTATTTATTTCAATGGTGGTCATGTTGACCTTTATGGAATTGAAGATTTAACTATTAAATTGAAACAGACTGCTGATAAGAAAGGCATTCCTGTTGATGGTTGTGTTATTACTTATGATGATATTGCTTATGGTTTAAGTCTTGGTAACACTGGTCATCATTTCCGTAAGAGTTTGGCTTTTAAGTATGAAGATGAAACTGCTGAAACTATTCTTAGAGACATTGAATGGGCAGTTGGTAAAACTGGCGTAATTACTCCTACTGCTGTGTTTGATTCTGTTATTCTTGATAATACAGAAGTAAGTCGCGCATCTGTTCATAATATTAGTATTATCAAGTCTCTTGGTTTGAGAAAGAATTGTACTGTTAAAGTTGCAAAAATGAACATGATTATTCCACAGATTGTTTTTTGCAACAAAGATGGTGATGCAGATTTTGAAATTCCAAAGACTTGTCCGTGCTGTGGTAAGCCTACGACAACTAAAATTTCTGAATCTGGTGCTGAGACTCTTTGGTGTGAAAATCCTGATTGTCCCGAGAAGAATTTGGCTAAGTTCGTTCAGTTTGTATCTAAGCCAGCAATGAATATTGATGGTTTAAGTGAAGCTACACTTAAGAGATTTATTGACGCTGGGTATGTTAAGAAGTATGCAGACCTTTATCATCTTGATAAGTATAAAAACGAAATTATCGAGATGGAGGGTTTTGGTGAAAAATCTTATAGCAAGTTAATTGAATCTATTGAAAAGTCTCGCCATGTTAAACTTGAAAATCTTTTTGTCGCTTTAAGTATTCCCAATATTGGCAAGACAGCGGCAAAGGAAATCAGTAAGCATTTTAACGGAGATTGGATGGCTTTTGAAGAGGCTATTGATTTTAATAAGTTTGATTTCTCTACTTTAGATGGTTTTGGTGAAACAATGTCTCAAGCTTTGCATAACTGGTGGAATAGTGAAGATTCATTGTTTACAAATCTTATTTTTGAATTAAATTTAGTTTGGGATAAACCAGCACAGATTTCTGCAAATGAATTTTGGACCAATAAACGCTTTTGTATAACTGGAAGTTTTAATGTTTCAAGAGATAAAATTGTAGAGAAAATTGAAGCACAGGGAGGAGTTTTTGTCTCTTCAGTTTCTAAAAAATTAGATTTGTTGATAGCTGGTGAAAAAGCTGGAAGTAAATTAAAAAAAGCTCAAGATTTAGGAATAAAGATTTTAACTCAAGAGGATTTAAAAAATGTCTTAGACTAAACAAATTTTTTCGCTTTCTATGGTATCAAAAGCATTTTAGGAAAGACGGTATTAGGTATTAGAAGATTCTGATATACAAGGAACTATTTATAAAATAAAATATAAATGTCTAAAACATCCAGATTACGTTTAGAGTATTTCTTGGAGTAATTTTAAAAATGGAAGAGGATGCCGATTGTGTGCCAATGAAAGAATTGGTGACAAATTATCTACTTCTATTCAAAAAATAGAAAAAAGTTTTAAAGAAAAAGATTTTTAGATTGTTAATTATCCATCTGTAATTACCTACACAACAAAAATTCAGGTAAAATGTAATAAACATCCAGCAATAATTCAAAATTTATCTTTAAGAAATTTAAACACTGGCGGATGCTCTTTTTGTAATGGGAAAAGGATTTACGCTCCCGATTTAAAAAAAGATATTGAAGATAAAGGATTTGAATGGGTAGATTATTCTGAAAATATAAAAAGCAATTCTAAAATAAAAATAAAATGTCATGTTCATAAAACAATAAGTTAGGTTACAATAAGCCAGATAAAAAGGAATCAAAAAATTAATTTATGTCCAGATTGTCAAAAAGAATAGAATAGTAGAGGGAATGGAAAATATACTTTGAAAGAAGTAGAAAAACTTTTTGAAGATGCTGGTTATATTCTTTTATCTAACCAATATATTAATGATAGACAAAAATTAGAATATCTTTGTCTCAAACATGGAATACAAAAAATATCCTTGGATAAATTTTTAAGAGGGTAGCGTTGTCCTCAATGTAAAGTTTCTCATGGAGAACAAAAGATATTAAATTTTTTAAAAAAAGAAAATATTGATTTTAATTTTCAAAAGACATTTAAAAATTGTAAAGATAAAGAATTATTACCTTTCGATTTTTATTTACCACAATATAATGTTTGTATTGAATATTAGGGTATTCAACATTATGAGGCTATTCCGTTTAAACAAAAGAGAACCGAAGAAAACTATAAAAAAGCAGAAGAAAAACTAAAAAGTTAGCAAAAAAGAGATTAGATAAAACGAGATTTTTGCAAAAAGAATAAAATTGTCTTATTGGAAATAAAATATTTAGATTTTAATAATATTGAAAGTATATTAGAAGAATTTTTGAAGAGGATTGGAAAATAATATGGAAGTAATTAAAGATTTTTTTGATGCTTATGCTTTTCTCTCTAATTTTTATAATGCACCTGTAAGTTATAATGGCTTAACCTATCAAAATTCAGAAGCAGCGTTTCAAGCACAAAAAGAAATTAGAGATGAAGACCGTAAAAAATATATTTCCATGAATCCAGCTCAAGCAAAACTTGCTGGTAGGAATTGTAAGTTGCGTAAAGATTGGGAAGATATTAAAGAGCAAACAATGTATGAAATTGTTAGTGCAAAATTTACTCAGAACAAAAATCTCGCCAAACTTCTTCTTGATACTGGTAACGCTTATCTTGAAGAGGGAAATTGGTGGCATGATACTACATGGGGAGTTTGCAATGCTGTTGGAGAAAATAAGTTGGGAAAGATTCTTATGCGCGTAAGAGAAGAACTTGATGGAGGAATTTGGGAATGAATAGTCAGATGGCTAATAAAGTAGACCATACTATTGATGGTAAATGTTCTGGATGTGGAGCTTGTTGTTCTGCAATTCTTTGCGTAAGTGATGCAGAAGTAAAGAAGATTAAAAAGTATCTTGGTCAGCATCCAGAAGTAAAAATGATTAATCGTAATACTGCTTTAGATAAAGATTTTAAAGATATTTGCCCTTTTTTGAACAAGGAAAACAAGTGCCAAATTTATGAAGTACGACCTGAAATTTGTTCTCGTTTTATTTGTTCTGCTTTTAAGGACACTTCTATTCCTCCTCTTAATCATAGAAATAAGAGAATTATTAATATGATTACTACCTTTATGGGAGAAAAGACTTGTCCAAATGCTCCTGACCTCGTAGGGTTGAATAAGTTTTATGAAAATAAAAAGAAAGAGGTTTATGGAAAATGACAATTAAATATTGTTGTGAAAAATGTGGGAAAGAATTTTAGTCTTTAGGCGAATGTTATTTACATGAAAGAAAATGTATTGATGGGATAGATGGGAAGAAAGCTGTTTTGATGCTTGAAGAATTAAGCTATCCTTATGGGCAAGCTGTTTGTAAACATTGTGATAATCATTATATGGTTTATGGATGTGAGCTTTCTTGCAAATATGAAAGGTCTTGTAAAAAGAGAGATAATTATCCTTTCTGGAAAGAAGAGGAAAAGAAATGAATTTTCCAAAAAAACCGTCTTTAGAATCTACTAAATGGTTAAAATACAGATTTAATAGAAAAGAAGATAATGTTGAAGATGCACAGAATAATTTGTTAAATTGGACAATTCTTGTTTATAATCCAGTTCATAAAGATTATGTTTTAGCTGGTGTAATTACTAAAGTTACAGAAGACTATGTAGAATTTTTAGGAGACCCTTCTGTTGTCGATACAAGATGGTGTCAGCAATCGTCTATTGGAAATAGTTTGGAGTGTTTAAATTAATGAATTATTATATTTCAGATTTGCACTTTGGGCATAAAAACATTATTAATTTTGACCATCGCCCATATGATACAACAGAAGAAATGGAGTTTGACTTAATTTTTCGTTGGAATAAATAGGTTTCAAATGCAGACCATGTATATGTACTTGGAGATTTTCTATGGAAAGCAGGGTCAGATGAATGGATTCGTATTTTAAACAAGTTAAATGGTAATATTCATTTAATTCAAGGCAATCATGACTGTAAACAATATTCTACAGGAGTTAGGAAAAAATTAGCTGAAATTTGTCATTATAAAGAAGTAACTGAAACAGTTGATGGTAAACCTTATAGAGTAATCCTTTCTCATTTTGCGATTCTTTCTTATTATGGGTCTTGTTATGATAATTGTTTCCATTTACACGGACATACTCATACAACCAAAGAACAAGACTTAGTAGAAGATTTTGCTAAAATGGCAAAAGAAAAATTAGAAAACTCTAATGAAAATGAATATTTAAATAGAGCCCAAATGATTAATGTTGGATGTATGATGCCTTATATGAATTATACTCCACAAACTTTTGAATATCTTTTGATGAAATATAAGAAGGGAGAAACAAAGGCGTAATGAAAGTAACCCTTTTGAATCCTACTGTATTAGAGGATTTATATAAAAATCACGGTGAATTTGCTTGTGAATGTTATAATACAGATAAGAAATATGCTGAACGAGTGGGTAAGAAATGTGAAGATTCAGGTCACATGAGTGGTTCTCGTTGTGAATATATTAAATTTGAAATTGAAGCAGATAGAGGCACTTTAGAACAGATGATGCGCTCTGAAATTGGAGTGCGTTATGATAATCAGGACAAGTATGCTTATATGGATTTGATTGAAGCAATTCCCCGTGTAAGTCCTGATGAGATTGTTAAGAATCTGGCTTCATTTAGATATATTGACAAAAATAATTTTACTTATATTATACCAAGTAATATTGAAAAAAATGAGAAAGCCAAGGCTTTGTATCAAAACCTTATGAGTAATATTGATACAACTCGTAGGCTTATTCGTGATATCCTTACTGAGAATGGTGTTAAGATTAATGCCGCAGTAGAAGATGCTAATTTTGTTTTGCCAAGAGCAACTAATACCACTTTAGCGATAGGTTTTACTCCTGAAGCTTTAATTACATTTATGCATAAGCGTTTATGTACCCGTGCTCAAGAACCTATTCGCAAGATTGCTGTTGAAATGAAAAGACAAATTGCAGGAATTAATCCAGTGTTTGCTAAAGAACTTGTCCCTCATTGTCAATATCTTCTTTGGTGTCCAGAGGGCGATAAGTGTTGTGGTAGATATCCTACTCGTGAAGAATTGAGGGATAAATTATGGAAGCAAGAATTGTAATAATTAATGGTTCTGGAGGTAGTGGAAAATCTACTTTCGTAAGGTTGTGTAAAGAAATTTTAGAAAGTCAAACAAATTGGAATGTACTGGAATTATCTACCGTAGACTGGGTAAAAGCAGTAGCTCGGTTCGCTGGATGGGATGGTAGCAAAGAAGAAAAAGATAGGAAATTTCTTCACGAGTTAAAGATGGCATTAGAAGAATGGGATAATTCTCCTAACCAAAAAGTATTTGACCAAATTAATGTTGTTCTCAATAATGAGATGTTAAACAAAAGAAATTGGCTTTTTTTTGTTAATATTAGAGAACCTAAGTGTATTGGAGCTTTTATTAAACAAAATGAAACAGCAACAGGTTTATCTTGTAAAACCATGTTGGTTGAAAATGCAAATGTGACTCCTATTATTTCCAATCCTGCCGATGGAGAGGTTCATTATTATCATTATGACACAATAATTAGTAATAGCTCTGATTTAGAAAATCTGAAAAAATGGGCGCATGATTATTTAGAATATGTTCAAAAAATAATTTGAAAAGTATTGACAATATGGTTCTACTTATGATATACTTACTCATAGGTAGAATCATATTTTTAATATGGAGTATATTATGAAGAGAAAATTAAGTTTCATTGCTTTACAAAACATGGATGGTCATACAGTATGGGTTCATGATTTAACAAATGATTGTTATGACCAAGAATGTATTGTGAAAGTTAATGTTGTTAGGACTATTAATCCTTTTAAGAATCAAAAAAAGAAAATTGTTGAATTTGTAGAATCTATTGAATTAACTAATGAAGAGTTTAAATTCGTGTATGGTTTAAACGGAAAATGTTTAGATGGAGAATTTGAGGTGTATGTAAAATGATTTGTCAAATTAATGCTTACCATTATGAAAAGGGCAATAAGGTTGTTGTTCCTCTTGGTCGTGTAGAAGAAAAAGGGACTGATATTATTCTTGAAGCTCAATATCCAGAATGTTTTAAGCTTATTAAAAAATATATTGACAACAAAGGGTTTAAGAGCTATTATTATAATTGTCATGTTACTCCAGAAGGAGTTTATAATGTAGATTATGGTAGTTATTCGGATTTTTGTGAATTCTATAAGGTGAATGATGATGAGTAAAAAGAATTATAGTTGGCTTAATTTAAGTTATTTAAATAAATCTTATAAAGGATTACCTTTTTTGCATCCAAAAAATTTAAAAGACCTTTATCCTGTACACAAGCAGAGAAAAGATAGAGCTCTTAAGAGTTGGTGTAATAGGGACATTTGGAATTTTGATGGTTGGTTTCAACAGGTAATTCCTGAAATGTTAGAAGAATTAGCTAAGACTCACGTTGGCTACCCAATGATTGATTTTGATAAAACTCGTCAAACGGGTAAACGAGAATATCGTGATTGGAGAGAGCTTACAAGAGAAAAGTTTAATTCTGACGAAGAATATAAAGCCGCAGAAGAGGCTCAGTGTAAGGCGTGGGAAGATTATTTGAAAGAAATTGCAACTCATATTCGTAATTCTACTGAATATACTTGTCCTAAGAAAAACTCCGTCCTTGAAAAGTATGATGGATGGGCAAATAAGATTCCTGAAGAAGAAAAAGAACAGTACTATCAAGAAAGCGCTGAAATTGACAAGTATATGCAATCTGAGATTGAAAAAGCTTTAGATATGATGAAGCCAATTTTCTTTGATTTGTGGGATTAATATGAGTAAAAAAAGAGTTAAAATTTTAACATATGATTCATTAATTTTTGAATCTCGTTTAAATATGTGGCTTAGTAGTTCTAAAAAGAATATTATAGATATTCAATTTACTACAAGATATGATGAAGTGTTGGGCAGGGAAAGATATACAGCTTTTATTAAATATGAGGTAGATAAATGATTTATTTAGACCATGCGGCTACAACTTTTGTATCGCCTGAAATCATTGATATTATTAAAGATGATTTAGCTGAATATTGGGGTAATGCAAGCACGACCTATGGTTTAGGGCGTAAGAGTAAAAATTTAATTGAGGAAAGTCGTGCAAAAATTGCACATGTTATGGGTGCTTTTCCAGAAGAAATTTATTTTACTTCTGGTAGTAGCGAAGGTAATGCGTGGGCTTTAGCTCAAAAAAGCAAATGTTTATGTAGTCCTTATGAGCATCATAATATCACAGAAAATCCCAAGTCAATAATTATTGATAAGAATTATCTTATTGATGCTGTTAAAGTTACAGAGAAAAGTGAAGAGTTGGGTTTTCTGTGGGGAGATTATAGTGGATTTCTTTTGTCTTGGATGTATGTAAATAATGAGACAGGAGAAATTTTTAATCCTCGTGAACATATGGATTTAGCTCATAGACTTAATATGTATTATCATTGTGATATGACACAGGCTTTAGGTAATGTTCCTATTGATATTAGACACATGGCTGACATTGCTACTTTTAGTGGACATAAGGTGCATTCTCCTAAAGGTGTTGGCTTTATTTATTTTTCAAAAGACACTTTTCCTGTTGAGAAGATTAAGCCTTTAATTTATGGTGGGGACCAAGAAAGTAATCGTAGAGCTGGTACTGAAAATATTCCTTATATTCATGCTTTAGCTTTAACTGTTGATAAAGCTGTTGCACATCAAAAAGAAAAAGATTTAGCTTGTAAGAAAATGAAGAAAGCTTTCCTTGAAGAGCTTGGTAAATTATTTGAACCAAATGATTATATGATTGTTTCTCCTGCAAATAGTATTAATTCTACAGTGTGTGTTTGCTTCCACAATGTAGAGGGAGAAATTCTTCAATCTATGTTAGATGAAAAGGAAATTTATGTAGGGACAGGAAGTGCGTGTAATACAGGAGATATGAAAGCATCTGTTGTGTTAGAAGCTATGAAGATTCCAGAAGATTATATTCGTGGAGAAATTAGAATTTCTATGAATGAAACTCAGAATACAGTTGAAGATGTAATTGAGACTGCAAGAGTATTACATGAATGTTATAAAATGGTTAGGAGTTGATTATAATGAACTTTAAGCCAAGTACATATCAACAAGATATTTTAGATTTTTTTCTTAACAATCCTCAAAGTAACATGCTTGTAAATGCTTTGGCTGGAAGTGGTAAGTCAACAACTGCTTGTATGCTTTCTGAACATTCAAAAACTTCTGATTTATATATTGCATTTAATGCAAGCGTAGTTGAGGAATTTAAGAAAAAGATTAAGAATCCTAAGACTAAGGTTATGACGATGCATTCTTTAGCATATTCTATTATGCTTTATAATGTAGAACAAGAATCTAAGGATTCAGGAGAAAAGCCAAAAGGTTTTGGTTCTCAACGCTCTAAAAGAACTGTGAGTTTAGATAATTTTAAGCCACATAAAATTCTTGATGAAGAAATCACAAATCGTTATGGTAGATATATTGAATTTGCCAAACGAGTTTTCTTGAAAGATAATTATGTAAATCTTTATAATTTGTGCAGATTAACTCTTACAGATATGTCTTCAAATAAAGATGTGTCTCGTTTAATTAATGACCATGTATTATTTTTATATTATGGCGATGAAGGTTATTCTGCTCCTGATATTAGTGAAATTACTTCTACTTTGAAGATTCTTGATACTAAAAGTAGACAACAATTTGAAACTCAAGGGGTAATTGATTTTACTGATATGCTTTGGATTACTTTTAATAAACTCAAATATGATAATTGGGAAGTTCCTTATTGGGCTTTGTATACAAATATTTATGTAGATGAATGTCAAGATTTTAGTAATATTCAGCTAAATTTTTTAAAGTTTATTAAAAGAGCTAAAGGAAGATATGTCTTTATTGGAGATTTTTTTCAGGCCATCTATAATTTTGCTGGGTCTAATGCACAAGCATTTAATCAAATTCCAAAAATGTTCGCGCCAATAGAGACTTTTGATTTGCCTATTTGTTATCGTTGTGCTAAGTCTCATCTTAGTAGAGTAAATAAAGAATATGGTATTCCTATTCTTCCTCGTGATGATGCTCCATTAGGATTTGTTAAAACTATTGACAAAAACAAAATTTCAGAGTATGCTAAAGCAGGAGACATGGTAATTTCCAGAAAAAACAAATGGATAGCTGAAGTAGTACTTGATTTAGCTCGAAATGGAACTCCCATTTTTATTGAAGATAAAGAGATGGTAGGGGCAATTAAAAGACAGATTTTATCATCCAAATGCACCTCGGTTGGCGCGCTCAAAAAATTCCTCCAGAAAGTAATAAGTAATTATAATAAAAAACTCTTTGAAATCGTTTCAAAAAATGTCCGTGAGGGGGGACACGAGGAAGAGCATTTGGAAGCCGTGACGGAAACAAATTCTAAGATAGATAACACGAGTTTTTTATTGGAGATTTTGGAGGGTTATCTTGAACATCATGCTTCTTCTGATAGTGTTTCTAAATTCTCTAATTTTATTGATAAACTGTTAAATACTACTCCTTCTCCTAAGTGTGTTAGACTTTGTAGCATCCATAAAGCTAAAGGTCTTGAAGCTACGAATGTTTTTGTTTTAAATGAAGCTAAAATCAATTACGATTTTAGGAACAGTAAAGAACAAAATATTCAGGAAAAGAATTTAAGTTATATTGCAACTACTCGTGCAAAAGAAGGTCTCTATCTTGTTAAGGAACCTTCTAAGACAGTAACTACCAGAAATACGGATTGTTATCTTCTTCCAGATAACGATGTCTTAAAGAAAAGGGAACAGGATTTTAAGAAAGCTATTGTACGAGAAACTATGAGTTGTTTTTAAGAAAGGATAATTTGATGGCTAAGATTGAATGTAAAGGTTGTACTCCTAATTGTCCTTATTTTCCATATATGGATGGAATAGTTGATTGGGAATATAATGAGGAAGGATTGAAAGTCAGAAAGAAGAAAAAGATTTTTGTTTGTTCTTATGACGGTCATCAAATTACAAATTGGACTGATGCGTGTCCAAAAGAATTAGATAGAATACTTAGTGAAAAAATTAATTAATTATAAAAGGAGTATTTAAAATGGCTAATATTTTTAGTCGCAATTACAAGTTCGATGAGCCAGAGGTAACTTCTACTCAGGATAAGGATTATTTTACTACCGCAGTTGCTTCTACTGATGAAGATGGTAAGATTGTTTCTACTTCTGGTTATGTTTCTGTTTTGAAGCCCAAGGTAATGCATTGTCCTGACTGTGGTTGTCCTCTTGTGGTGCATGATGGTGAGCTTGAATTTGCAGATGAAGATGATGAAGTCGATGATACCAGTTATGAAAATCCTGTTGAGTATGAAGAAGTAAATAAGGATATGTTCGACCTTCCTCCTTATTACAATATCTGTTATGGTATCCCCGCTGACCTCTCTTTGGGTAGTGATACTGCTCGTAGACTTGACAATTATTATCATATTGTTGATAAGATTCCTGATAAGTTTGATGAGCGTTGTGCTGGTGAAGCTATTTGGATTCGGAATTTATTTTTACTTATGATTGCTAATAAAAAGTATGAACCAATTACTATGACTAATCTTGAACATTGTATTGAAGACCTTGCTCAGTATTGTATTAATGAAGAGATTTCTTATCTTGCTATGCCTTTTATTGGGTGTGGCAAGGGTAATCTTGATTGGGAAGATGTTCGTGAAATGATTCTTCGTGTTTTTACTGAAACGATTGAAGATGCTAAAAAGTTTGCCGAGGTAAGCAAGAATTATAAGATTCATCTTACTTTCTGCTACCAGTAATTTAACTGATTGGATTAGTAAAAAATAACTGAATAAACCCTTGACAAAAGTAAATCTCTATGGTAATCTAATCATAGAGATTTACTTATAGGAGATGGAATTATGGATTATACTCCCAAATATTTAATCTTTGTTAGTCCTGATAATAAAGGTGTTGATTCGAATAAATATTATCGTATGACACCAAATGGAGATATTTTCACAGTTGAATATGGTCGTGTTGGTGCTGCTCCTCAAACTAAAACTTATCCTATGTCTAAATGGAATTCTACTCTTTCTTCTAAGTTGAAGAAGGGATATGTTGACCGTTCTGATTTGATGCAGGAAGTTATTGCTGATTCTAAAATTGAAGACAAGTCTAACGGGGTAGATGAATTTGGTTTGGTTCAAAACCTATCTGTTCGAGAGATTGTTAAACGTCTTTGGGATTATGCTAATAAGACTATTCAATCTGCTTATTCTGTTCGTGCTGAAGCTGTTACTCAAGCTATGATTGATGCCGCTCAGGAAAAGATTGATTATATTGCAGCGAATTACAAAAACTGGTCTGTTGAGGAATTTAATAAGAATTTAAATGAGCTGTTCATTATTGTTCCTCGTAAGATGAAGCGTGTTTCTGATTGTCTTGTTTCTGATTCTTCAGAATATGATAAAAAGCTTTCTGAGGAACAGAGTTTGCTTGATACTATGGCTGGTCAGGTTTATACCCCCAAGGCAAAAATTGCCGATACTGATTCTGAGATTAAAGCTTCTGAAAGTATTTTACAAAAAATGGGTATTACCATGGAAGAAGCTACTCAGGAAGATATTGCTAAAATTAAAAAGGCAATGGGTGATTCTGCTGGAAAGTTTTATAAGGCTTGGCGCGTTACTAATCTTGAGACAGAAAAGAATTATCAGAAGTTTACAACTGAAAACAATATTGGTAACGTAAAACTTCTTTGTCATGGTAGTCGTAATCAGAACTGGTTTAATATTCTAAAGATGGGTTTAAAGATTCGCCCTGCTGGTGCAATTACAACAGGAAGTATGTTCGGACTTGGAATTTATTGGTCCAACCCTGAAAAGTATAAAGGAGGAGTAGCTAAATCTATTGGTTATACTTCTTTAGGAGGATATTGGACTCGTGATTATCAGAATTGTGGCTTCCTTGCTTTTTTTGATGTGGCTATCGGAGATAGTGTTGATGCCTATTCTTTTGATTCCAAGTATTATTCTTATAATCTTGAGAGACTAAAAAAGGACAATCCTAAAGCTTGGAGTTTGTGGGCTCATGGCAATACTTCTATGCTTCGCAACGATGAAATTATCGTTTACGATGACAGACAGATGACTATTCGATATTTAGTGGAGATTAGATAAAATGATTGGTGAAATGCAGACTGCTTCTAGTGTAACTTTTGGTATTCCTTCTGATTTTCCTTCTCTTGTAGACTCTGTTGTGGGTTCTCTTAAAAAGGGATATAGAGATTATTGTTTTACTAACAAGCAACTAAAAGAAATTATTGAAAAATGCCATGAGGCAAATGTAAGTTTTGCTTATCGTAAGCAGTTAGATAAAGATTGCAAGATTGAATATATTGAACTTATTCCTTGTACTTTTTATTTTGCAGAAACAGTCGAGGAGAACAAGGTAGAAAATATTCAGGTAGAAATGGAAAATCTTCCTGTAGCATTAATTTTTTGCCCTAAAAATAACAAGACCGATATTACAATTGATGCTGATTATCAAGAAAAGAATGAAAAAAGGGTAAAGAGTTATAAGAAGCTTGCATATTTTGATGATGATGGTTATCCAGTATATATTGAAGACCTTACGAGAATGAGAAAGGAAAAAGAAAATGGAGTATAAAACTTTAAGCGATAGAATGAAGGGTGCTTACGAGAATAGATATCGTAATTATCTTCCTGAGAACATCCCTGTAATTATCCGTTTAGATGGGGCTCATTTTCACAATTTCTGCCGTGGTATGAAGAAACCTTTTGACCCTATTTTTGTTAAAACAATGCAACAAACTATGCTTAAGCTCTGTGAAATTATTCCTAATGTTAAGTTTGGTTATGTTGAATCTGATGAAATTTCCCTTGTTATGATTCAAAGTGAAAGAAATTCTCAGCCTTGGTTTGACAATAACATTCAAAAAATTGTTAGTACATCTGCGGCTCTTTGTACTCTTTGGTTTAATAATTATTTTGCCGAGAATACTATTATTGATACAACTTTGGACATCTTTAATATGAATCAAGATTCTTACGATTGGAAAATGGTTCGTAAGGGAAAAGAAATGCCCACTTTTGATAGTAGAGTGTTTGTTGTTCCTGCTTTTGAAGTGCATAATTATTTTATTTGGAGACAGCAAGATTGTACTCGAAATTCTATTCAAGCAGTTGCTCAATCTTTGTATTCTCAAAAAGAACTTCATGGTATTAATACTACTAAATTGCAGGATAAGATGTTTACTGAAAAGGGTGTAAACTGGAACGATTATACGACAGTAGAGAAACGTGGCACTTGTGCTTATCGTATTCCTACTACTGTTATTGGTAAGGAAGGTCAGGAGACTATTCGTTATAAATGGGTTCTTGATTATGAAATGCCAATTTTAACAAGTGAAGAAGGTAAAGACTTTATTAGTCAGAAGGTATTTACCAATGAGTCTGTTTAAAAATATTGCAAGAGCAAAACAATTAATTGATTTTAGTGGGTTGAATGTAAAAGGCACTAAAATTTATCCTACAGATACAGATTACTATATGGAATTATGGGATTAGGGCTGTGCTTTAGGAGAGTTTAAATATAATAATAAGCCTATTGAAAAAGGTCAATATCTTTGTTTATCAAGACATGTCAAAACTTATACAATGGCAGGAAAATTTGCAATAGGGTTTATAGCCGACCACTATGTAAAAGACCCAGAAGATATGGTTCCTGCGGCAGAATGTTATGTTAGAGAATATTGTTATACAGGTATGTCTTTAAATGATAAAGGAGAGTATGAATTAATTTCTCCTAAGAAGCCAACCACTGTAAAAGAATTACAGGATTGGTTTGTCAGAGAATGTCGATATAGGTGTAGAGCAAGTTTAGATTAAATTATATAAATAAGAAAGGAGATTTTTCCGATGCAGTTTAAAGTTATGAGTCGTAGAGATTGCGTTAAATATAGTTATGGTTCTCATGAAGAATCGTCTGTTGTAATCAGCATTAATGATTCTGCCGAGATGGGAGTACGTCAATTTCCTAATAAATTTAATAATATTAAGGCTCAATTATCTCTTTTCTTTGATGATATTCAGCCTTATAAGGGTATGCAATATTGGAAAAAAGACGAAGGTTCAATTGTAGAAAATTTTACAAATTCTGATGGCTTTGTCTACGAGTCTCGTATTTATCAACTAATGACAAAAGATGACGCTAAGAAAATTATTGATTTTGTCAATAAATGGTATGATAAGGTTGATGTAATTATTGTTCATTGTAATGCTGGTATTAGTCGTTCCGCTGGAGTTTGCGCTGGTATTATGAAATGTTTTACAGGGAATGATAGCCAGATTTATGATAATCCGTATTATCATCCAAATACTTTATGTTATAATCTTATTTTAAATGAATATTACAAGGAAGGAGAGAAAAACAATGATGACGCTTAACACAGGTCGAGAATATATTCCATGTGTTTGTTCAGGATGTGAAAACGAAGCAATTTGTAAGTATACAGATGATGTGGCCAGAGCAGAAGAATCTTTTAATGAGCTCAAAAAAAGTATTAAAGATTATCCTGAGTGCCTTTCTGTAAAACTTTCTTGCAAATATAAGAAGTATGTTACTACCAAGGCTGATATGTGGGGGTCAGATTGGGCTGGTTCTACTTATACTCGTACAAGTGCAAATTCTAATTTAGATATTACTCCTACATTGAAAAAGTCAGAATTTTAGTATTAAACTATTGACAAAATAGTGTTTGTGTGGTAATATAAATATACAGTTGGTTAATCGGTAGCTGTGAGAAAAGTAAGATAACTCATAGAGAAATGTGGTTCAACGGCCTTGCTTACTCAGGGTGCGTAATATGTTGCCAAAAGACACCTTCCCAACTATAAAATTAAAAGGTAGCGAGTGTACCATTTTAACGGTTTTGGGTACACATCTAAATAAGAATTTCAAGAAAAAATAAAAAGAAAGTTTTATTAAAGCCTTGACAATTTGATGATTGTATGTTATGATTATCATGTTGAAAGGGAAAAGACAAACAATAAAAAATATGCGGGTATGGTGGAATTGGTAGACACCTTTGATTTAAGTTCAAATGTCTTGTAGACGTGTGGGTTCGAGTCCCACTACCCGTACCATTCGCTTTTGCGGAACAAACTTGAGGCGAGGGAAGTTAAAAAACAGTAGTACCTGTACTACGAATTGATTTATAACTCGCCCATATTTCGAGGCGTAGCGCAGTTGGTAGCGCACTTGTTTTGTTAGAATGACAGAATGGAATTGTTGAAAAAATTGCGAGTTCGAATCTCGTTTCTAACACAAGGGAACAAGGGGTCGCAAGTTCGAATCTTGTCGCCTCGACCAAATTAAAAGATATAAAATTTGTTATAAAAAAGCGAGGAATTAATTATGCAGAAGAGTTGGAATAAGTTTGTTGCTAGTCTTCTTGTTGTTGTGATTTTTGTTGCAATTTTGGCACTGTCTGGTTGTAATAACAGCAAGAACAGTATTGGAGCTGATGTAGATAGTGTTCCTGTTGGTTTTACTGATACTGGTTATATGGTAAAGAATGAGCAGAATCGTGTTTATCATATTGTTTCTGATATGAATGGCTGGCTTTATTATTGTTCTGATGTTGAAGGTAATCTTACTCCTGTTCTAAATGCCTTTGGTACTCCTACTAAGGATACTACTCCTTTTGAGGAACTTAATAATGGTTGAAAATTATTCTCCTGATGAAAAGTTCCTTACTCAAGAATTTACTCTAAAGAGAGATGAGTTAGGAGACTGGCTTACAGACGCAATGTGGGAAGGTCTAAAAGATTGCTTTAGAACTCCTATTTGTGAAGAAATGATTTGTGAGAAAGATGTTGTCTATGAAAGAGTCGTTGGGCTTGTAAGAACTCTTTATGTTGACCCTGAAAATAATTTTGTAACATTTGAAGGGCTTTTTTGGCCCAAGTATTCTTCTAAAACTAAGAAAGAGTGGAATAATATTAAGCTTTCAAATGTTTCTTTTTATGTTGTAGAAGAAAAGAATCCTACAAAGATTCCTGTATCTTGTTTTACAGTGTGAGGTAAATTATGTCTAAGAAGAGTTTTAAATATCGTAATTAGGTTGTTTGTCCATGTTGTCATCAAAAGTATGTAGCTAATTCTAATTATGAATGTCCTTATTGTCATACAAAATTCTATGATTTGAGTTTTGTTGATACAAAAACAGAAAATGGTTCGCCTGTTTATGTAAGATATAAATGTAATGGGTATACTGGCTTTGCAGAAAATCCTAAAGAAGAGTATGATGTATTTATTACAGTAGCAACATTAGGGATTAATGTCGAAAACAATTTTAGTCATAATTATGATTATGTTTATAATTCTCGAAATGAATTTTATGCAAGACGTTTACAAACCTCTTCTTTTAATGTAAAGGCAGAAATGGAAGCATTAGCTACTTTAGGAGAAAATAATGAACCTATCCTCTTTGTAGTTGAAGCTGTTCCTAAGAAGAAAAAATAAGGTATGCGTCTATAGTCTAACTGGATAAAACAAATCTCTCCTAAAGATTAGTTCTGAGTTCGAGTCTCGGTAGGCGTGCCAGAAAGGAAAAGATATGCCTAAGTGGTTGATTATTACAATTGTTTTAATTCTTAATCATATTCTGTGGATTTTCTTTGCTCGTGTAATGAAGTGCATCGCAGAAGAAGATGAAGATTACTGGGATTGCGCTTACCCAACAGAATCTCTTGGTGTATTTTTCTTTCCCTTGTTTGTATTTATTTTTTCTGCTGCTAAATTTGTCAGTAGGAAAGCTATTTATTCTGGCAAATTTGACGATAATGAAAAGTAAAGAAAATAAAAAATTTCTTTTATTAAATACTTGACAGATTTAAATATCTGTGTTATCTTATAAGAGAAGTGAGGAACACAATTTGGAACTTTCTAAGAATCCTTCAATTAGATTCCTAACAGTTGTAAATGGTAAGGCTTGGTGTGATAATGATTCCGAAACTAAAAAGTTTAAGTTGACTAATACACCTCCTGAACCTTTAAAAAAAGCTGTAGATATTATTGCAGAAGATTTGGGAATTGATTTTCCTGTAAGTTCTGCTAACTATGTTGCTAAAGCATATAAAGATTTTCTTGTAAAACATTTTGATTCGTATCATCAGTATTATAAGAAGCTACAGGAAAATTCGCAAGAAACAGATAAAGAATAAAGGAGAAGGTTATGTCAGTGTCTATTATTCAAGGCGATGTCCTTAAGACTTCGGCAAAGTATATTTGTCATCAGGTTAATACCTTTGGTGTAATGGGTGCTGGTGTTGCTCTTCAAATTAAGAAGAATTATCCTCATGTTTATTTGGAGTATAATAAGTTTTGTAGTTATCATACTCCTGAAGAGCTTTATGGTAAAGTTCTTCGAATTGAGGAAAACAAAGACAAAGTTTTTCTTAATATGTTCTCTCAGATTGGTATTGGCGGGCCAAACGTAAACACCAATTATGAATATTTTCATGAATGTCTTCTTAAGATTCGTGAAATGATTCCTATTGGAGAAGAGATTGCTATGCCTTATATGATTGGGTGTGGTCTTGCTGGTGGAAATTGGTCTATTATCAGCGCAGATATTTCTGATACTTTGGGACTAAGCCATATTGTACGTTTGTATGATTTTAATGGCGTGACTTCGGTGAAAAAGTAATTATGAAAGTTTGGCTTAAATATATAGATTGTTGCTATGAAGATTATTCTCTTGATGCTGTAATGACAGAAGAGGCTATGCTTAAAGATAAACAGAGTTATTATCTTGAAGCGACTCTTAAACTGTCTGAGAATATTAAATATCTTACAGATAAAGTAGAAATTGCTAAAAAAGAAAGACAGCCTTATATTGAACAGCATAAAGAATATTGTCAGAGAAAGAATGAATTAATTGAATCTTTAGGTTCATTAGAAACTCTTTCTGATGACCAGCAAAAGCATCTTTATATTTTACTTAAAGATGTAAAGGCAAAGTTACGCAAATATACAAAAGAGATTGAAAGAAAAAACTTTTATATCAAGGACTTAGAACGAAAAATTGAAAAACTCAGAAACCAAACTGAGGAAGAAATTCTTGATTCTTATTTAAGAGAAAATCATATTGCTTATGAGAATTGGGAAGTTCTTGAACATTAAATACTAACAAAATCTCTATGGAATGTAGAGTTTGATACCATTCATGCGTGAGTGGTATCATATATGCAGGATTAGTGTTAGCGGTTAGCACGACGGTCTTCCCCTTTAATAGTTTAATGTAAAACCAATATGAAAATATTGATGTAAGTTCAAATCTTATTTAAAGGTCCAAAACCGTAAGGGCGAGTTCGAATCTCGTATCTTGCTCCATTAAATTTTATTTAATAAACACTTGACAAAGCGTTTGTTAGATGTTATAATTCAAAATGTAAAAAGGAAGTACGAAAAATGACTGATATTACCCCTATCGTAGTTGCTGTAATTGGTTTGTGCTCTTTGATTTTTACAATCGTTCTTATCCCTTATCTCAAGAAGAAAGGTAAGTTGGACGATGTTAATCACGCTCTTACTCAAGCAGAACTTATTCACAAGTATGCTTTGATTGCAGTTAAGGCTGTTGAGCAGATGTTCCCTCGGGAAATTGAAAAGCGTTTGCAGGAAGCAACAAAGTATTTTAATCAGCAGATGGAAACTCTTGGTATTACTCTTGATGCAGATGAAGTTCGTAAGGCTATTGAAGCCGCTGTTTATGAAGTGAATCGTGAACTTCATGATGAAAAGTTGAAGGAGAGCCAGCTTCAGACTGACAATCCTGTTCCTTCGAATGACAAGATTGACAACACTGGTAATGTTATCCCTGATGAAGATACTGTAACTGAAGAAGCAGTAGGCTAAGATAATTTTCCTTTCTTATCTTAATAAATGTGTTGTTGAGACGCAATTACTCAGCGTCTATAAATAAGTTAAGTAACGTGAGGTTTGTTGGTAAAATACGTAAGTCCTCTCGGGAATGGAAAAACCAATATTATATGGGAGTATAGTTCAACTGGTTAGAATGCCGCCTTTACACGGCGGAGGCTTACAGGTTCGAGTCCTGTTATTCCCACCATCAGACTTAAATTTAAACAAAAGTTGACACTTACAGCAAATTTATTTTATGTTTTTGGAATAACGTCGTGTAAGGTTCGACTCCTTATTAACAAATCCCTTGAGCAAGGAATAGTTAACCGTGGATGGCTAGAAAAAAAGTGTCAAGATTGCTCATTATGCAGATATGGGGTAATGGTAGCCCAAGAGATTGCTACTCTCTCCTATGTGTTAAACATAGTACAGGTTCGAGTCCTGTTATCTGCGCCACAGAATTTATTATAGCTGCTCGTAGTAAATTCGTAGTATTAGAAGCAGTAAAGGTACGAGTATGGTACTCGGCACGGGAGTGGTCGTTAAGGGCGAGATAAAGCTGAACTCCCTTTTATATCCCCATTAGTGTAATGGTGCATTCTTATTAACTGATATTGAGTAAACACTAAGGTAGCTCCTTAGCGATAACAGACATATCGGGAGAGGAAGTTGGTTCAAATCCAATTATGGGGTCCACCGAGGTTCGGGTTAATTGATAAATAATTAGTAAATGAGTTGCTACATTGAAAGTTGTGTAAAAGGATAAATGCGCTATAGTGACTCCGATAAAAGCACCTCGGACCAAAAGACAGAATGGTTAGATATTTCTTGATGTCTTTTCAAAAAACAAGAAATCCGTAAGGTCTGTACGAAACATTCCTTGGAATACAGTTACGCTGGTTACAATGTATTCGACACTGAACCGCCATCCACGCTTGATGGATGTAAAAATAGAAAAGTCGTTGCTTTTGCTCAAGATGGGTACGTTAAGCCCTTATGTAAAGAACAAAACTGATAATGAAAATGACCAAGATAGTTGAGTGCAAGCCCCTTGTAAGGAATAGCCTCTCCTCAGCCAAACCGAGGACAGATAAGTGAAAAGCTGGTCTGTCGGTAGTTATCAGTTTTTGTTTCCTATATGTTTGATAAAATAAAAGGGTGTTTTTATGGATTACATTGATAAGCAGTTTGCTAAACGTGGGTATAAATTAGTACGTCAAAATGAATATGGCGCTTATTATGAAAGAAAAGATAATAAGTTTAATTATACAAGTGAGTTTTGTATTATAGCTAAAGCAAATGGTAAACATCTTATTCAGTGTTATGATGCCCAAGTAGTTTATGGTCATCCTGAAAAGGATTCTAATAACTATCGTGTTATGAATCAAGTTGATGGAATTGATGCTTCTCTTTCTTTTTGGATTTGGTTAAAGTTTCATCAGCTTAAACACAAATATAAATGAGTCAGGGTGAAGAGATATGATTAAGACATATATTAAGAAGCCTGTTGCTGTTCAAGCAATTATCTGGACTGGCGATAACGAAGAAGAAATTACAAGTTTTATTAGTGCTCATTGTTGTGTTACTACTGAACATACAATGAAGGGAATTAAAAAGAATCTTATTATTTATACTCTTGAAGGTTATCACTGTGCTTCTGTAGGAGATTACATTGTTAAGGGAATTAAGGGTGAATTTTATCCCGTTAAGCCTGATATTATGGAATTAACTTACGCTGAGGTTACTGAGTAATGGATACTTCTTCATTTAAAATTGTCGGTCATTATTCTATCTGGACTGGCGAAAATTGGCAAATTCCGAGTTGATGATATTCTAAGAGATAAAGAATTTAATTATTGGTATAAAATAGATTCTGAAACTATTGAATATCCTTGGGAAGTTCGCATTTTAGATGCTACTCAAGTTTGGACTAATGCTGACTGTTATCAAAATAGTACATCGGGTAAATGGATTTATAGATGTATTCCTTATGATGGTTTAATCTTTACTCTTGAAGCTGATTCTATGACAGAATTGGTAGACCTTATTAGAGATTTTGTTTCTCCTCCTGAAGAAAAAGAAGACGAACTTGTTGCAAGTCCTAATCATAGTTACTTTGCTAATCAAGTTTCGATGTATACAAGAAAAAGTTCTGAAAAAAATTCTAATAAAGACTTGACAAAGATTTAAAAGTGTGGTAAGATAAATACATCTTAAGAGAAGAGAAAAATAAAAACTTCTTAAAAAGCAAAAAAACAAAAAGAAAATTTTAATAAATGGTTGACATCTTAAAGATGATATGCTATAATAAGTGCATAAATAAAACCTCCTGAATAATAAAGTAGACTCTTACAGCAAATTTTCTAAAGGTTAACACAATTGTCTTGAAAACAATCATTAGCGAGTTCGATTCTCGTCAGAGGGCGCTCTGTGGTGAATAATACGCAAAAGAGTTTAGGTTAATTAATATGGTGGCGTAGTCAAGTGGTTAAGACACGGGCCTTTCGAAAGGATAGTTTAAGTAAAACATCTTGAAAAAGATATGTAAGTGCGAATCTTATTCTTTTCACCAACGTCCGTAGCATCGGTTCGAATCCGTTCGCCATCACCAATTGAAGTGTAATATTGAGGTGCGGCATGAATAAAAAAGATTATGTCCCTTTAATGGATAGATATTCAAACGAAAAATTCAAAGAAATTGTTTAGAATAATAATTCTTTTAAATCTGTAATGTCTGCTCTAGGATACAATTCTAGTTCTGGAGATTCAAAAGCTCAGCTTCTTAAAAAAATAGAGTCATTAGGAATAGATATTTCTCATTTTAATAATAATAATAAGAAAAGAAAATTATCTGATGAAGATATTTTTAAAGAAGATAGTTTAGTAAATTAGAGCTCATTGAGAAAACGATATTTAAAAAAATTTCCTCCTATTAAGTGTTCAATATGTGGATAGGAACCATTTTGGAATGGAAAACCTTTAACATTAATTTTAGACCATATTAATGGTAAGAATCATGATAATAGGTTTGATAATTTAAGATGGGTTTGTCCCAATTGTAATATTCAACTTCCAACTACAAATAGAAGAAAAAAAGCTTTTGGTCAAAAATATAATTTTTGTATTGATTGTGGAAAGAAAATTACAAGTAAAAGTCTTCGTTGTGCAGAATGTGCTCAAAAATACCGAAAAGATATAGCACAAGAATCTAAACCGATTACTAGAGAAGAATTAAAAACTTTAATCCGAGAAAATACTTTTGTTGATATTGGAAAACAATTTAACGTTTCTGATAATGCAATTAGAAAATGGTGCAAAATTTTTAATTTGCCTTCTTCTAGTTAGCAGATAAAACAAATAAACGACGAAGATTGGAAATTCATTTGATTTAATACAAGTAAAATTGTTTTAAATACCATTATTCAAATCAGAAATCCGTTCTTATGATAGTGTGAGTAAGTTTTATCGGATTTAAATGAGGGGAACTTAAATCTATCGAAGGGTTAAGAAATAATTATTTGACGAAAAGTTGTTTCTCCTTTCTCTCTATCTGATATGAATAATTTCCTTTCTGTAAGATGATATTTATAAAGTAGAGACTAACAGCAAATTATGTTAATAGCCAAACTCCCATTCTTCGGTTCGAATCCGAACGTCTTCAGTTGAAGTATGTAGCCAAGTGGTTTAAGGCAGGAGTCCATAACAACAATGTCTCTAGTAAAATTAAAAAGAAGAGGGTTGAAAATGAATAACAAATCAATTGGAACAATAGGTGAATAGGCTGTTATTTTAGAATTTGCCCGTCTTGGTATCTAGGTATTTACTCCAATTGGAGATAATTGTCCTGTCGATTTAGTTGCAGATTTTAATCGGAAGTTAAATAAAATTTAGGTAAAAACTTCAATTAATAGCGAAGAAAAATCGTATAGTTGTCATTTAATCTCTAATTATTATCATGTTAATAAATCTGGATATAGAAAATATACCGCAGATGAAGTTGATTATTTTGCTATTTATAATTTATCTCGAAAAATTCCTCTTTTAATCCCTTTTCCAGATGTGGAAAATAAGAAACAAATTACTATAAGATTTGAAGAAAAAGGAAATAATGGTAATTAGATTTTCAAAGAAGAAAATTATTTGTTTGAAAAAATTACGGGTTCTTCTTTTACTTATTTTGCAGGAGAAAAAAGAGGAAAATCAAAAAAAAGATGTGTTGATTGTGGCAAATATATAAATCTTGGCAGTTTGCGTTGTACAGACTGCGAAAAGAAACACAAAAAAGAAATTTGCTATGAAAAATTAAATCAAATTGTTTCAAGAGAAAATTTAAAGAAAAAGGTAAGGAATCAGTCTTTTGAATCTATTGGTAGAGAGTTTTAGGTAACTGGAAACACTATAAAGAAATGGTGCAAAAAATACAATCTCCCTTCTAAAAAAGAAGACATTAATTCTATTTCTGAAGAAGATTGGAATAATATTTAAGCGTTTGTAGCCAAGTGGTAAGGCACCGCACTTTGTTGGATAGCATTAGGGCCTCGATAAGTTCAAGACTTATATCCAACCCCATAATGCGGGTATCGAGAGTTCGAATCTCTCCAGACGCACCAATAGCAGAAATGCTTATTTTGTAATGACTTCAATAGTAGACGCTTACAGCAATTTTAATTGTACTTATCTGTTAAATAAGAATACACAAAAAGCGTCTAGCCCCTTTCTAAAAAGAAAAAGTAATTAAATGGGTGAGTAGTGAATCGGCAAACACGGCAGACTGTAAATTTGTTTCCTAACGGAGTAGAAGGGTCGGCACCTTCCTCACCCACCAATAAAATTTTTGTTTTAAAACTCTTGACAAAATGAAAATCTTATGTTATAGTAAAAATATGATGAAGATACAAATTTATTTGTAAGCTAATTGTTCATTTTTTATTGTTCATAAAAGCATTCCTTTCAAGTAGACTCTAACAGCAACTTTACAATCACAAATGCTAAGGGCCTGTGTGTTGGAGGTTCAAATCCTTCACTCCCGACCATCGGGAGTTAGCTCAATTGGCAGAGCAACAGATTTTGTAAAAATGAGTCTAGTTAATAAATTGACGCTCCTATTTTTCTAATAGGCAAATATAAATTCCTTTCAAGTAGACACGTACAGCAAAATTACTTGATGCTTTAATATGGAAAATTAACGATAAGGTTCGACTCCTTAATCTTCTTTGGAAGATGCGTGGTTGCTGGAAATCAAAAAAACGTGTCTAGTATTAATTATTAATTATGCAGGATTGGCGGAATTGGCAGACGCGACGGATTCAAGTCCCGTTTCCTAACGGAGTAAGAGTTCAAGTCTCTTATCCTGCACCATAGTCTTGATGATAGACTAACAAAACATCATCCCCCAACGCCCGTCCGAAGTCTTGGAGTAGAGAACAAGTGAATGGTTTTCGAACGCAAAGTAAGCTGTCACAAGCTGAAAAAGGCTATAAGCCGCACATGGGTAGAACACAGATATATGGTGAGAGATGTTAGGGTGCGAATGTAACATCAAAAACCTACAGCGAAAAGCTATACGGAGAAGTCTGTGCCGTGTTTACGGGAATAGGTAGTTGCGTACCTATTCAAACAAAAACTCTGATTACTGCAACTAAATCGGGGTAGGTATTGAGGTTATGGGTCATGTAACCTTAAAACACAATAAGCCGAGCATACTGCTTATTGCTCCTAACAGGTGGTGCTGAGGATGAACAACAAAAGCCAAGTTATAGAGTTCTTGTAAAAAACTCTGTTGCTATTTGAAAGAATAGCTCAATTATGGGCCTGTAACTCAATTGGGAGAGTGTCTGCTTTGCACGCAGGAAGTCGCAAGTTCAAGTCTTGTTAGGTCCACCATAAGAGTTAGTTGCTCTCTTAGGATAAAAAAAACACCGTATTAACACGAGTTTACGATAATTAACTGGCCCTCGTCTGTGGGTAAACAGCAGTTTTAGGCTACTATAAGCCGAAGTTTTAAGGGCAGTTTCTTTAAAAAACATGCATATGGTTTTTCTTGTCTATTTCTTTTTCGTCCTAAAATAAGACGTAGGCAGCATGACTTGAAGCTAAATATCAAGCTCCTGAGACCAAATTAAAAAAGCTTCCTGAATGTCAACGGGAAAAGTGTACATCTGTTTTTAATTGTTGTTAATCTTTAAATAGATGTAAGGAAGTATCTAGTATTTTAGGTCGGTAAGACCGCGAGAGGATAGCGCTGTTCTCTCAACCCTTTGCAAAGGTTGCTGATGGGTTTTCCAAACGGATGTGGAAATTAAATGAATGGAAGGGTATAATTCAGCCCAAAATCAGCTCTAAAATTCAAGAAAATATATTTGGGTGTGTAGTTCAGTCTGGTCAGAACACTTGACCGTTAATCAAGGAGTCGAAGGTTCAAATCCTTCCATACCCGCCAAAAGTGGAGAGTGTAGGTTCGAGTCCTGCCCCGCTCGTGGGAAACCCTTGCAGGAAGCTGTTAGGTACAGCGCCACTTAGAAGTTCTATATTTTATTACGCGAAATAAAAATAGAGACGGTTTTCTTAGTCACAGATTCTTTTTACGGCAAATTTAAAAGAATGGCAACCTGTTAATTTGGGTTTTTCAGTTCAGTAAAAACAAGAAAAACCTCGGTTGTTTAGAAATTTTCTTCAGATATTGAACGAAAACAAATAGAGAATTCTCTCATTGCAATGCCGAAAGGTAGCAAGATATGAAAACAGCTAATTGGTGGACGTACTTGCTACCGAGTAGGGATAAGAGAGAATTAAACATGCTTTGGTAGCTCAATTGGTAGAGCAGTGGACTGAAAATCCACGTGTAGTCAGTTCAATTCTGGCCTAAAGCACCATTGCTGGCGAGTGAAACGGATATATAAATCACGCTTGGCTCATACCCAAGTAATAGTGGGTTCGACTCCCATGCTTCAGCAACCAAAAAACAAAAGGAAGTAAATTCTAATGACTGATTTTAAGACTTACATTTATTAGACCGCAAGTAATAAGAAGTTTGTTTATAGATGTCCTCATTGTAATAAGGGAATAATGCAAGTAGTAGAGACAAAAATTGCTAAAAATAAAACTAATTTTTTATCTTGGAATTATACTTGCCCAGTTTGTAAGAAACAAATGGTCTCTATTGAAAAAGATGGTTGTTCTTGCTTTAAGAGTGTGTTCCCTCCAATGACTCAAATTAGTGATAAAGAATTTGCTGATATTAAAAAGAATGTAGGAGAGAAAGATATTTATCTGTTCTCTGAAATATAAATGCAGGAGTGCGCAAGTGGTCATAAGCGCCTAGACTTGAAATCTTGTGTGAGCTAAATACTCCCGTGGGTTCGAATCCTACCTCCTGCGCCATGAAAGAAAAGGAGACTAAAAATGAGCAATAATAATTCATTCGAAATCGAACGTAAGTTTTTAATCTCTGGTTTCCCTAAAGTTGATTTTGACGAAGTTGGAATTGTTTTAACTATCTATCTTGATATTAAATGTGATTCTAATGGAAAAATTACACAAGAAATTCGTGTAAGACGTTGGTTTGAAAGTGGTAAAGGTTATCGTCCAGACGCTATTACTATTAAATCTGGTGGAACTTTGGTTCGTACTGAAATTGAATCTAATCTTACTGATAATTCTTTGTTTAATGAGTGTCTTAAGAAACTTCATTGTAAACCCATTGTAAAAGATTATAGAGGTCTTTATAATAATGGTTGTTTGATTGAATTTAATCTTGTAGATGGCGGAACTGATACTGCTTTTTATTATGCCGAAGTTGAATTCAATTCTGAGGAAGAAGCTAATAGTTTTGTTTGGCCTTTTCCTGAAGTATTTATTGAGGAAGTTACTAATAAGCCTGAATATAAAATGGCAAATTATTGGAAACATACTCGTAAATAAGGACTATTTGTTTAGTCTTTTATTTGCTGGATTAGTTCAGTTGATAGAACGTATGATTTGTAATCATAATGTCAGGGGTTTGAGTCCCTTATCCAGCTCCATGAACTTTTTTATAAAATAAAAGAGGATTTTTATTATGGATGAATTTTTAATCTCAGAAGAGGATATGAAAATCTTTGAACAGATTAAAGCTTTAAAGAAAGACAAATATACCATGAAAGATGTTAATACCATTTGCGAATTGCTTGGCTTTAAATTGTTTTGGTATCAAAAGATTGTTCTTCTTCATCATCTTAATGATAAAAATTATATGAGGTATATATGCCGATAAAAAACGGAAACAATGATATTTACAGTGACATTTTCTTCCAATATTTGAATGAGAATGAAGAGAAGATGATTGATGAAGCGGCTTCTAAGCTTGAAAAACACAATCCAGTTCTTTATCCTAAAGATGTTTCAGTAGAAATTTTGAAATCCATTTATAGTGATTATAAGAAATATCTTTATGAGCACGGATATACTTTTAAGAAAGAATACTTAGAAGAATACTTTAAAAATTTATCAGAAGAAATTTTAAAAAGTACTTGACAAGATAAAGAGTATATGTTATACTTAAGATGTGGTTGAGAGGTGAAGATAATGACCTAGTTAGAAAAATCTCCTCTGTTTCAAATAACTAAAGAAGAGTGGCAAAAAATAATTGATTCTTCTACAAGTTATTCAGATATATTAAATAAAGTGAATAAAAGGGGTGATAGGAATAGTTATTCTACATTAAGAAAAATTCTTTCTTCTTTCTCTGATTTAGATTATACTAAGATGAAAGAAAATGCTTAGAATAAACTTTATAAGGGTGAATTATCTTTTGATGAAGTGTTTAAAAAAGGAACACATTTTAGTACTTCAACTTTAAAAAGAAAATTAATAAAAAGCGGCATTAAAAAATTTGAAAAATGTGAGTGTTGCGGAATTTCAAGTTGGATGGGAAATCCAATTGTAATTCAATTGCATCATAAAGATGGAGATAACACTAACAATGAAGTAGATAATATCGCTGAATTATGTCCCAATTGTCATAGTCAAACAGATAGTTATGCTAAACAAAAAGGTAACAATTTAAATAATATTCTTCCAGATGTAAGTCCCGAGAAAAAGAAAAATTATTGCTTGAGTTGTGGAAAGGAAATTTCCAAAGGCAGCAAATATTGTGAAGAATGTGAAAAAGAAAGACGTTGGAAAAATTCTAATCGTCCTCCTAAAGAAGTTTTAATTAAAGAATTAGAAAATTTTACAAGTTATGCTTCTTTAGCAAGGAAATATAATACAACTGATACTAATATAAAAAAATGGATTATTAGTTACGAATTGTCTTTTCCTAAGAAAACTTTTGTTAAATATAAATCTAAAATTCATTATCCAGAATATCAGGTATATTCAACAAGGAAGACTGCTACTGGTTGGGAAAGATATTTGCAATTAGGTCAACATAAAATTGCTCGTTATGTTCCTCGGCATACAATTTCACAAATAGAAGAATATATAAAAAGCTTTTATGACGAAGCAGTAAAAAAAGGGGTCATTGAAAATAATTGATGCGGGAGTTAAGGAGAGGCCACCTTACCACATTCCGAGTGTGGGTTAAATCCGTCAAGAACGGTGTTCGCGGGTTCGAATCCCGTCTCCCGCTCCAATTCCTTAGTAGTTTAAAAGACGATAAACAAATTAAAACACCTTTCAGTCGGAAAGCCTTTAATGAGTATAGAATGGCACTCAAGTAAGGAGTTCTGGATGGGCGAATCGGAACCACCAGCTAAGGAAAAATATATAGGGGTGTAGCCAAGCGGTAAGGCAACAGGTTTTGACCCTGTGATGTTTTCGCTGGTTCGAGTCCAGCCATCCCTGCCATAAGCAACAATTCAAATTATCGTTTACGTGTAGACGCTTACAGCAAACAATAATAAAATCAAATTCTAGAAAAAAAGATTTAGGGTATTGTTCCTTGCTAATTAGTTTATGATGTTTTCATGATTCTCCTTTGTTAGTATTTTATGCGTCTAGTTTATAAGTGCCGTTCCAAGGATGGAGTTACTCGACGGAGAGCTTAAGAAGGGGTTCGAATCCCCCACGGTGCAAGATTGAATTGTTTGGAGTACTACAAACAAGATGGTAAGTTATTGATGATTTAAAAGTAAACCCTTACAGCAATTTAACTATTTAATTTTTGCTTGAAAAAAGATTAAGGATAGGGTTTAGTCCTGTAATGTTGAAAGTAGACACTAACAGCAATTAAAATAAAAATACTGGGAAATATATTTAATTGGAATAAATACTTTTTTAGATTTTTTATTGTGTCTAGGATTTTATATGGGGATGTATCTCAATTGGTCAGAGGGCCCGACTTATGTTTTAGTAGTTTAAAAGTAAAACTTTCAATGCAAGTGCAAGACTTGTCTAAAACACCAAATCGGGAAGTTGAGTGTTCGAGTCACTCCATTCCCACCATTTATAAATAAAAAAATAAAGTAGACTCTTACAGCAATTACTTAGAGACTTGTGATTTGGGATTACATATGTTTTGAAAAATGAGTCTAGCTTTATTAGCTCCTATAGCTCAGTTGAATAGAGCAAAGGATTTCTAATCCTTGGGTCGAAAGTTTAAGTCTTTCTAGGAGTGCCATGAGGAATAGCATAACGGTAGTGCTGCGGTCTCTGTGAAAAATTGGACATTATTAAGGGAAACTTTTTTAGTGAATCTCGTCAAACTCGGTGAAACCCTTAATTATTTTTAATTAAGACAATACCGAGCCAAGCTTAATTGAAGGTGTAGAGAGTAGACGGCGAGAACCTAAACATTTTAGATGCATGGTTAAGGTGTACTCCAGCGCACAACATTTAGTAATAAATGGCTATGGTGACATAGAGTGTGAAAGAAAACCGTAGGTGTCAGTTCGACTCTGACTTCCTCCGCCAATTATAATGTAAAAAAGGGAACAAAGAAGTAATTAATCTTTGAGATAATGATACTCTCAATATCAAGCTTTTTTATATTTTTTATATTTCTATTTGAGAGGTAGGAAAAGAATATGATAGGTATTTACAAGGTTATTTATGTTCCTGAAGACAGAGTAGTTTATGTTGGATAGTCAATTAATATTGAAGAAAGATTTAGACAGCATAAATATGTAATGAATTGTAAAAATGAATTAGCTTATAATACTCATTTTTATAGGGCATTAAGAAAATATGGAATAGAAAATTTTTAGTTCGAAGTAATTGAAGAATGTTAGCAAGAAGATTTAGATGAAAGAGAAATCTATTGGATATCTTATTTTGATACTTTTAATAATCGGTACAATAGTACAATCGGTCGGTAGAATTATCCTTTAGATAAATTATCTGAAGAAGAGACTAATAAAATAAAAGAAGATTTAAAATCTGGATATCTAAGTTTTTTAGAAATTTAGAAAAAATATAATTTATTAGGAAATACTCTTTCTTAGATAAATAATGGAAAGCTGTTTTTTGATGAGAATGAAAAATATCCTCTTTTAATTACAACTTCAACGCCAAGTTATTGCTTAATTTGTGGGAAAGAAATTAATCACTATTCTACTTTATGTAATAAATGCAAAGGTAAACTTCAAAGAAAAGATGTTTCTTTTTCTATAAAAGATTTATTAGAAGCTATAGCGAACAATAATGGAAATTTCGAAATAGTGGGTAAACAATATGGAATTTCCAGCAATTTAATTAGAAAAATTTTAAGGCGAGAAAATTTACCTTATCATTCTTCAGATTATAAGCTTAAGAAAGAAGAAAAAGAAAAGGGTTACAATCCTCCTCCTAAAAGGGTAGCTAAACTTGATAAAGAAACAGATGGAATTATTCAAGTTTTTAGTTCTGTTTGGGAAGCTGAAAAAGGATTAGCTCGTGGAGTAATTAGTAGAGTAATTAATGGTAAACGAAAAGCTTACCATGGAGATAGATATATACAAATTAGTGAAGAAGTCTATCAAGACTTTTTAAATAAACAAAAACAAAGTAAACAAAAAAACTAAAGTAAAACAAAGAAATTAAAGGAGACAAAAAATTATGTGTGACAACTGCAAGAATGACATTTCCCGACCGTCTAACTCTTCCATTGCTTATGGTGTTTATGAGAGTGGTGGCGTAGTTAAGGCTGAGGTAACTGATACTGCATTTGATGCAATGCATGTTATTACTCGTCTTTGCGAAAAGGCTGATATGAAGACTATTTCTCTTGAAGGTATTTGGGAGAATACTCTTCTTGAAAACAGCTATCGTGGTAAGGCTAAGGTAAACCATGCTGATGGTGATAAGTTCGTTGAGGACATTGGTAAGGAGTTTGCTCGTGGCAAGGCTCTTGAAAAGTATCATCGAGCATTTGACCGAAAGATTCTTGCAATGCTTCTTGATGCACGAGTTCTGGTTGCAACCATTGAACATTATTGTGCCAAGAAGAGTATCGACACTGACAAGATTCCTTCGATTGAAGCGATTTCTAAGAAGCGCTTTGGTTGTAAGTAATTAAAAATAAAAAGTAGTCCGTTTAAAATTTTCATAAATTCACTCCAAAAAAAGGAAGAGGTCAAATGACTTCTTCCTTTTTTTACACGTTTTTGAAAGAAACTTTTAATAAATGCTTGACAAGAAAAAAGATATATGGTAATATCTAAATAAATAGAAAGGAGAGTTAATATGGCAATTAACAATGCAATTACATATGGAGAAGTTGAAGAGTTTTTTTCTACTCTTTTGTCTCCTGAGACTCCTAAGATTCGTAAGTATCATGTTTATGGAATGTATCAGCGTGAACAAGAGAATGAAAAGAAAGTTGCTGAATTTGAAAATGCAGTGACTAAGAATTCCGAAGGTTGGCGATTTTTTGGCTCAATGATTGGTGAAGATATGTGCATTGTCACAGGAATCAATCGTAAAGAAGAAATTTATTATATTCCCACTTATAAAGACAAAGAAAATAAGATTCATGTTTGTAATACTTATTTTGTAGATTTTGATGAAGCAGTTCTGGCTTGTGTGATTTACAAGAAAACCGATTCTATTGAATCTGTACAATGGGTTTGTAAATTAATTAATAATTAAAAGAGGTAAAATAAAATGCGTAAGCTTAATACAATTCAGAAGAGAAACAACCTTAACACTGTGTATGCAGTTGATGAAAAGGGCATTGGTAATGCCAACCATGTTTACAATGTTATTGTAACTGATGGTCAGGGTAATGAGACTCCATATTCTATTGCTTTCCAGAATGGTCCTCGTAAGGAAATGGATTCAATTCATGGACTTCTTGACACAGACCTTCTTGAGATTGTTCGTGACCGTCTTCAGGGATTTCAGTCTGGCGAGTTTGCTTGTCGTGAAAATGCGATTGCACTTACTCATCTCGAAGAGTGTTTGCTCTGGATGAGCAAAAGAGTTGAAGACCGTGCAGAACGTGGAGTACTTGGTACTTCTAATAAGTAATTAAGATGGATAGAAATAATCTTACTGTAATTAAAGGGGGGGAGGATGAAAATTCTTCTCCTTCTTTAGAAAATAGACCAATTCCAAAGTGCAAATTCTGTTCTCAGCCAATGATTGCTGGAGAGAAAGATACCTATTATTGCACTTGCAAGAATTATTTGTCTTATTTACGTTTATTAGAGCAAATGCAAAAGTTAGAAGAAACTTATAAAACTAATATGGCTACTTATCAATCTATTGCGCAAAAGCTTTTGCAAGACTCTGATTACTATAAAAAGGTAATTGCTCTTACAAGAAAAAGACAAGAAGAAGAAAAAGAAGAAAAAAATAATCCTAAGAAGCCAGTAAAGGTAATTAACTTTACAGAAATAAACAATAATAAAAACAAGATAAAAGCTGAGGACGATGATATTTTAGGATATTATTGGTTCCCTCCAATTAACTAAATTATTAATAAAACAAGGCAAAAAGAAAGGAGACAAAGGAATATGCCCCAGTGGGAAAAATGGCAAGGAGAATTACTTCACAGTCTCCAAGATATTATAACATATAGTCATTTAGGACTTGTATTTACTTTAATTTCAAACGAGGAAATTTCTATAGACCAAGAAGAAAAAGGTTTGCATTTGTCAATTAAAGCAATGGTTTATAAGAAATATTATAATTCTATTTCACCCCCAAGATGGACTTGGAATGATTCTTTAGCATCCGCAAAAAACAATTTGATGGTATTTATCAATGAATGGTTAAAGAGAAGGGGGTTATTGTAATACAAACGATGGAAAATAATAATAAAAAGTTGCATGGTATTTTAGGATTAATTCTTAATGCTTTTTACTTTTTTATTGGAGCCCATTATTTAACTACTTGTCATACGACAAGTATATTGTCGTATATTGTTTTAGTAATAGCCTTCTCTGTTTATATTGGATATTGTTATACTTTTGGTGTTAAATGGGAGATTAAGCATATTCAATACAACGAAGAGAAAATTGAAAACATAGAAAAGAAAATCAAAACAATGGAGAAAAGTATCAATTATCTTATGGAACACTCTCCTTTAGATGAAGAAAAATATAAAAAATATTTAGATATTTCTGAACAAGAGGGATTTGACCCAATTACACATCAACGACTTTAAAAAATTTTTTAAAAAGTATGTAATAAGTACTTGACAAAATAAAAGTTAAGTGCTATTATATAACCAAGCTAAAGGTAACACTTTAGCGAACTAGAAAAGGCTTAAGACAAGATGTAGCAAGCATTATTTAATTGATTTGGTTGTAAAGCGTCTCACCAACGCAGATTGCTACGACGAACTAAACTTGCTTAAAGGTAGTGGGAGCAATCCTCTAAAAGATTTCCGATGGTGGCTTGGAACTTCTCTGTTTGGTGTAAGAAGGTAAATGGATAAGGCAACATTCGTGTTAGCGTTTATCGTGTAGGAAATTTTAGAGTAGATAAAAAGAAAAGAGGAAGGGAAGCACAATGTCTACTAAAATTTACGAAATTATTCCTTATGAAGTAGAAGCTTTGAAGTGGGAAAAAGACAATTGGGAAGAAGTTGTAGAATTCTTTAAAGCTCATAACGCTGAAATTAAGAATATTGTTAAATATTCTGAAAAGGCGCTTGAAAGTTTTAAAAAGCTTAATAAGACTTGGCTTGAAAAAAACATTGATAATGAAGGTAGACATGCTTTTGTCGCTTATAGACCGGAAGATGATTCTCATGATGAATATGAAGAATTTGTTGAACTTGGGGATTATTTCGTAATTGGAAAAGATGGTTTAATTTATGTAAAACATGGATTCAATTTTGAGAATATGTTTAGGGAGAAAGAAAATGTTTGAAGTTAAGTTTCTTCGTCATAACAAAGAAAAGCATAATAGTAATGTTTCCCAAGAGTATTCTTTCAAGAAAACTTTTGATACTGTAACAGAACTTATGCAGTATTTGGATAAAGCTTCTCGACTTTCTGTTTCAGTAGTTAACTATAGTGGTCTTAGCCATTCTGAATGGTATGCTTTTTGTCAAAAGAGGCATCAAAAAATTTGGAATGACAGACTCAAATATAAGAAAGAACACCCTGAATTTTCTTGGATTGACCAGTATCTTACTCCTGAACACAAGAAAAGAGAATTCCATAATTTGTTAAAAGGTGGAAGGTCTGAACCTACTCATAGACTTCCAAGAAATTATTATAAGAAGCATGATTTGTAACTTAAATTGATTTAATATAAAGTTGTCAAGAAAAAGTTTTTAGAACTTCTTGACAACTTTATTTTTTTGTGGTATACTTTATTTACAAAAATATTTAAGGAGTTTTTGAAATGGAAAAGACTTTTAATATTAAGTGTACGATGGAAGAAAGATGGATTGATTCTTTTCTTTCTATGTTACGTTATATGGAAGCTTGTGGAAAGATTGGACATTCCACTTTGATTGGTTTCTATAGTGATGGTGATGGAGATTTCCGACCTCTGTTTGAACCTGATGTACAATTTAATAGAGATGATGGCTATGTTCCTAAAAAGGATAGTGGCAAAATCCCTTCGAGGATTTATGATGCTGGCTAAAAGTTAGCCAAGATTGGAGACTTTAATGATTGGAAGTATTAGAAAGTAAAACAGTTGTTCCTTTTACGCCAGAAGAATTTGCCGAAAGAGCGCAAGAGATTGTAGATTTATGTCAAGGTGATGCAACTCTTTTAAATGGTTGGGGACATAGAGCAATGGATAGTTTAATGGAAGATGTGTTATGGTCTTTAGGTTTTGATAAACGGATTGAAATTTTTGACCAATTACGTCGGATAAGGTATTAATATGAAACAAATTAGGAAAAATGTTTTTGAGACTAATTCTTCAAGTGTTCATTCATTGAGTATTGAGGGTAAAGATAATTATGATTATACTCAGTTGGATGATTATATTGAAGAAGATTATGGTCACAATGGTTACGGTAAGTATCTAAAATTAAATTTTGAATCTTTTGGGTGGTATTGGGATTCTGAATTGGATGAAAATAGTGCAATAGCTAAACTTGAATATATTTTAACTGCTATTACTTGTTTCCAAGGTTATAATATTAATTGGAGTAGTAGAGAAGATAAAGAAGAAGCTATTAAAGAAGTTATGGAATCTGATGATTTCCAGAAGTTTGAAGATGATGTAAAATATGCTCTTTCTAAGCATGACATTCACATTGCAGGAATTAAAATTAGTCCTGATGAAGATGGCTATGTAGACCATCAAAGTCTTGATTATTATATTTCTCCTGATGGGATGTATTATATTTTTGCAAGAGATGGAATTACATTAGAAGATTATATTTTTAATAAGTGTTATAGTTTGTTTATCGACAATGACAATCACTAATTATTAAAACAAAATAAAACAAGATAGAATAAAGGTGAAATTTTATCGTATCAATTTTTATTAAAAAATTAACAATTTTTCTTGTTTTTTAATAAAAAAATTGCAAAAACAGGGTAAAAAAACAATTAAGGAGTAATTAAAATGTCTAATAATAATAGTTGTATGTTTAAGTGTAAGAAGAAGAACTCAATTGATGGAAAGATTTATCGTGTATATCAGATTATGCCTCTTCCTAATCAATTTGGTGCTCTTGGTCTTGTAGGTATTATGTATTGTGAACAGGATAAGAAGTTTGATGCTAACGATTTGAGCCAGTTTGAAATTATTGATGAGATTTCCCTTCAGTAATTAAATCAAAAAAACAACAAAACAATTTAATAAACACTTGACATTTACCTCTCCTTATGATATTCTCTTAGTAGAAAAAATAAGGAGAGGTATTTTTATGAACATTTATAATCAGTACAATCGCTTTGTCCGTTTTGTTGGTGATATTATCATTACTGACCCTTGTTATATTATTCGTGAAGACCACAAGCATAATTATAAAACCTATCCTAATATGGAAGATTATTATTCCAAATATAAGATTATTGGAAATGGACATAAGGGTTATCCCACTCCCGATATGTATGAAGATGTCACTTGGGTTGATATGAAAAAGCCTTTCAATATTGTAGAAGCAGCAAAATCTTATAATAAATGGGAATCTTATGATAAATGGGAATCTTATGATAAATGGATTCGAGGAGAAAAGACAAAAGACCCCAATATCCGTAGAGTTGCAATTTCTCCTACTTACGAAACTGAAAACAGAGCTTACAACGAAGCTGTAACAAAGTGGGAAAAAGAACAGGAAGATGACTGGGAAAAGTGTTGTTGTGGAGGAGCCATGATGAATCTTGGTATTGAAACTTCTATTGTTTGCAACACTATTTATGGTGATTGGTCTTGTACTACTTATAATAGTTTGACTAAAGAAAAGCTTGGAGAGTTCTGTGCTGATTCTGGTCAGGTTGGTATTTTCCTTATGAGTGAAGTTCTTGCATATAACCCTGACCTTAATCTTCCTCAGCATTGTGCTACGATTATTAAAAATTTTGACGGACATATTCGTGTCAATAAGAAGAGCAACGGCAAGTACACTTATGATGGTAAAGAGTATGATGATATTGTTGCAGAGGTTGAAGGTGTCAGTAACACCTTGAATTTCAAAAGTGCTCAAACTGGATTTTAAGGAGATAATATGAAACAGATTAGACGAAATGTTTTTGAAACTAACAGTAGTTCAAGTCATTCTCTTGTAATTACTACTGATAATGAGCATTATACCAGAGAAGAAATCAATAAAAATTTTTATATTACTAAAGAAGGTAAAGTAAGATTGTGGGAATCTTCTCTTGAATTTTACCGCTCTCCTTTTGATATGCTTGTGACTTTCAAAGACAAGTTGAGATATGCAATTGCTTCTTCTAATGGTAATCTTGTAGACCAGTGTAGAGAACTTTGTTGTAAGTATGTGGATGGATTTGTAGACTTTGAATTTGACACCAAAGATTATGTTTGGGATTCAGAAGTTAAAGATTATGTAGAAGCAGATGAACCCATTCCTAACTATGGTGGTACTGATGACTATCAAATTGAGGGCTGGCTTAAGTCTTATAACGTATCTCTTGAGGAATTTTTAACTAATAAGAGATATATTGTAGTTGTGGATGGCGATGAATACGCAATTTATGACCATATCAAAAAATCGGGACTTTTTGACACATCAAAAATTATTCATGATAGTTATGCTGAAGAACAAGAAAAATGGCATAAGCAATATCTAAAACAATTAGAAAAAGAAAAATTAGGAAAGGAAAAAAATAATGAGTCAGAATAATTATATTTTTCCAAAAGAAAAGATGACGTATAAAGAGTATATTTAGAATATTATAGATACTCGTGGGCGTTTTAACTGCGAAAAAGGCTCTTATAAAGAACGTCATCACATTTTACCTCGTGCTTTACGGGGAGATAATAGCACAGAAAATTTAATAGATTTATATGCTCAAGAACATTTTTGTGCGCATAAAATATTAGCAGAAGAAAATCCACATAATATTGCTTTATGGAGAGCATATTTTTGTATGGCTTTTTTAAGCAATGACAAAGAAAAAAGAGAATATGCTCTTACTCCTGAAGAATATGAAAGCATTAGAATACAAGCAGTTTCTTTTTTAAAACGGGAAAATAATCCCAATTATGGAAATCACGCTTTAGCTCGGGAAAATAACCCCTTTTATCGGAAAAAACATTCAGAAGAAGAATTACAAAAGATAAGAGAAAGAGTTAAAGGTAAATAGGCTGGCAGTAAAAATTCAATGTTTGGTAAAAAACATAACGCCGAAGCCAGAAAAAAGATGAAAGAAGCATCTAAAAAAAGATGGGCTAAGTTAGAAGAACACCAAAAAAGTATTCAAAGCCAAGCCAAAAAGAGAAGAAAAATTATTCAGTATGATTTAGATGGTAATATTGTTGGAATTTGGTCATTTGCTGGGACTGCTGCTAAAAGTGTAGATTGTTTAGCAGCTTCTATTCGTGGAGCTTGTACTCGGTACGCCCAAACCTGTAAAGGATATATCTGGAAATTTTTTGAAGATGTTAAAAAGGAATATTTTGTTAAAGCTTTAAAGAAGTACGATAAATTATGGAAAGAAGTAGAAAAGGAGAAAAAAATGCAGACTCCAAACATGAGGACTAAGCACAAAATGAAGCGCTATGAATTATCTGATTATTTTCTTTCTTTAAATACAGCAGAACAAATTAGTCTCCTTACTGATACAGGATTTAAAGAGGGCTTTTGGAGAGAACCTGAAAAGTCTAACCATCATTGGATGACTCATTATTTTTGCCTTTTCAACTCCGAAAAAGAAAAAAATTCGTATGAATTTAGCTTTGATGTAGCAATTGACCTTGATGACCTTAAATCTTGGAATGATTTTGATAATCTTGAAGTCATTGATGATGATTTTGGTCAACCATACTATGCTTTTTTCAGAGCTCAAGATAGCGGACATAGTTTTCCTTTTCTTGATATGATTATTAAGAAATATGAAAATCAAATGAATAAATTGGTAAAAGCTAAAATTTTAGAAGAGGTAAATTAAATGAAGCAAATTAGGCGTAATGTATTTGAAACGAATTCTTCTTCTACTCATACACTTGCTATTTGTACCGAAGATGAGTACAAAGACTGGAAAGATGGTAAATTGCTTTTTAATAAGTGGAATGAAACTTTTGTTAAAAACTCCATTAATATTACTAAGCAAGATAAAGTAGAAGCCGAAGAAAGATATAATACATATAAAGGAAAGTACTATAAAGACTGGTCTGAACTTACAGAGGCAGAAAGAGAAGAGTATACTTACAATTATATTGCCCAGCAACGCAGACAAGAAAAGAGCTTTTCTTTTGAAGAGGACGGTTTAACCTATCAAGAATTCATGCAAAATTGTAACAATGATGGTCTTGAAACTGAAACTTCTCATTACACTTCCCCTAGTGGAGACAAGCTTGTTATTACTTGTGCTTATGGTTATAACTAATAGTTAAAAATATTTTAATAAGTCAAGGAGAATATTTTTTATTAACTCCTTGACTTATTTGTTTTTATAGGGTATAATTCAATTACTTGAAAGGAGACGTGATTATGCTCGAAGGAATTAATATTATTAGCACAGAATCAACTAAAGATGTAACCATTCCTGTTTTTATTGTTACTTGTATAATTGCTTGTGTTTTAATGCTTTTATCAATTCAACTTCTAAAAACTGGTTTTAAAATTGAGAAATCTACTCCTCATAAGCTCTTTAAAATTATTTTTAATGGTTTAAATATTGCTATTTTTGGAGTTTGCCTTTTCATTTCTTTTATTATTGTAAGTAAAGCTATTAATGATTGTTTTCTCAATCCAGTTTATGATACAAAATATACTGTAACAATTTCCAATAAAGTTAGTTATACCGAATTTACCAAGAAATATAAAGTTCTTGAATACAATAAAAAAGATAACACTTATGTAATTAGGGAGAAAGAAAATGTCGGTTGAAAATAATCCAGCCATTGAAGTACTTAATACAGTTACAACTACAAGTAGCGGAAACATGTTTGTTCTTATTGTGTCTGTTGCTATTGTTGTTGTTGGAATTGCTGGTATATGTACATTTATTGTAGATTGGGTTAAAAGAAGAGGGTCAATGGATGGATTTTGTGCTATTATTATTGCAACAATTGTTTTCTGCGGGATTGCAGGATTCAATGTTTATGCAATGAAGCATCCAGTTGAAACTATTTCTTATAAAGTTAAATTTACTGACCCTGACCATTTTTCTTTAACTGAATATGAAGAACTTGAAGAAAATTATATTGTTTCCAGAGAAGGGAAAATTTACACATTAAAAGAAAGGGTTGACAAAGATGATTGATGGTGTTAATCTAATTACCACTGAAACTATTTGTATTTCTGGTGGTTTTTTAAGTAATTTAATTCCCGCTATTATTGCAGCACTATGTTGTATTGTTGCAATTATTGTATCAATTTCTTGGGTTAAGAAAGAAGAAGCAGGGGCCGCATTTTTCTTTTGTTTATCTATGGGTCTTTGTTTAGGTATTGTTTCTTTTATTTGTTTCACTGATGCCTTTAATCCAAGATATGCAGAGCGATATCTTGTTCAGTTAGATGATAAAATTTCTTCTAACTTTATTGATAAATATGATATTGTAGAACGGAAAGGCAATAATGTCTATGTAATTAAAGAGAGGGATACAAATGATTGATGGAGTTGAAGTTTTAACTTCTGAAAGTGTTAGAATATCTCCTGAATTTGATGGTTTAATTTTTGTTGGCGCTCTTTTTGTATGTTTCACCTTAGTTGTATTTTATTGCTTTGGCTATTGTGTTAAAAACAAATTTGGTTGGCTAGCTCTTGTTTGTGCTATAGGTGTTATTTCACTTAGTTTGATTGCTGGTAAAATGTTTAGAGATGCTTTCTTTCCAACCTATGAAGAAAGATACATGGTACAATTAAAAAAAGAAGTTCCTTTAGATTTTATAAAGAATTATGAGATTCTTGAAGATAAAGGAAATGACATTTATATTGTTAGAGAGAAAGGAAACGAATAAAAATGAAGTTTTATTGGGTTGATTTTAATCGAAAATCTACTTTTTAGAACTTGTTTTTGTTGAAAAAGTTGCGAAAATATAGTAAATAGGAGAAAAATAATGAAGATTTATTGCGCATATGACCACCTGAATTGTGAATCTGCTCCAAAGTCTCAGGAAGAGGTTCATGCTTGTGAATATTATGGTTCTTACCTTTGTAATGCTTGTCCCTCTCGTTATGATGGAGACAAGGTAAAGAAATATATGGAGGATAATCCTCGTATCGAGCATTAAAGAAAGGGGAAGAAAATAAAATGGATAATATTAAAACCTACCAGAACGGCAACTATATGGTTTCCATCGACTTGGCAAATGGTTCCAAGACCAGAGAAAATGACCTTGATTTTTTCAAGGCTGATTTTCCAGAAAGCGCTGATATTTGCATCACCAGATTTTGTCCTATTGGTTGTGGTTTTTGTCATGAAAATGCTACTTTAGAGGGTAAAAGTGGCAATATTATGGGAGAAAAGTTCCAAAATCTCCTTAAAAGCTTCCACGAATATACTGAAATTGCAATTGGCGGTGGAGCAGTAACTTCTCACCCTGACTTGATTCCTTTCCTCCGCAAGTGTAAGGAATTGAATCTTATTCCCAATATTACTGTTCATCAGTTTGAATTCATGAAGAATCAAGAACTTATTGAACAGCTTGTTAGCGAAAAGCTTGTTTATGGCATTGGTGTATCTCTTGTTGACCCTCTTCAGCCGCAGTTTCTTAAGACTATTTCTAAGTATCCCAATCTTGTTCTCCATGTTATTAATGGTATTGTGACGGTAGATACTCTTCGTGCTCTTAAGAATCGCGGTCTTAAAATTCTTATTCTTGGTTACAAGACTGTCCGTCGTGGTGAAGAGTATGTTAAGGAAGATTGGGCTAAGGAACTTGTAGCAAATAAACAGAAGGCAATCTATGATAATCTTGCCCGTATGATTAATGAGAAGTGGTTTTCTGTTGTTAGTTTTGACAATCTTGCGATTCAGCAGCTTGAACCTCAGCGTCTCATGTCTAAAGAAGACTGGGATACTATGTATATGGGAGATGATGGTCTTTCTGGTGAACAGACCAGTGCTTCCATGTATATTGATGGAGTTGAAATGAAGTTTGCAAGAAACTCTTGTGATGTAAATCATCGTTATGATGTTGGCAATAAGACTGTTACTGAAATGTATCAGTTCTTGAGAGATTTGAATGGAGGAAGCAACAATGAAACAAATTCGTAAAAACGTATTTGAAACTAATTCAAGTTCTTGCCATTCTCTTGTTATTTCAAAGGATAATTATGGTCCTGAACATATTCCAGCTTATTTAAATTTTAATGCAGATGAAGATTATGGTTGGGACAGATGTTGTTACTCTTCTACAGAAGATAAGGTTTCTTATCTTTACACTGCCATGCTTAACTGTGATATGTTTGCTCAAGCGAAGGATTTTAAGCGTAAACTTGAAGAAGATTTTAAGATTAAAATTTTCGTTCCAACCTATAAAAGAGAAACAAGCAAATATGGTGATTGGAAATTTTGGGATAATAGCGGTTCTGTAGACCATGCAGGAGAACTTGTTCCTTTCATTAATGAAATTCTTGAAGATGATGACAAGTTAAAACGTTTTCTTTTCGACCAAAGAAGCTGTATTTATACTGGCAATGATAATGGTTGTGACCCCGATGATGATTGTTATGTTGCTGATGTAGATGAAAATGGCGAATATTATGATTGGCGTACTGAAAAAAATGTTAAACATCCTCTTTGGGATGGAGAACATTATGAATACTACTTTAAGGGAAATTAATAATGAATAACACAGGAGATTATTGTCCAGTTAAAGGATATTGTAATGAAAAAGGCATTTTATGTGAATATGCCAATATTAGAGGATATTGTGGCTTAACTGCATGTTTGAAGCACAACTCCTATCAGTTGAATGATGCATCTGATTTTAGTTTAAATTTTTCTCGTTCAGAAAAATCTAAAATGTTTATTAAATTTGAGCCAAAAGAATTTAATATGGAGAAAAATTTTGATGATACAGTTAATTTAAATTTTACTTTACCTATTGTAAATCAGGATTCTAATGAAGAAACTGGTACTTTAAAAGTAAAAATTCCTCGTGCTAAGTATAAATTCGAGGAAGGTGGAATTAAAATTTCTGTTTTAAAATCTGAATAAAGGGTATAATTGGGTATAAGAGGGTATAATATGGTTGATATTAATTGGCTTTAGACTCAAGAGGGATAGAAAGCTTATTAGACTTGGATAAGAAAATTAGCAAATAGAGCAGAAGATAGAACAGATATTCCAATTTTAGTAGACACCAATGGAGAAATTTAGGTTTGGGTAACAATAAATAAAAAATATCTATCTAAAGAGCAATTTGAAAAACTTGCTGACAAATCTGAAGGTGAAATTACTACAAAATTAGAATTTAAAACAAAAGATATTATTATAAGAGAGCTTACGTCTATTGCAAAAAGTAGAGATGCTTTAGCAGATAATGAAAATGAAAGAGAACTTTTATGTCCCCTTGTTTCATTATTTCAAGGAATAGAAGATGCTATTACTAATGATATTTGCTATAAAGCTCAAAATGCTAAACAGCTTTTTATAAACAATTTTGAAAAAAATTTAGGAAAAGACGAAAATAATTCTAATAACCTCTTGACAAACTAAGATACATCTGTTATAGTATCTATTGTCATAAGTAGTTAGACTCTCACAGCAAACTACAAAAAACTTTTATTTTGAAAAAAGGACAAAAAGAGTCTAGTCCTTTAGAAAAGGAGAAAATTATGTATAACTACAACAATCCTAACAAGAAGAATAACACTAAGGCTTGGGCTCCTAAGCCTGAGAAGCCTGTTACTAAGTCCAACCGAGTTAGCCGTAAGGCTTCTTTTATGGACAAGGTTGAGAATACTGCTAAGGGTTACTACACTCAGGTTGCAGTTCCCACTCTTCCTGCTGATAAGCAGTACACCTCTAACGGTGCTATTGCATACAAGTCCTCTGGTTCTGCTCTTCTTGATATCAACACTTCCATCTCTGCTCTTCGTAGTCTTCCCGATGGCGATATTGTGAAGAAGTTCCGTGCAGCTTATTCTGAGAATCCTCGTCTCGCTATTCGTTGGCTGTGGTATCTTCGAGACGTAAGAGAGGGACAGGGTGAGCGTCGAAGTTTCCGAGTGATTATTAAAGATATGGCTTTGAATGGTGGAGATAAGATTATTAATAATCTGATTCCTATGTTTGGAGAATATGGACGTTATGATGATTTATTCGTATTGTTTGGTACTCCTTGTGAAAAGACTATGTTGACTTTTGTTAAAAAGCAGTTAAAGGAAGATTATTCTAATTTGAAAAAGATTAAGAAGAATGTTTAATTCCTGTTATGCTGAAAATGAATAGGAAGCTTATTTAATAGGTTTTCTTTATGCAGATGGAAGTATAAATAGTTTTAGCTATGGAAAATACCGAGCTTTAACAATAGCTTTACAAGAAAAAGATAAAGGCTTTCTTCAAAATATCTGCGATATTTTCAATCAAGCATTAAATAAAAATTATTCTTTAAAATATCAATCTTCCACAAAAAGTTATCGTCTTTATATAGGTGATGGGCCAATAATAGAAAATTTAATTCGTTTGGGCGTTACACCTAAAAAGAGCTATGAAAATGATTCGTTTGTTTTTGAAAACATACCTGTAGAATTAAAAAGACATTTTATAAGAGGATATTTTGACGGAGATGGAAGTATCGGACTTTACAAAAGAAAAAATGCTAAAACCCCATCTTTAAGTGGTAATATTGTTTCTTTAAATGAATCTTTACTAACTTCTATTAAAAAATTTTTAGAAGAGCAAAATATATCAGTTAGTTTAGGAAAAGACAGAAAGTATTTTCGCCTTCGTTTTAGTGGAAATCACACACGGGAAAAATTACGAGAACTTTTTTATAAAGATTCTCATTTGTTTATGGAAAGAAAAAAAGAAATATTCTTTTCTCAAAACCCTCTTCCTACTAAAAAATATATTGGAATAACTAAAAAACGGAATAAATTTTCTGTGGTTATAAATTACAACAATAAACATCATTATGTTGGCTCTTTTAACACTGTATTAGAAGCTGTAAACGCTTATAATACAGAAACAATTATTCACAAAAAACAAATTCAAGAATATAAAGGAGAATCTTTAATATGAATAACAATATTTCTCTTCTCGCAAAGTGGCTTCCGAGCGCTACTTCTCACAGTCATGATACTCGTAAAAAGGGACTTAAGATTTGCGATGCTATGGGCATGACTGAACGCGAATATCGCAAAATCTTGTCTGCTCTTCGTAAGCACCTTGACGTTGTTGAGCGTAAGATGTCTTCTCAGAATTGGCAGAGCATTGATTATGAGACTGTTCCCTCTAAGGCAAACCTTAATTACAATAAGGCTTTCCTTCGTAATGATGAGGAGCGCCGTCGCGCCTATCTGAACGCTCTTACTAAGGGTGAGGCAAAGATTAATTCTTCCGTATCTAATCCTTGTGACATTGTTCATAAGTACTGTGAAAACGAATGGAATACTTATCCTCGTTCTCGTGATGCTGCCCTTGAAGGTATGTGGAAGTCTCTTCCTAATCTTGTAACCGACGATAGTTCTACTATTGTTGTTGCAGATGGTTCTGGTTCTATGTGTACTCATGTTGGTCGTACTAATATGACTGCCCTTGAGGTTGCTAACTCTCTTGCAATTTACTTTGCAGAGCGTGCTAAGGGTGCATACAAGGGTCGTTACATTACTTTCTCTGCACGTCCTCAGATGGTTAATGTGAATCACGACTCTTTGTATGAAAATCTTAGGGAAGCTGCTCGTCATAACGAGGTTGCTAATACCAACCTTGAAGCAGTATTTGACCTGATTCTTGATACTGCAATTAAGAATCGTTCCCCTCAGAGTGATTTGCCTAAGAATATTCTGATTATCAGTGATGGTGGTTGGGATTCTATGGTAAATATTCGTAATTTTAGCACTGGCAGTGGTTATGGTTATTGGGGCTATAACAGCACTCGTGCTACTGCTAAGGAAGCTCCTGCTTTCCTTAAGTCCATTGAGCAGAAGTACAAGAACGCTGGATATGAGATGAGCAAAATCATCTTTTGGAATGTCGCAGGAGCGGGTAATACCGGAAATGGTCTTCCCATGACCAAGAATGACTATGGTATCATGGTTAGCGGTTTCAGTGTAAATACGCTTAAGATGGTAATGTCTGGTAAGACTAATCCTTGGGATGCGCTTATGGATGTTCTTCTGACTAAGCGTTATGACGCTGTTGAAACTAAGGCTTTTGCCTAAGTTAAAAAATAAATTAAGAGAGGGGTAATTCCCTCTCTTTTTTTATTGTTTTCTATTGACAAGCAAGGAAAATTGTGTTATTCTTTATATATAATCACAATTATATTAAGTGAAAGGTGTATTATTATGGGCTATTTTCGTAATTTAACTAATGCAGAACTTTGGTCAGCTTGTTCGGAACTTAAAGAGATTGAAAAAAAGAATCCTCCCAAAAACAAAGAGAATTGGCCTATTAAGTACGGAAGCTATTTTTCTAAGGCAGTAGATTATTATGACCATTTCGTATCTATGCCAGTTACAGTAGCAGTAAGCGAACTTAAATTTGAGGTAGAAAGACGAGGTATTATTAATGACTGTAAAAGAGTATAATGAATGGCGTAAAGAGTTTGGTCGCGTTCAAGTTTTACTTTATGCTTTTCCAAATGTTTTAAAGAAAATTGGCAATGAAGATTTAATCAAAGAGCTTAAGATTTTAGGGTATGATGAACATACTCTTGACTTTCTTAATTCAGCTATGGATGCTTTAGAGAAAGCTGAAAAGGAAGAACTTATGAAAGATATGAATGTTCAACCTGACCCAAATACTACTACTCCTAAGAAAGCACCTGTTATGCCCGAAGAGCCTAAAAATCCTTCTATTTCTAATTATCATTTTCAACCTTTTTATTGTGATAAGTGTATTCATAGTTGGGGCGTAGATTGCTTTAGAGACCCTGTAAATGATATACCTTGTCCTAATTATAGAAGAGACCCGCCCGATGGAGGTTTTTACGGATAATGAGAGTTTTATCTTTGTTTGATGGTATTTGTTGTGGTCATCTTGCACTTGAGAGAGCTGGAATTAAGATTGATTCTTATGATGCTTATGAAATTGAAAAAAACGCAATTAAAGCTACAGAAACAAATTTCCCTGATGTGATTCAGCATGGAGATGTGACCATAGAAGATTTTACAAAATATAAAGACAAAGTAGATATTATTATATTTGGGAGTCCCTGTCAAGGTTTTTCTTCCTCTGGTAAACTTTTGAATTTCAACGACCCAAGGAGCAAACTTTTCTTTGAAGCAGTTAGAGCAATTAAAGAGTGCAAACCAAAGTATTTTTTAATGGAAAATGTTGTAATGAAAAAGGAATGGCAAGATATTATTTCTTCTTATCTTGGAGTAGAACCCATTGAGATTAATTCTTCTCTTGTTTCAGCACAGAATAGACGTAGACTTTATTGGACTAATATCTCTAATGTAACACTTCCCGAAGATAAAAACATTACTCTGGAAGATATTCTTGAAGATATTGAATTTCCTAATCCTGCGGCGATTAGAGGTCGTAGATTAAATAAAGCCACTATTGTTGGTCGCAGATTAGATAAAAACGGGCATAGAAAAGATACTGATAAAACAATTCCTATTACACAATGTCTTGAAGTCCGTGCTACAAATACAGACAAATCAAATTGTCTCACTACTGTAGACAAGGATAATGTTCTTACGCCACTTCCTATTGGTAGACATCCAGATGCTTTTAAAAATAATTTACCTTTTAGATATTATACTACTAAAGAAATGTGTCGTTTACAGACTGTTCCTGATGATTTTCTTAATATGATTCCAGATAGTGCAGCAAGAAAGGCATTAGGTAATGGATGGACAGTAGATGTAATTGCTCATATTTTTAGTTTCCTTCCAAATGAATATAAAGAGGACAAAATAAATGATTAAGATTGGTGAAAAAGAATTTGTTAATGGAGATATCTATTACAATCCTTTCTTTGGGGATTTGTGGATAATTCAAAATAACACCGAGATACGTAAAATCAATGACACGTATACTACTGATGTTAACGATGTTGTTGGCTTTGTGCATGTAGGTCACATTGATTTAGAGGTTAATTAAATGAGTTATGATATTAGTTATAGAGTCCAATGTAAAGATAACCCTAAACTTTGGGCTGATGTTGGAAACTGTGAAGCAAATATAACTTACAATTTGAGAGAAATGATTCAAAAGTCAACAGGTTTAGAATGGAAGAACGAAGAAGATAACGGTCTTGTAAAAGATGTTATTCCATTTATCATTCATGGCTTAGAAGAACTTGAAAGATTTCCAGATAAATATAAACAGTATGAATCTCCTAATGGATGGGGAACAATCAGTGGATGTAAGAGCTTCTTTACTCGATGTATTTTAGATTGGACTAATTTTACAGAAGATAGTTGGACTTCTCCTTATAAAGACATTGTTCATTTTTGGATTGTATGAAATCAAATCAATATTTAATAAATCTAAATTTGGCAAATTGTTTATTTTATTTATATTATTTTATTTTAATTGGAATGGCAGGATTAGATAATTCCACTGGAGAAATATTAACTCCTTTTTGTTTATTTATAAGTGGTTGTTTATTTATGATTGCTATTCATTTTTTCAAACTTTATTTAAAGGACAAAGAAAAATGACGGTTGAAAGATTAAGAGATATTCTTAACGAGCTGGCTGAAAACCCATATTGGAAACAATATAAAGAATCTCAAGTAGTAATTACGATTGAAAATTTTGAAGCTAATTGGGGTGGAAGACCATATGAAAAAGTTCAATCTGTTGGACTTGGATTTGACTGGGAAATGGGTCAATTTAGAATTGAACCTGAAAATAAATTAATGGAGGTTAGTAAAAGAAAATGAACACTACTCAAGTTGCTTTGTGCATCATTCTTGCTATCGGAGTTTTAACAATTTTCTTTTTAGCAGGAACTATTATTGGCGGTATCCACGCTTATTCAAAAGCTTTTACAGAAGCCGAAGAAGCCCATAAAAATTTAGATGAGGCTAAAGAAAGTCTTATCAAATCTTTAGAGGGAAAAGCAGAAGCACAAAAAGAACTTATTGAATCTTATGAAGAACTGGTAAAAACTCTTCAAGAAAAAAATAATAAACCCTTGACAGAGAACTAATCTTATGGTATATTAAGATTGTCCCAAGGGAAAGGATGAAAAAAGTGCGGATGGGGTATTCCCACTGATTTGCACTACACAGGCCTGATAGACAAATCACGTTCTTAACTGTAAGACACACAATTGAATATTCAATAATAGCTGAGATGCAATGACTTCTTAGACATGTATAAGACGATTTATACTGTCGGAAGCACCCTTCGTAGAAATAGGAACTATGAAGCTACTAAGAGCGTCAAGCTCTTCACCTGAAAGTTAATGGTGGAAATTCTTGCAAGAATTACAAAATCCTACCTTCCGAATTCTTGCTCGGTAGTGTAGGTTGATTGCTAACTAAAGATGTTGGACAAAGAGCGAAGCATTTTTTAAATGCTAGGACCAGAGGCTCATAGTGAGGTGAACGTCGTCTATTCCTCACCTTTAATAAGAATCCGATGGGGGTCGGAGCGCTTATTATCGTATTTGAATAACCTACGGGTAGGTTGTTCGCAGTTTTACAGAAGACTTATAAACACTTGTCCGTCGAAATGGGTAGCCGCAAACGGGAAAGTTTCAATGAGTGCAGGAAGTAATGTAACGGGGAATAACTTCTAAGTCTTCACAATTTATTGAATTAGCTAATTTAATAAAAGGTCTCATAATTAATTTAACATTGATTATGAGACTATTATTTTTATAATAGAGGTGTATTATGGAAAACATTTGGAAGACATCATTGGAAAATAAGAAGAAAGAATGGAAGACGGTACTCGAAAATAAGAAGAAAGAACTTTCTGAGATTAACAAAGATTTAAACGAGCTTACAAAAAAATCCTATGATGAATATATTCTGAAAGAACTTGCTCCAAAGCTGATTGGAAATTGTTATATTCATCGAGGACATTATATTATGATTATTCAACCTCCTAAGTTGTTAGAAGGAAGATGTGATGTTAACTATTCTTCTTCATGGGGCTGTATTGAAATTAACAATTTTGAAGATGAAACACCTTATGGTTGTTATACAGATTCAGAAATTGATGTAGCTCCTTATTATAATGAGGACATTGATTTGTTTTTCCTTTTAAATTATCCGAAAAATTTTGACCATTTTCAGCCTATTTCTCGTGATGAGTTTTACGCCAAAATGGATGAAGCCATTTGCGAGTCTAAAAAGAGGGTTGAAAATATGCTGAAAAAGGTAAATCCACGCAAATTTTACAGGTTTTAATATCAAAAATAGGTCAAAACGAGTAAAAAAGAGGTAAATAAAATATGTTTTTTAATAAGTCTAAAAAAAATAATCCTGTCGAATATGAAGCTTACCCCGCATCTGGTGTAGATTTTGAAGAATCTTCCAGCGAATCTTACACGAATAATCTTCCTAATCACACAGTTCTCAACAGAAATACTTGGGAATATGAAAAAATGGAAGATGTTCCTTTTCCTATTGGAGAAGATTGGGAATGGATTGATTGTTACAAAGTTCTTTATAAGACCTATTACGTTTCTAATGACAAAGTAAAATATATAGGTCCTAGTCGAAACTTTGTATACGAACTGAACAGAATCTATTCTTTACCTGAAGGAGAAGAAGAATTTAGCAAAGTGGATTACTGTGGCAATGGTTTTCATGCTTGTTTAACTGTAAAAGATGCTTTAACTTGGTATAATTATATTTCTTATGATGCATTTGTTACTAATGGTTATAACTATGATGTTGCTGTTAAACTAGCTGTTGTTGCTAAAGCAAAACTTTTGGTTAATAAAAAAGATTTGGCAAATTGCTATGGTAAAACTGAACTTGACAACGGTAAAGTAGTAGGAAAAGCTATTATCTTAACTGGTTTTGTTAATCCAAAAGAAGTTTATGATAATCGAAAAGAAGACAGATGTTGGAGCATTGGCGTTCTTAATGGTTACGCTTATGATTATTTAAAAGCCATCTGCAAAAAAGAAGGCATTAATCTCAATGTTTTAAAGAAGTTAACCGAAAAGCTTGAAATTACTTGTCCCTACTATGAGAAAATACTTGACTTTATTGATGATAAAAATATGTCTGCACTGGCTTATGTCAATGCTATGTTAGATGCATACCGTATTAATAGTAAAGAAATTTATCAATGCTTAAACATGAGTTATGGTCAAGTATTGACAGAAGAAATCGTAAACAACCTTGATTACCAGTTTGCAATGCGTTTGGCTGACAATGATGATGCTTATAACAGAAGTTTATCCGTAGCAGAAAAAATGCAAATTCTTTATTCTCATCAGATGCTTTCTAAAAAGTAAATTAATAAGTAGTTGACAAACTCGAAAGAGTATGTTAATATAATAATAGGAACTGTGGTACAATTTACCTCCTTATAATAGACTGGATTTGCTAATAAGGCCACCTCCTTTTTCGTATTTTGTTCATGTTTGTTTCCTCCAAAAACAAATTTTGTACCACAGTTCTTTTTTATTCCTTTGTAAAGGAGCTTGTTAATGAGATTGAATGATGTATCTCTAATAGGTTTTGCTCTTTATCTTTTATGTGGGTTTGCAGTAACATATAATGTTTATAATTGTCCTGCTAATAAAAATGATAAAGAAGTAACCTTGTTGCATTATTTAACTTTGATTTTTTGCTGGCCTATTGCTCTTGTTACGGCAGCAATTTATTGGTTTAAGATTCAAAGTGAAATAAGAAAACAGAAGAAAATTAAATAAAGCTCTTGACAACAGACTCTTTTTGGTTTATACTATTGATAGTAAATTAGACTGAAAGGAGTCTTTTCTATATGTGCAAATGGTGTGAGAATTATAGATTCACTATTAACGCTACAAGTAAAAAGAATCTTATTGACCATGGGGATTTTTATGTTCCTGCTAATTATTGTCCTGTATGTGGTACTTTACTAAATGAAAACCTCAAAGAAAAGAATAAGTCAAGTAAACTTTACATTATTCGTGTCAAATCTAATGCAAGACACAACCTTCCTAAAGATGGACAAAATTATTATTGTAGTGCTTTTGGCTTGCATTATGATGAATGTACTTTTGGTAAGAAGGAAGATGCTCATCCTTTTAAGACACGCTTTGAAGCAAAGTGTACTGCTGACTGGTTCTTCAATGAAAATGATTATGAAATTGAAGAGATTGAAGATTTAACTCCTCCTACTAAAAAGGATAAAAAAGAGTTTAAGGAAAACAAAGAATCCAAAGAAGAGAGCATTAATGTTTCTCCTTTTAAAGAAGAAGAATTTTGGTGGGCTTCTGATTCTGGATTAAAAATGAATTCATTCCTTAGCAATAATGGTAAACTTTATAAATTTCCTGCTAAGACAGTGGAGCATTTGAACCAGTTAGTTGAAGCAATTAACACTATTGTACACCATTAAAAATAAATGAAAGGATGATAATATGATTAGTCCTACTTATGGACGAGTAGATATGAAACGAATAGCCAAAATTATTTTTGACTACATTAAAGACCATGCAGATGTAGCAGAACATAATCATATTGTCATTGGTACTGATAGTCAAAATCACAAAGATGAAACAAAAGCCGTCATTGTTATTGCTGTCTATACCGATGGCAAAGGTGGCAAGTTCTTCTACGAGATTCAAAAACTACCCGTTATCTTAAATTTGAAAGTTAAAATTCACAAAGAAACTGAATTAAGCATTGCATATGCTGACCAGTTAATTGATGAATTAACAACTTTGTCTATACAAGAAAATTTTGACTATGAAAAGTATACCAGCATTGGGATTCATGTAGATGCTGGATATGCTGGACCAAGTGGTCAAGTAATTCCAGAAATTGTTGGATGGTTAAAAGGTGCTGGTTATGAACCAACTGTTAAACCAGATAGTTTTGTAGCAAGTACGATTGCAGACAGGATTAGTAAATGAAAAATTCAAAAGATTTTTATTCTAATTGCGAAAAGCATAAAGGAGAATAACCAATGGACGTTGTTGGGCGAAAGGTTGTTAAAACGCGAGTACCTCATGTGTGTTTCGGTTGTGGGCGCAAATTTGAGCAAGGGGCTATGATGGAGCGTAGTTGTGTTTTCGATGGTACTCCGTGGACGTGCTATTTGTGCGAGAGCTGTCAGAAAGCATCTTCTGAGTTAGGATGGCAAGACGAGTATGGATTTGGAGACCTACGTGAACGTGCGCTTGAGATAGAAAACATTAAGATGGACGAAGGAGAAAAACAAAATGGCAACTAAATGTTTTTGTGATAGATGCGGAATGCCTATTTCAAATCTTTTCAATATGAAGGTTTTGAAAATTAAAAGACATTTTGAACGTGGCGGCGAAATTTGGGATGATTATCAATCTTATGATTTATGTAGTAATTGTTTAAAGAATGTAGAAGAATTTCTTCAAAAAAGCAATTCTTAAAAATACTTTAGAATAATGGAAAAAGAAGCCATGAAAAATTTTAAAAATAAACTTCTTGGTTTTTGGTATTATATTAAATTCTATTATATTCATCCTAATAAACCTTATATGGATAAATTAAAGCGAGCAAGTGAAGTAATGAAAGCAAGTCCTTATTCATATAAGCAGTGGGCTGAATTTTTAAATAGGTCAGAAAAAGATGTAAGAAAGATTTTTCATAAGAGATTTTTCTTAACATGGAGAGATTACCAAATTATTGCAAATAAAACTAATACTACAGTAGCATATTTAATGCAAGGGACTACTGCTAGTATATATATTAAAAGGAGTTAATTCAAAGTGAATTTGAAGAAAAGCTATACTTATTATATTGTATATATGGGCTTGAAACCCGAAGCAACTATTACAACTTATGGTAATGAAGAACGCACTCTTGATAAAGAGATTGACAGCATGGATGATATTGCTGCAATTCAAACAAAGCTCAACAAAGAATACGGCTTTGCTGATTGTGTAATTATGTTCTATAAACTCCTTAGAACTTCTTATAACACTGTCCAGAATAATCCTAGTGGTATGGCTGATATGATGGGAGCTATGGCGGGAATGCTGGGTGGTGGACTTCCTCAGACGGCTACAGAAATTTCTGCTGAAGCTGAAGTAAAGGATGAAAAAAATGTCGAAGAAACAAAGGAAGAAGATAAAGCAAGCGAAATTCAGTGATTATCAATATAATGATAATGACCCTCGTTTTAAAGTTCTATTCCGTAATGAAGACTGGCTTGTAATTAAATTTATCAATGATGGAGCTTTTTATTCTTACTGCTTAAATTGTAGAGAATATCTTCATGCTACCTCTACTTTGTCTAATCCAGAATTTATTACAAGATACTCTCCTGAAAGAGAATTTACTTATTGCCCTTATTGCGGAAGTAAAAATCTTAAAGATAAAAAATCAGCAAAAAAGAAAAATTATTCTTATCTAATTGAAGAAAAAGCTATCCAATACAAAGACTTACCAGAAGAATTAAAATTGTATCCTTATAAAATTGGTAAGAAAACTTAATAACCACTTGACAACTCTCTTTACTTGTAGTATTATATAAATACAAATCGAAAAAGTAAGGAGAGTTGTTAAATTATGTTTACTAAACAGGAATATCTTGAAGAATATAAGAACTATAATAAAAAAGCCAACATTACTAAACTTTTTGGCTATATCGAGGAACGTCTTAACCATAATTCCAGTTTAGGTTGTAGCGTGGCTCGTTTTGAAAAATTTCAGCTTAGTCCGACTTTATGGAAAATTCTAACCAATGATAAGCACTTTAAAGTGATTTGTAAATGTAGAGGCTACGACCTTACTTTTCAGAAGAATGAAGATGGTTCTTGGGTTGATATTACCAGCGCCAAAGCAAAAGCAGATGCAGAAATTTGGAATCAGCTTTTTAAAGATAACGATGTAAGTTATTTCTTTAATGTTATTATGGGGCGTCTTTTTGCTGTTGGTCGTGAAAAGAAAATCAAGCATCCTTATTATACTATTCATAAAGATTGCTGTAGTTCTATTGTTTGGGAATTGGCAAACAATAAAACTTTTCTTGAAAAGATTGTTGAAAATGGATGGGACTTTGATTGTGGTCCTGACTCTATCCCTTATATTCAAATTAAGGGATAATTAAATAATGTGAGTAGGAGAAAAAATGTATATTCCAAAAAGTGATAGATAGATATCTTTACTTCCTTTTACTGGCTGTGATGAAAAGAAATGCCCATGGAAGGATTGTGTAAGACATCCTGAAAGTGGATTCACCTATAATTCTATGGGGCATTTATCTTATCTTTGTAAAAAATTTAAAGAAGCCCCAAAAGAAGTTGAAGAAATAAAGGAGAAAGAAACAAAGACAGATGATTCTTAAAATTATTATTAACCTTTGGCGATTTGTTTTTATTCTGGATGTTTTGGTTTTCTTTTATCTTGTTAAAGAGATTACCAAATATGTAAACAATTTTTTTAGTGCAAGAAATGTTGATATTAAATTATCCAATACTGGTTCTGCAATTCCAATCATTCAAATTCTTATTTTAAGTGCTCTTCCAATCATTAATATTATTTTAGGTTGGACATGGATATTTAATTATAATGAATTTATTAAATTGGCTTGTATTAAACTTAACAATCATATTCACAAGATGGGGTTAATTTCTGATGAATTAAAAGATGAATTTTATTATAAAGTAATTAAAGATTTTGAAGGGTCTTAATTGGTATGAAAATTGAAAAAGAAGTAATCCCTGCCCAAGAAAAAACATATTGGGTTGCAGAAGACGGTCGTAGTTTCTCTACCGAAGAAGAATGTTTCGCTTACGAAAAAAGAGAAAGTATTCGTGATGTGATGAATGAACGCTCCTTTTTGGTTTCTAACTCTTACGAAGAAAAATCAGAGTGTTGGTTTATTTTAGGCGAAGAAGCTACTCCTATTTATCTTATTAGTTATATCGAATATTTTTTAAGAATTTATATTAGCTCTTGGCAAAAAAAGACTTTGGCTCAAGCTTGTTTAGAACAGAAAAAAGACCAGAAGTATTATCTTATTGGATTAAGAATTGATAATAGTGGAGATAATGCTACTTTTGAAGTTCTTAATATTGATTCCGCAGAAGAAGAAACAAAAGAAGCTATCACCGCTTACGAAAAAAATTTAAAAGAATACTCTGCTCTTAGAGAAAAGCTGTCTATTTTTCCCGAAACAAATTAATAAATACTTGACAACTCTTTTTAGTTCTGGTATACTTTGAATATAAAGTAAATCGTTTCTGAAAGGAGTTGTTTAAATGTATAATCGTAATTTTCATAATAAGATTGGTTCAGATAAAATCAAGCTGACTTTTCATTCTCGTGACCGTGGTTTGGAAAGATTGGGTATTAAGAATGAAAGAGAGCTTCGCCAGTTAGCTTGCAATGCTCGTAACAAAGGTATCAATCTTGATGCTGTAACTATTTACAACTACGAAAAGATTGGACTAACCAATGAAGAAATGTATGCTTTTAAGCGTCGTTTCCGTACCAAGTCTAATAGTGAGCGTATTTATTACCACAAAGGTTTTGTCTTCGTATTCGCTGGTAAAAATGCTTGTACACTTAAAACTGTAATCGAATTAAAAAATATTTGAGGTGGTATTATGATTTATAACGCTGGAAATAATGTAGTAGAAAACAAAATTGTTACCTATTATCCTGTTCTTGTAGTTAAGTTTAATCAATATAAATGTGCTTATTATATTAAACGCGACCTTTTGTATTCTGTTCCTAATTATTTTTTCACTCAAGACACAGAAGAAGATAACATTCTTTGCGCAAATTCTGAGGGAGAGGCTTTAGCATTGGTTGGAGAATTTAAATCTGACCCAAACAGCGAAAGTTTAATTAACACTTTCGTTAAAGCAGTTAAATCTTATAATAATCCCATCCATCTCCCAGAGGCTCCTCAATATCTTGAACATTATTTTTCTGTTGTTCAAAAAGAACATGTTATTACCACTTCTTTAATGGATAACAAATATCACACTTCCCCTGAAAACTTTTAAGGAGGTTTAACATGGACAACTATGAAGCTATGAAGCCTTGGGAGCACGGAAAGATTGTTGAAATTCATCATGATATTAAATCTATTTCTGTGTATCCTGTCGTTTATGAAAACAAAGATTTTTATGTCTGTCGAATGAGCGGTTCTACAGAAGTAATTACAATTAGAAAAAATTCTTATCAAAATTACGTCTTTGAATCTTACGAAAAGTATATGAGTTGGAGACGAAACAACCCTCTTGCTAGTCTTAATAGCAGACGTTTCTTTGTATATATCCCCAAGGATGGGAAAATTTCTTTCGCTGATAATTTTCCTGTTAGAGATTCTCTTGATGAAGCATTGGCTAAAGCTGAACACGCTTATGATGAAGAGGAGAAATCTTTTAAGCGTTTGCAAACCAGCTTTGAATATTATGCCAATAGAATTGAAGACACAAAAGAAACTTTAAGAGAGAAAATGTCACGTATTGAAAATATTAAGGCTCAAATTGCGGAAAGGGATAAGAATAAAAATGGTATTTAATCTTACAGATAACGGTCTTGCTCATTCTAATATGGAGACTTATTATTGTATTGGTATTCCCCGAAAGAAACTTCCTCTTAACTATGGTGAATCACCTTCTTATGGTTTTGCTAATAGAGGTTGGTCTAATATGCCGTATCTCATTGCAGAGAATTTCACTCTTTCTTGTTTTTCTTTTGACAATGAAAAGGGGGCTAAGGAATGGTGGAGTAAGAATAAGAAGTTTTTCCTTGAAAACAAAACTTATACCAAGGAATATGACTTTAATTATGCAAAGATTATCAAGGTAGAAATTGGTAGTAAGTATACTATTATGCGTTAAAGGAGAATACTATGGTTAACCTTAAAAATCAGCCTGTATATTATATTACCATTAAAGCAAATCGAGATTCTGAAATTAAGACTCTTTATGCTGGTGAACACTTTGGTGAAGGTGGTTTTTTCATCAATTTCGATTCAGCAAAGCGCTTTAGTTGTCCTCTTTCCGCCGAAAAGTGGTTTAAGTTTAATTTCGATGAAACCAATCTTCCTCCTGAATATTATGACTGGACAAGCATCACTATTGAAGAGCTTAAACTCGTTCCTGTTATGAATATCTATCTTTCTAAGGAAGAGACGGTTTCAAATTCTGTAACTCTTGAAACCACTACAAAGCGAGAAAAGCCTAAGCGTACTTATAAAAAGAAAAAGGTGGAAGATAAAATCGACACCATTCCAGATACCTAATTCATAAAATTTTAATAACTTAAATATTGACAAGTATCTTTTTTTATGTTAAACTAATAATAGAAAAGGATACTTGTCCTTTATTTTAATTTAAATTAATCTATTGAAATATATAGAAGAATGGAGATAACATGGCAACTGTTTAGTATCATTATGGTAAAAATAATTCTTTGCTTCGTTGGTATCATCCTATTGTAAGAGGCGTGACTTATAATAATGTGGTGGTAATTGATTGGCCTAAGAGTGAATTAAAGAGCGCAAGTATTGATATGTGTACTCAACCTAAGTTAAGCCCAGAAAAAATGTATAACCTTTATGGTTATAAGCCTGATGTTGTAACGAACGCTTTCTTCTTTGATACTGCAAGTGGAACTTCTATCTGGAATTTGAAAAGTAATAATACTGTTTATGCCAAGGATGGTAATTTCTCTAATGGCTGGGGTATTACAAATTCTGGAAAGATTATGAATGGTGTATTTAATAACGGTGTTGGTTGGAGAGATTTTGGCACAGAATATCCTGCTTTGTTTAAAAATAAGCAGCCTCAATCTATAAAAAACTATGCTGATATTGATTATGAAGCCAAAAGACAGATGTTTGGTTGGACAAAGACAGATGGTAATCCTAAGAATGAAAAGTATTTTATTGTTTCTGTTGTGTCTGGTGGTATGAAACTTTCCGCTGCTCAGAATCTTATTAAATCTCTTTTCCCTGATGTAGATTATTGTTGCAATCAGGATGGTGGAAATTCTACTTATACAAACTTTGAAGGAAAACGTCTTTCTGCGTCTGGTTGGTTAAGACCTGTTGATTCTATTCTCGCTTTCTGGCTTCGCTCTAATGTTGAAAGAGAAAAAGCAGAAACAGAAGAAAAAAAGCAAGATAAGGTTAATAAGAAAGAAGAAAACCGTCCTAAGAAAACTGGTTATCGTTGTCAGTTAGGAGCTTTTAGTAATTCAACTCGCGCAATTACTTATAGAAATGAAATTAGAACCCTTACTGGCGTAATTGATTATTCAACTGCTTTTTGTATTCAAGACCCCAAGACCAAACTCTATAAAGTCCAAGTAGGATTCTTTGCTAAAAAGTCTGGTGCTGAAAAGGTTAAGGCTGATTTGGCTGAAAAGGGATATAATTGTTATATCTGTTATGTGGAGGAATAAACGATGTCTACCATATTTACTATGCGAGAAGTGACTGAAAAATTAGATAAAATAGCTCAAGATTATAATTCGTTAATTATTTCAGCTTATCAAAATAATGATGAGTAGAAACAAAAGTATTACAAGGCGGAATTCTATAGGTTAACTTTTGCTTCATCCGAATTGAAAAAATTTGAAGATTGGGGATTCTGTGCTATAACTTATATTCCTATCTTCCAAAGATGGGCTTGTCTATTTCCTAGAAACTATAAATATATAGGTGGTAGAAGCTATCCTTATTCCGAAGATGACCCTCCTATTCTTTTTGTTAGTGGAGTGGTTGATGGAATTTTAGACGAATATTTGTATAAGGAGTATACTCAAAAATATGAACGAGAAGAAATATGAAGTAATTTCTGATATTACCTCTCCTATTGATTAGGAAATTGCAGATTTTGTTCGGCGTATTATTGACCAAGATGAAACTCTGGCTACTTTAACTGATACTTTCTTTATTAGTTATGATTATGAGTATGAAAATGTTTATATTTGCACTACTCATCCACAGTATTTAACTGTAATTAATCACCAACTTTTTAAAGATTTGTGTGATATAATTAATGAGTATTATGGATTTTCTGTCTTTGTTAGAAAAGTTGATTCAATTATTAGCATTAAATCCAAGGAAAGCTAACAATTTAATTTAATAAATAGTTGACAACACCTCTCTTTTATGGTATATTAAACATACTAAAAAAAGAGAGGTGCTTTTATGTTTGAAATTTTGTATGTTATTAGTGGATTCTCTTTTATTGTATTTGTTATATTTGCTTTTTGTCTTGCCCATATTGTTTATAAAGATGAAGATGATGGATATCAAAACACAATAATTGATTGGATTAAAGAATATCGCAAAGATTGGCGTAGTTGGACGCATTTAAAGTTTAACGAATGGAAAAAATATTATATTTTAGCTCCTGATGAATGGAGATTAACATGGTTTGCTCCTAAGCGAGCAATTAGAGACAAAAAGGGTCATTGGGATACAGTTTATATTAACTTTGGTTTTATTGGAAATATTAGATATGTCCTTTTTAAGCATAACATGAAAAATAGGTATGAAAAAAATAAAGCTGCTCAAAACTCTCAAGATAATTTAAGATATATTCTCGAAGCTGTTCAAGGAGATATTGATAAAATTCAAAAGAAAGCCGAAGAAGAAATCAATAAAGCCAAAGAAGAAACAGATAAAATTCGAAAGTCTTATTTAAACGAAGAATCTTATTTAAATAAAGAAATTGAATTAAAATCTACTGATAAATGGGAGAATTGATATGCCACTATTAAAAATTGCTATGATTTTACTTTTAGTTACTTTGGTTGGACTTTTTATTTGGTTTCTTTGGTTTCTTTTGCTTGGTCCACTTATTTTAAAAGGAATCTTTAAGGCTGATTTAGATGATATCAATGAAAAGCGCGAGCATGAAGAATGTACCAAGATGGATTTTGATAAGTGGTACGACATTTTTTGTTTAAACACTAAAAAATGGGATTTGGGTTGTCTTCCACATTGTCGTGTTGATACAACAAGGCCAAAATTTGGAGACGTTATTATTACCTCAAATTATTGGAATCATAATTATTGTGTTAAAAATATTTATGTGGATTTTGGTTTTATTGGCAATCTAAAATATTCTCGTTGGCGTCATAAATATCTTAAAAATAAAAAGGTCCAAGAAACTCAAGAAAGAGAAGTAAAAAATCTTAAATTTATTCTTGAAAGCGCTCAGGAAGATATTGAAATTCTTAAAAAACAGTCCAAGGAAGAAATCAACAAAGCGGCAGAAACCACTAAAAAAGTCAAGGAAAATCTTGACAAACAAAAGTTGCAAAAGATGAAAACAGGGTATGATAATGACCCTCCAATGTACTCCATCTTTAGATATGATGATGTAGAGTTTTAAATAAAAGAAATCTTTTATTTAATTAAAAATTCTAAGGAGAATAATTAATGTTTATTTGCTGTGATAATTGTTTGTTTAATTCCGATAAAATTAGCTTTGTGAGAGTTAATGAAAAAGGTGTTATGATTGGCTTGACTAGTGCAAATTATCTTTTAAAGTATAAAAACGAAAACCTTGCAAAAAAAGCTTACTTTAAAATTTGTGGCGCTATTACAAAGGATTCTTCTATTGTAGACATCTCTGAAAGTAAACTTGAGGAGGTAATCTAAATGATTATTTGCTTTGATAATCAAATTATCAATTTATATATGGGTTGGAGAACTATTCACATTACTGTCTGTAGAGATTTTAGCTGGGAAATTTCTCCCCCTATTTATTCTCTTACTATTGAGCTTAATGATAAATCTTCTTGTAACTTGGGTGTTTTTACAGAAGATGAGTATTGTTTAGCAAAAATGATGATGGATAAAATTAAAGAGGGTTTAGCTAATAATATTTCTTTCCTTGACCTTGATGAATACTTGGAAATTTGGAAGAAGAAATTAGAAAAAGAAAAGGAAACTAAGAATGGATAATGGATTTAATTTAAAAGAGGATAGAATTACTTTTGACTGTATGCCAGAAGATATGCAAATGAGTGATGCAGGATTCAACGCTCTCATGGGATGTACTATCCTTTGGGGATTGATTTGTAATTTCTTCATCTGTATGTTCCTTGAAACACAGGTCTTTAGCTTTGTATCGTCTCATCCTCTTCTCTTTATTTTGGGTTATTTCGCTTTGGCTTTTCTTGGAGCTATTATTACTAGTGGTACAGAAAACGCTGTAGTTGCTTTCCTTGGGTTTAATCTTATTTGTTTGCCTATTGGAGCACTTCTAAGCGTTTATGTAGGCCAGTATACAGTGTTGAGTATTAGCTATGTATGTCTTCTTACTGCTGTTATTGTAGTAATTATGATTATTGTTAGCACAGTATTTCCAGAGTATTTTTGTTCTCTTGGACATATCCTTCTTGTATCTTTAATTAGTATTATTTTTATTGAAGGAATTTTAGTATTCTTCCTTGGATATGAAGGTCATGTAATTGATTATCTTGTAGTAGCACTGTTTTCTCTTTATATTGGCTATGATTGGTACTGTTCTCAGAGATATGCTGCTACACCTTATAATGCCATTAGTTGTGCAACAGACCTTTATCTTGATATTATTAATATCTTTGTTCGTTTGCTCGCAATTCTTGGCAAGAAAAAAGATTAAATACTTGACAACTCCTTATTTTTTTGGTATTATTTAACTATCAAAGATAAGGAGTTGAATTTTATGGAAAAGAAAAAGTACACTTATGATTTAACTTTTGAGGAAGTCCTTGAAGAAATTTGGTTTAAAGGTGGTTGGTATCAGGGTAATAAGTTTGCTGACGGTACTGTTCTCGAAGTTACGTCTAATAAAGAGCTTTATGTGAAAACCTTTGTACGTACCATTTCTCATTCTACTCGTGTATATAGCTCCCCTCTCATTCTTACTGAGGGAGTTTATGAACAAATGTATCGTCGTGTATATACTCAACCTGATGCTGAAAGAAGAGTTTGATGTTATATCATCTTTCTTTTGAATTTGAATAGGAGGAACATTATTAATGGAACGCATTAAAAAGGGACGCAGAGAACCTACCCGCGACAAGAGAGAAAACTGCAACGTCGTAACCTCTCTTCTTGATGTCAATGGTAACAATATTATTACTGGCAATTTATATGAAATTAAGGGTAAGAATCATTCCTATATGGGAAGGGTGTTTTATAATAGGTATCAGAAAGCCTTTGGCGTTTTTATGGGTTGCTGGTACGGAGATAGAAATATCTACAATCCCGATAGTTATGGTAAATTCATCGCCATCCCTAAAGATAATGGCATGAAGAATCAAATTTTTCCTGTTGAAGAAATGGAGCTTTGATATGAAAATTAAACATGTTAAATCCAAAGTTGTTTTACCAGAAGAAAACTACTGGTATGACATTAATTATAATACAGAAATTGCAACTTGTTCTCGTTGTAAACGCAGAGGAAAAATTAGAACCACGATTACTAAGTGGGGTGGTTACGCAATCAGCAATCCTTATTGTCCCGCTTGTGGTGCTTTTATGAAAAACGGCTGTAATTGAGGTATAATATGTCAAAAATTGTTTGTGCTGCTATTAAATTTACAAGCAAAGCAGATGAAGATAACATTATTGTTCTTCCTTGTATTCGTCATGGTGATGGATACAAGCAGTTTGCTTATCTTAATTTTGTATTAGCTGGAAATTATTCTCGTGGCGATTGGAACAAAGAAGAAGGCTTTGTTGACAGCGATGGAAAATTTCATTCCAGAGAAGAAGCATTTCAGCTTGTAAAAGATTCTCTTCCTGCTTCTCTTATTTACTTTAAAGAACAGCATAAAGAAACCGAACTTTACTCGGAGGACTTATATTAATGAATAATAAAAAACATCCTGATATCGTTTCTTATGATGTCTATGAACAAGTTGCGTGGGAGAGAGACCTTGTAGAAGACCAATTGAATACACTTGGCTTTGGAGTAGGTAGTAAAGTAACATGCAGGAAGAAACTTGTAACTACATATCAAAAAGATGGACGCTATAATATTGCTCGAACCTTTGAAGTTTGTTCTGAATGTGGAGAACAGTTACATTCAGATATGAATTTCTGTCCTTATTGCGGAAGGAAAATTATAGATGAATAATATTTTTGCTATGCCTATTGGTCTTAGAGGGACAAGTACTGTTTGGCATAACGATACTAAAATTGGTATTTGTTTAACTTCTAATAACTCTCCTTTGCTTGGAAACTTTGTTCCTTTGAATGAAATTTCTGTTATGGATAATAAAAGTGATAATCCTTTGTCTGAAAATGAACTTAAAACCATTACAGAAATTAGAACAGATATTTACGAAATTAAACCAGAATACGAAAACTTTATGTTACTTTGTACAGATGAAGAAGAAGTAACATATCTTGGAGAAAGAATAATTCATTTGTTTTATCTTTCTCATCGTGATGAATTTCTTGTAATTGGAATTAATTATTCTATTGCTAATCCCGAAAAAATTTGTTAATAAACCCTTGAAATAATCCTTTTATTTTGCTATAATTGCTGTATCAAAATTGAAAGGAGATAAAGCTGATATGAGCTTTTATCTGAAAGAAACTACAACTAACTCTTATGTTCAGTTTGTTGGCAATCAGTACAGCTATATTTCAAATCCTGACAAGAAACATTTGTTTAAGGATGTTGACAAAGCTGCAAACATTGTTCTCAACCATTCTATTGTTGACAAATTTTTGTCAAATCGTGTGTTTTCCATTTATCACACCGAAACTAATAATTTGGTATATGATAAACTTGTCTCTAATGTGGGAAATAAAGGATTAATTCGCTTAAATATTTCTAAAGCAATTCTTAATATGCAGGAAAGTTTAAGTGAAGCACCTGTTACAAGTGGAAACCCTATTGAAATGGAATTTAAGGATTCTATTTCTCCCGTTGTTTCTCATTCCAATTGCGCAAAAGCAATGATTGATGGAGATGACCTTCCTATTAAGGATTCAACCAAAAGATATCAAGCAAGCGAATATTCCAGAAACAAGATTCTTCCTCCTTTGGAAGCTATGTCAAAGACTTTTGAAAATATCACTTCTGCCATCAATTCTCTTCCATCTAATGAAGACTTAGCTACACAACTGGGTGATTACAATGCTCAGGTAATTGATATTCTTCATTACATTGAGTTCTCTCACCTTGATGCTTGCAATGGCTATCTTATCTTTAAAAAGCTTCAAGATGTCCTCATTGCAAGACGTACTGTTAAGGAACAAATGGAAATTATCAATAAGCTTGAAAATTGCGGTTTGATTGTTGAAAAAATTAATGCCGCTAACAATCGAGCTAAGAAAACACTTGAAGAATCTCGTTCCTATTGTCCTCGTAGTGACATTGATATTTTTGATTAAAGTTTTTGATTAAAATTTAATAAACACTTGACAGCTTCTTTCTTACTTGCTATAATATAGTTACAGTAAAGAAAGGAGCTGTTATTTTATGAAAAAGATTGATAAAGTTCTGTGGTATTATCAGGAAGATTTGAGAAAAGATATCATTAAGGCTCTCTTTGGTGAGAATGCCACTCTCCACGAGGATTATATCGACTTCCATTATGATGATGATAATCGCGCTGGACTTTTTGTTAAAGTGCAAGATAAAGACCAACCTAATCTTACTAAGACTTTTCGTATTATGATTGATGAAGTTGAGGAGGCGTTCTAATGGCTAATAAACCTGTACTGGGCATTATTGATTGCCCTTATTGCGGAAAAGCTAATATGGTTGGTTGGAATGGGAATTATAGATGCACCTGTTTCTACTGTCATAAGTATTATACTATCAAAAGAACTCGTATGTATAATACAAAACCACTCATTCTTGCAGATGAAGATAAGACTCTTTCAAAAGAGGATTAACATTGGTTTTAGCGAAATTGAAAGAAGGTAAACTATGATTGGTATTCTTTATAATGCTTTTTATATCGAAAAATATTTCCCTTGGGCTGTCCAGAAGTACAAGGATAAGGATGGAGAACCTACAAAAGCACTTTATGGTATTCCTGTAAATGCGTCATCATGTAATTCTCTTTGGGGATGTGCTCATACAGTTGAAGGACCTGTTTATAATACTTTTTCAGGCACACCTAATGAGTGCTATGTAATTAAAAGCGCACTTTTTGAAGGCGCTATTCTCCCTAAGCTTTTTTTTAACGAAATTGTTGAAAGTCCTGTTTCAACTTCTACTCAGGAAGAAGAAAAGAAGTCTCATAAAGTTACAATCCGCAAGGTAACTAATGACCACGATTATTTCTGTTATCTTGCTAAGAAATACGGCTATAATTTGTCAAAACTAGCTCCTTTGCCTCGTCGTAATTAATCGCACAAACAAATTATAAATAAGTTTGTTCAAATAAATTGGAGGATTAAATATGTGGTATAAAATTCCTAACTATACCATGAAGTGCAGAATCTATCCTAATAAAACTCAGCACGAAATTATTGATAAGATTCTTTATGGTATCCGTGTGGCTTATAATGTTACCATGTATGAAATGATTACCAATTTTAAAAATACCAAAGAAGCCAAAGATAAGAAAGAAGATAAAATTGTTCATTTCCCTCAGTTTTCTTCTATGATTAAAAAAGAATGGCTTGACTACCTTAGAAACAATTGCCCTGCCGTGAAAGAAGTTCCTGCTGGTTGTTTGAGTTCTTCTGTTTATGGTATTTTTGCCTGTGATGCTAAAAAGGCTTGGGAATCTATGGGTAAAAAACCTGTGGAATTTTATAAACCTTTCTTCTATTCGGCTAAAAAGGCTCGCACCAGTTATTCCTATCAAGAGACTTTTTCTAAGTTCTCTTTTTCAGAAGACAACAAAAATGTCCTTTATATTAATTTAAACAAACTTGGAAAAGTGAAAATTCGTGGATGGAATCAGAAAATTCGATTCGATGAAAAATGTTCTAAAGATTTTGTTGATTTTGTAAAAGAATCTTCTGGTAAAACTCAATTTGGTCTTACTATTAGTAAAAATAATATCGGGGAATATTTTATCTGCTTTAAGCTTAACAATGTTTATAAATTTATCAAGGAATCAGATTTTAATAAGGAAGAACTTGGAATTGATGTTGGATTAAAGGATATCGCCATTTGTTCTAATGGGGATAAATACGAAAACAAGCATTTTGCTAAAAAAGAAAAAAGACATAAGAAAATTCTTAATCGTCAGTGTTCTCGTAGATGGGGTTGGTCTAATGAGGAATTTAGAAAGGCTCATAAAGATAATCCTGAAATCATGCCTAGCAAACGTTATGAGAAAACTATGCTATCTATGAAAAAACTGGATAATAAAATTGCAAGAAAAAGAGATTTGTATAATCACGAAACCACTCTTAAAATTGTTTCTTCTGCTACCTCTCTCGCAGTTGAATCTCTTAACGTAAAAGGAATGATGGCTAATCATAGACTTGCTTATGCTTTGTCTGATGCGGCTATGTATGATGTATTAAATAAATTGTCTTATAAGTCTTTATGGTATAATAGAACTATTACAGCCATTGGACAATTCGACCCTAGTAGTCAACGCTGTAGTAATTGTGGATATCAAAATCCTCTTGTTAAAAAGCTTTCTATTAGAGAATGGGTGTGTCCCTGCTGTGGTTCGCACCATGATAGAGATATTAATGCTGCTAAAAATATTCTTTGGTATGCAAAACAAAAATAATAACACCTTGACAAATAAATAATTTAGTGTATAATAAATAATATAAAGGTTGGAGGTTCAACCCCGCCTTGGTGCGAAGTAAAAACTCGCAGATTCTTTCTAAGAGATTCGCACCTAAAGTAGCCCAAATAACTCATAAAAAACTATCGTAAATTTGATGGAGAGATTGATTTGAGAACTTCGCATATTATAGTGTGCGCATGGATTGAAATACGAGATGGTGCATTACTATTGCCATGTCCACGGGTCGTAACTTGCGCGTGTGCGTTGATTGAAATATCATTATCCCGCTCAGTCGCAACTTACGTGTGTGCATGGATTGAAATTCTATAAGAACAAGTAAAAACATATTATAAGAGTCTTATTTGTTGAGATTAACCCCTTGACAAGTAAGACTTTTTGTTGTATTATATTAAAGAATAGAGGTGAAAGTATGGCAATGAAAGTAACTCCGCCCGAAGCAAATGTTATTAACGCAGTAGATGTGATTGAACATATTTTGGGTAAGGGTGGATTGATTGAACAAAACAAAGATGTATTGTTAAAACCAATTCTTTTTAATGAAATAACTCTTGATGTGTTATTTCAATATCGTGAGTGGTTTTTTGCTTTTGTTCCTACTTATGAGTATCTTTTAACTTTAAAGAACCCTCGTAATTTTTACCTTTTTCCTGATAAACAGTCAATTGTATTTAACAGCACATTGCTTGAATGTCAAGAAGAAAACTTCTTAGTTTCTCATACTAAAAATTACGATAAGGTTGTTCTTGATTACGGTTTACGTCCAGAACAATTGAACCAGAAATACCTTGAATCAGGAAGTGCTTTATTTGAAGACACTGATAAATTAATTATGGATTTAAAAAAGCAAAATAAAAAAGACCTTTTCATTTTCTTATATTATACTATGGAAAATATTTTGACCGCTGTAAGTATAATTTGGGCTTTTAGAGATTTAATAAAAGAAAGCTATCCTATAGCTAAAATACTTAATCGGAGTTGTTTTGGTACTCATGTTACTGACCTTGTTTCTTATTCTACAAATGAATTGAAAGTCTATGAAAACGCTCTAAGGAAAAACAAATTTGATTGTAATCTTTTGCCTATTACACGAATTAGCAGAGACATGGAAAAGTGTGTTTATTATCACGGTTTTAATGAACATGGGGATGATTATTAATGGAAAATAAAACAATTGCTTATGGGGATATTAAAAAACAGTTTGCTTCTTTCTTAAAGATTCTTGCTGAAACTCCTTTTAAATTTTTCTTTGACAATAAAGAGGTTTGTCCTGATAAATTTGCTGTATTGTTTAATTATCTTGAACCGACTCTTCCAATACTTCCTTATATCACTATGCTCAGAACTGAAAATCCTTATGTAACTGTTCCATTTTTCGTGAATAATCCTTTCTTTGACTATAAAAAGAACAAAGATGGATTAAAAATAATTAAATTTAACTCTTGGGTTGGTTATTATGCTGAAATGAACACTTCTTTTAATGCAGATTTCATTGTTAAAAACGACGCCATTAAAAATTATAGCCTAATGTATAAATATCTTGAGGCTTTAAAAAATTGTGTTTCAATTATAGATGATTTTTTTCTTATGCTTGATGCACCAAAAAATTATCTTAATCCTATTTATAAAAGTATTTCTGTAAAAACTATTAAGATTTTAACTGAATTAATGGGGTTTTATGGCAATTATATCTTGGTAAAAAAGAAGGGTGTAAGTCGATATCCAGCAAATGACAGGCTTTATATTCGTGACACTCAACCAAACACCCCAGTTATTTATAATCCTTTTATCCCTGTTACAGCCGTTGGTACTGATAATCCTCTCTTCCCTGTTACAGCCGATTTAACTCTTACCAGAGGTGGAGAGGGAACAAATTTCTTTGAAACAATTCCTCACACAAGATTTAATAATATTGCCGCTGAAATCATTAGTGGAGACATTGAGGGAGAGTTTGACAGAACTTTGCGTGAAAATGCTCATAGAGTTGTTGCAGAATGTACTGAATTATTGAGGACAGCTACATGATTTGTTTAGATATGTATGGTATGGATGAATATCAAGCTGAAAAGGCTAAAATTCTTTCTAAGGGGGAGAAGCCTAATAGACATAATATTGTTCAATTTATTGCGGCTATGACTTGTTTAGTTAAGGATTTGGAAAATGTAGATTTTGGAGAAGCAGTTTATAGAAAACCTCAAAGTAAAAATGATTGGATGATTCTTTATAGCATTTCTAAAAAGTTTGATGCTATTCTTGAATATTACAATGAATTGATTGTATGGCAACCAAGTTGGTTTATGTCTCTTGTTAGTAATGCTGTATCATGGAGAGCAAGAACGCGAGGAAAACTGCCGCAGCCTTTTACGTATCTTAATGATGACGCCTGTTATGAGGTAAAATTAAATAGTTTCAATATTACCATGCTTACCATTGTTGATATAAGTGCTAATTTTGAAGAGAATGAGATTCTTATTAATAAAGCATTTGAACGCGCATTAAATGGTAAAAACAAAAAATGCGGCGATTATTTTGGAAGTTTAGGATTTTATATTACTTATCATTGGAATGATTTACAATTTGCGTTTGCTCTTTTAGATTATTTAACAATTCGTATTACTCTTGATAAATATGATGAAAAAGCTTGCATTTGGCGCACTTTGAAACAACATAATATTATAAACAGTCCAGAAAATTATAATGAAATAAGACAAACAATGGTTGCAGTTCATAAGCTTCATTTGTCTATTAATGCAGTTAATTCAATGTTGATGTTTAAGTCTTTTGTTTCCAATGAAGCAAGAGCACTTAATAATTATTACAATTACTGGATTTAAAATAAAACAATTTAAAAAAGGAGATAACTATAATGCCTAAGTCTCGTATGGCACGCAATTTCAAAGCTAGAAAGGGAGCTTCTCTTAATTACACACTTCTTGCTCGCCAGAAGGAATTTCCTAAGTTGACCTGTAAGAAGAATCTTCCTACTCCTGATACTAAAGATAGTGACAATCCTAATAATGTCAAATACATTCTTAAGGAAAATGATACTCAGTGTGCTATCTTTTCTACAGAACTTAAGTCTCAGGATAATCATAAAGACCCTCTTTATTTAATTGTGGGTGCTCTTACTGGTGCTCTTCTTCTTACTGATAAGGAAATTGAAGAGTATTTTGATTTGACTCCTATGATTGATAAGAAGCTCACTCTTAAGGACGCTCCTTATAAGAATACTGGTGTTAAGATTGAGTATGACACCAATGATATTCCTACAAATATTGTTGATTTTAAGGGTGCTCCCATTAAGTAAAGGAGAATAATATGGAAAAGAATGATTTACTCGCGAATCCAATAGATTTTGCTCAATATGTTTGGGAAAGAATTGAAGACGGAGATACTTTAATTGACAGGTTTTGTAATATTTGGGAAGTTTCTTCATATGTTGTTTTTGATGGTCGTAGAATAAAAATTAATCTTCGTTGTATTCACAATGAATCTTGCACAGGTTGTAATAATGGAGATTACAAAAAATTAACTCGTTATGACCTTGCTCGCAAATATTATTTTTATATTAATAATATTGCTGTTAAGATTCCCGATGTTGAAGATTGGAATGCTGGAACTTTCGTTCAAAATTATAATCTGCTGTGGAATATTATTGACACAATGAGTTCTCCTACAACTCATCCCACAAAAGAAGAAAAAGAAGATATGTATGCTTTGTTTCTTTTAACTCAAGAAGCAGATAAGATTTACGAAGAAAAAAACGAAAAGATTTCTACTATCAGGACTTTAAATAAGTTAAAGAACAAATTTGAAAAACGTGATTATTATGATGGAGACAAGATTCGAGAAAAATGTGTTAATTGTCTCCCAAAAGAGGACACAAAAATGACAGAAATCGAAAAAAATTACTTCCTTAAAAATAAGGGAAAAACGGGTGCTGATAACCAATTAAAATGCGGATTTTATTCGCAGGAAGATTTGGATGCCGCTATTGAAAAAATTGGCGACTTCCTTGAAACCCATACAAATACTGCTAAAAATAAGTGTAAAGAATCCGTTAAGAAATTTACTGGATTCTCTGATGAGGATTTGGATGAAATTTGTACGCGAGTGGTGGACACTTTTTATTCGGCTTCCGATTTTTCTAAGAAAACTTTCGACGAATTTAAAAGCTGGATGAAAGAAAAGTATAAGGATTATACAAAAGAGGTCAAAGAAGAATCTAAAGAAGAACCTGAAACTAAAACTGAAACTGTTAAAGTAAACAATAATCAGTCTGTTGTTACCGTTGATAATAATGATACGAATACTGAAATGAATAAGGTTGGTAGTATTGACAATAGTATTGACAACGAAGATAATTTAAAATTGTTCCCTAATCTTGATAAATATTTTAAGAACAACACTGATACAAAAAATGATGATAATGAAGAAGTAGATTTCATTAATAGACCTTTCCATATCGGAGATATTGTCGTTCTAAAAAATGGATATACTGGCTATATTTCTTTAATCAGTCATACAGAAACTTTTACCTATTATTATATTCCTGTTTATCCTATTCGTAATTCTACAAATAACACTAAATTTAAATCTGTATTTGGTTTGGAAACTAAACTTGACCCTACTCTTGAAGATTGTATTAGAGTTGGAGATTGGAATTTATCTTCCGATGCTGTAAGAACGAAACTTCGCAAATACGAAGAGTTTAAAAACTTAACTCCACATTATACTACTGATGAAAAAGATAATAGCACATCTACAACAAATAATACAACACCTCCACCCAGCACAAAAACTGGTAATGCTGATTCACTTCCCAAGTATCTTAGTAAGTTTCATCTTACTGATTCTACTTATAGCTATGAAGTAAACACTAAACTTACTACCGACATTGTTCGTAAGCTGAATGAAGTTATCGAAGCTCTTAATGCTATTACTTTGTATCATCTTAATGAAGCTCAAGAAGAAGAACATAGAAGACAACTTGAAGAAAGATAGAACGAATTGAAAGGCACACTACCATCATCTGAAAAGGTTAGCAGTTATTCCTCTGTTTATAATACAGTTCGAAAAAATGCTGATATTTCATGGCCACAATGGAAAAAGGAACTTTTTAATAATAGTTGCGCTATTTCAACACATGCAAAAAAATTGTAATGATATTATAAAGAAGAGTCATTTTGGCTCTTCTTTTTTATTAAATACTTGACTTTTGCTTTGTAATTTGCTATACTGTAAATATAAAAAAGAAAAGGAAGTGTAATTTATGACTTATTACGTTATTAAGTTTGTTTGGAAGGATTCTAATAACTTCATTCAGACCACTTATGCTGGTTATGATTATAATATGACTCATTATAATTGGGGACCTACTCCTTCTTGTGACTTCAACGAAGCTGAAAAATTTAACAATATTGAAGCTGCTAAGAATTTCTATAAAAAGTATAATAGTTACTTCAAATTTATCACTGAGAGGGAAAATTCTTCCACTTATATTTCCAAAATCGTCATTAACACCGAAGACGTGGAGAAGATTTAAAGGAGGTAAAACAATGAAAACTAATTATTATATTGGTATTCCTGTTAAAAACGATGAAAAAAGATGCTACTTTCTTTGTACTGATACAGTTATTGGAGACTATTTTCTTGAGTTCGATAAATTTCACGCCGTTGTTTTTTTCAGTGAAAAGTCTGCTCGTGACTGGATGAAAAATAATCCTCTTTGGCTTTATTTATCCGAAGTAGAAAAAGAAAATTTTGTTTGGGATAAGTACTACATCTTGAAAGAAACTTGGGAAGTAATTGAATCATAATTTATTTTAAACTTGTTTATCCGATATGAGATAAACAAGTTTATTTTTATTTTAAATTGTACTTGACAACTTGACTTTTCTATGTTATACTATATATGGATTAATAGAATTCGCCATATTGTGCAACTATTAATACTACTTATGTAAAGGAGATAATTTATGGCTGATTAGAAATAGAGCCTTTATCTTAGAGTTTAGGAAAAACTATCTAATGTTTCTACTGTCAATAGTTATAAAGAACTTTGTAAATTGCTGGATGAACCTAATTACTCTTCTCCATCTCAAAAGAAATTTTAGAAAAAACAATTAGAAAACTGGAAAAAATGTTTTACTTGGAGAAAAAATAAAGATAAATTTACTTGTATTAAAATAATTCCTCCTGATGAATATTATCGTGCTGTTGCTAAAGAATTATATCAAAATACCGCTATATGGATTTTTTGTGCCTTCCTTAATGTATATGGTTAGTATACTAAAGGAGAAAGTCTTTGTATGTCCAAAGGAGATTTAGCTATCGCAATAGGATTGCAAAATGAAAATTATAAGCAATTCCATTTTTCTCCATATTCTTATGGTAGACGTTTAGAAGAATATACTTTAAATTTAAGAGATTCAAAATATCCTTTTGTTACATAGCCTAAAAAAGAAATTCGAGAATTAAGGAATAATAAAGAAACCGCTCATAATATAACTAAAAGAACTCAAAACCTCTTAGATGATTATGATTCTCATACTTCAAAACAAAATTTTTATTAGATAGAAACAATCATTGATAAATTAGCAAAAGAAGGAGTTATTTTTTCTCAGGATATCTTTATTGGTGGATTCATAGAAAAAGATAAACTTCCTTTTAATGCAGATTATTCAACTATATATGAAGAAGATGGAAATTTCTATCTGCCATTAAAAGATAAACCACCTCTATTAGTTACCTACAAAGAAAGACCTTTAAAGCCAAACGAATTAAATACCTTTGTTAATATTCGTGGTAAAATCTTTGCTGAGTATAATTGTAAAGGCTATTCTGATATTTTAGAAAAAGGTTTATTAAAAGAATTTAAAAAGAAATTAACTCAATCTCTTATCATTAATCTTGGGGCTTTGTTTGCTTATCCCTCTTATTTAATTAGATATTCTACTGAACATATTGCTGTATGTGCATCTCTTTATAAACAAACTTCTGATATTGATGATGTATTGTTAAAAAAGAATTTAACCACTAATAATAAAGAAACTCAAAAGAAAATTTCTAAATTAAAAAAGAGTAGACAAGCTAAAGAAATGCCAAACTCAAGAAATATTATCAATCAATCTGACGGAACTGTTTATTTTATTGACAAAAAAGAAGAAGAAGCTTTTCAACTTTCGCAATATTATGAAACTTTCTTATATGAAAAGTTAAATAAAGACCTTATTCAACTTAATTTAGATAAACTTATACCTCAAAATTTTAATTCTCTTCCCTCCAATTCTACTGAAAAAAGTTCTATTTGGGAAGATTTGTTTAATAAATCGTGGACAAAAATTAAAAACTACCAAGATAAAAATTGAAAACCCCTTTATTTTTCTATGCTTATTTTCTTTTCGGTGACAGCTTCGTTCTGATTTACGAAGTTTTTAACATTTTTTATCCTCGTTTTTCCCATATAAAATAAGGGTTTTCTAATTTTAAAATTAAAAAAATCTTTAAAATCGTTTCGGTTATATATTTACTATTATTAGTATTGGAGAATCTGTTTTAAGATTTTTTGAAAATAAAGGTAGTATTTATAAGGGTTTTTTGACATTTTTGGTTCGTAATGTTATTACCATCTGTAACCGAGATAGAAAAATAAAATGTTTTTTCTCTTCTTAGGACGAATTTTGACCTGACCCTCTTAAAACCCTTATATTTACTGTATTTAAAAATTTTCTAAAATTTCAAAATGTACGTTTTTTTGAAAAAGCCCCTCAACAGGAGAGTTTCTAACTTCATACTTCGCTTACGCTCGTATTCACTAAGAAACTCTATATTTTCTACAACTTTTATCTTAATATCTCTACAATAATAAGTAATACTTTCCTGTTTCATTTAAAAAAAGTACAGACAAAAACTAGAAAAAGCATTAGAGTTTGTTGAAGTGAGCCTTGCGAACGATTACAAACTCTTATGCCTTCTTTTTCTATTTTTGGCTGTAACCGCGAGAGGATGTTTGCATTATGAAAGAGAGAGCATTAGCGACGGACGGAGCGTAATGCGACCATCTTTCATAATGTGCAAACACCGCATCACGGTGGATTATCGGCGAAGCGCTTTTGTAATTATAAATAATTACTCGGAAGCACCTTCGTAATAATAAAACAATTACTTAAAAACATCTTTGTAATAATAATGAGAAATCTTTATTAAACTATTGACTTTTTGCTCTATATCTGTTATTATATCTATGCTGAGAAAGATAATTGATAAAATATAAATATCTGTCTTTCGTAACACCAAAATTCTGGAAGTTCTTATGTGAAGTGGAGCACTTGTGCGAACACTAAACTTAGAACTTCCCCTGTGAATGGAGTTTGTATTATGAAGTCTATTTTGCTTAATAAAAATATAATGGATACTTTAAGCAAAAAATATAAAATTACTGCTCTTAAGCATGTTAATCCTAATAATACTTCTGTTTTCGCTCATTATAAGTGTAGTGTGTTTACAGATAGTGCTGACCGTATGTATATCTTTTTTAAGACTTCTTGTAATAATATTACTTCTTCCATTCTTTGTGAAGACCTTAATTTGGGTATTTGTATCATTAATGACCCTATTTCCTTTAAAATTCTTATGAAGTGTTTTAATGAGAATGCTTATTACTTTTTGAAAAGAAAATATCCTGAAAATAAGAAAAAATAAGAAAAATATAAATGTTCTTTTAAAGGAAGGGTAATATTATGAAGTCTATGAAGCTTAACACATCTGCTAAATATAAAAATAATAAGTTCCAGATTAAGTATCTTAAATATGAGAGATATAATATGGTCTTATTTGCCACTTACTCTACAGGATATAATAACGATAATGTTTTTTACATAGATACGAGCCTTTTATCTATTTTAATAGAACTTCAAGAACTCTTCATTATGTAAGTGATATTGACTATATTACTTACTATGGTGCTGATATTAATATTAGACCTCTTATGATTCGCTTTAACATTAATGCTTGGAGATATCTTACTCAGGAATATAACGAGAATAATCGTGAACAATGTTTACGCAATAATAAGGAGAAAGAATAATGAAAAATATCCATTTAAGAGTCTTTAAGAAGCAACCTTTGCTTAAGTTTACCAAACTTATCATTGGTAATAGTGAAGATATCAATGATGAATATGGAGTAATCTCTGCTTTGTATCTTATGTGTAAGAATCCTCACTTTGCAGAACTTGAAAACGCAGGGTTTAAATTTATTAATATGACAGGAGAGAATTAAAAATGTCTGAACGTGTTTATAATTTTCAGGATATTCTTTATCTTAATTATTATACCGAAGAAGATAGTGAACATCATTTGATTGTTGATAATTTGGCTATTGATATGACTTGGGAGTATTCTCGTGAAAATGCTCCTTTTGATTTGCTTGCGCCCCGCAAGCGTGGCGATTTTAGTGATTTAAGCGAAGCTGTTGAATTTTGTAACCGTGTAGACAATGTTGTTTATAGAGGTTATAAATATAGTCAAGACAGCAGTGCTACTTTTACTACTGGCGTTACTTTTTTGAATTTTATGCAGACTGTTCAAGATGCAGTTGATAATAAGAATGGTTGGACTATGAAAGCTTTGGCTGAGTCATCGCGTGAGCGAAGCTTGCCGCAATTGTTTGAATCTCTTCCTTTGTCTAAGTTTACTTCTCTTATTCAGGTTTGTAGTGATGGATTTTTTCTTGATAGTACTTATGCTGTTATCTCTTGCTTGTATACTTTGTGTAATGGTTTATCTGTTCCTTTGGTTACTGAGAGTGGGTTTAAGTTGGAAAAGTTTACCATGTGAGGAGAATATTAATATGGTTATTATTGGTATTATTTTTTGTTGTGTGTTGGCTTTGGCTATTGCGGCTGGAATGTGACAGGTAAAAGTAAATGAATAAAAACGAATACCTTAAGCATAAGAAAGAGCAATTTGAGAAAAATCTTGAAAGTGCTTTTGATGAAAATAATTTATATGTAGTTATTTTTACTGAAACTAAACAGTCTTCTTGTTATGGGCATCATGAGTACTGTGATATGTATGGTGGTTGTGATAATACTTGGAGAGATAACATTGGAAATTTATTGACAGGAAAACTTAAGTATTATAAGATGACTGTTAACAAGTGGATTACTTATAGGTGCGCTTGTGGTTGTAATACTTTTTATATTTATAAGGATTGGTTTGTTTGTTCTAATTGTTTTTCTGAACATATTATGAATGATTTTGTTTTTACTTATAAAACAAAAGAAGACCAGAATGATGTTTTAAATGCTGTTCTTGATAAGTGGCATAGATTTGGTTTAATTAGTAAATTTGAATTTGATGAATTTATGAAGAACTGTACCAACCCTGAACAAGTTGTATATTGGTAAATAAATTTGCCAGAAGTATACTAGTAAATAAATTTGCTAGAACAGGAGGTTTATTGATAATGGATAAGATTACTTATTTGAGAAAGACTAAAGAGAAAATTAATGAAGAATATTTAGAAAAATTGCATGAAATAGATGAGATATTTAAAAGCGATAATGTCCAGATTGCAATTTATGTCGGGAAGAATATTATTTGTAATAATTTTTATCATGCTATTAAAAATGATGGGACTGTTTCTTTTGAAATTTATGAATTGAAAAGTTTATTAAGAGGTAAACTTATTCATTCTTCTGATTGGTTTGTTAATAGATGTCCTAAGTGTGGATGTTATTTATATTATCCATGTGCAAGTACAAGTAAAGGTTATCCTGAGTATAATAAACATGGTTTTGGTGGTATATGTGCTAATTGCTTTGAGGAAAGATTGATTGAGAATACTAAGGCTATTAATTTTCCTACTGAAAAGTCTGGTCAGCTTGTGAACTATAAATATTATATTAAAGCTGGTACTATGAATAGAAATGAGCTTAAACAGTTTATGAGAGAATTGGGGGAATAAAAAGTATTGTAATAGGGCTTTAATGAGTATTGATAAGGAATTGAATATATTAGAATTATGTGATACTGTTGATGGTGATACTGTTGATAGTGTGGAATGAAAGTTTGAGTGCTGATTTCTGTTTTGGGTAGTAAAAATATGGAGAAAAACATATGTAGATACATTTTGGATAGGGTGTGCAGATATTGGATGGGTGTGTAAGGTTTTGGGGGAGGTTTTGAGAAGTGAAATGGAATTAAGGCTTGAATTGTATGGGGAAAATTGAGAGTATATCGGTAGTCGATATAGGATAGATATGGTTAACAAGATTCTTGTGAAAGTTTGAATGAATTACAAGAAAGTTGTAAAGTTTGAAAGTGAATTATTGTTACACGATAATTTTGCTTGAGAAAAAACGTAGTCTGGAACGTTATGGTACATTTAGTACATTTAATGGAATGTTTGGAACATTCTTGGAATATTTGGTACATTAGCCCTGACGTACCGAAGGCCAATTTTGCCCATTTTCCCATTCTGGTTCTCTTTTAGGTAAGGAGAGGTAGGCACAAATACAATCTTTTTTTCAAAAAAATTTACAAAAAATTCATAATTTGTTCACAATTCAAACAAACCACCCTCAAATGCTCAAAAATTCACATTTCCTTTCCAATGCCCAAAAAGTAACAATCTGTAATAACTTCTTGACAACACCTCCTTCCTATGTTATAATACTCTCATGGTTGTATAAAGTAGGTAATAAACATTATTGCCAACGACCTAAGCGTTAAGGGTGAGTAATCTATTAAGAATCCGTATCTTAATATAAGTTATTCATCATATAGACTTAAGGAAGGAAACGATAAATGAAAAACAAGAAATATACAATTAAATATAGCAAGTCTAATCGACTTGAATATAGTCATAGCAACACAAACACAAATACAAACACAAACACCCCCACACATGAGACACAGCTCACAAATACACATCCTCTAATTAAGACAAGTATTCGTAAAGCGATTGCAACTTGTCTCACATTCAGTTTAGTGGTAAGTGTAGTAGGATATGCTCAAGCCTTAAATAAAACAGGCGAAGATAATGCTTCAACTTTGAGTGAAACTGAAATTTCATCTCCTCATTATATTGCCATTAAAAACTTCCAAATACAAAGAGAAAATTATTGGGACATAAATAATATTGGAAATATTAGTCCTGATAGAATTTTTTATGTGGACATGAGCAAGAGGGTTGAAAATAATGATGAGCCTGTTTATATTTTTTCAGACATGAGCGTACAGTATTCTGAAAGTCAAACTTCTGGACCTGAGCACACAGAATCTAAAACCTCAACTTATCGCTACGCATATTTAATTCATCTGACTGATTCTGAACGTTATACAGTTTATTCTGTTTTAGCAGGAGAAGTTGGAAGTGCTTCTTATCGAGACAAACTTTTAGTAGCTCAATGTTTTTATGATGGTTTAGTATATAATAAATGCACTCCTAAACAATTAGCTAATAGTCAATATGATGGCTATAAAGATTTTAATAAGTTTAAAGAAGAGTGTATTAAATGTAATAAGACTTATTATGAAGATATTATAAAAGCTGTTGAAGAAGTCTTTGATAAAGGTAATGTTCCAGTAGATGAATTCATTCTTTATTTTTATGGATATAAAGGATATACTTCTAAATGGCATGAAACTCAAAAATTAGTTGAGCAAACAGAGGTTCATAAATATTTTGCTCAATGGAAGGAACCAGTAATATGAGAGGCAAATTTGAAGATTTAACAGGATAGACTTTTGGTAGTTTAAAAGTCTTGAATAAATCGGTGCAAATTCCTACTGACAAACAAAAGCAAGGTGTTTGGTGGGATTGTGAATGTAAATGTGGTAAAATTATTCAAGTATTAACTAAATCATTAAGGAATGGACAAACAACTTCTTGTGGATGCACTTATAGTAATTGTAGTCCTGAATGTAATGATTATGAAGAATATGATGAAACAACTTATCTTTTTTGGGACAAGAATCATGAGTATTCTTTCTTAGCAGACAAAGAAGATTTATCCAAAATTCTTGAACATTATTGGAGAAGTTCTAAAGGGTATTGGTTTACTTTTATTTATGTTGAAGGAAAACGAACAAAATTACCTTTACAAAATTATTTGTTAAATACAGATAGAAAAAAGATAATAGACCATAAGAACGGAGACCAAGGGAATAATAAAAAAAATAATTTAAGAGAAGCTACCTATCAACAAAATGCAGTAAATAAAAAGATATATGTACAAAATAATACAGGAGTAACTGGTGTTAATGTTTTTTCAGAAGATAAATGGGTAGTAGTTATTTCATATAAATACAAAAGAATATTTTTAGGTTATTATACAGATTTTGATAAAGCTAAATTTGCACGTTACTATGGAGAAGTCCAACTTTACAAAGAATTTACCAGAGATTATGAAACCAAATTAAAATATATTAAAGAAAATAAAGAAAGAAACGAAGATATCATAAAAACGCTTACAGAAAGAATTAAAAAATATTATGATATTGAATGTGAAGACATTTGATTGCTTTTAATTTGTAAGCAAGCTTAGGACTTGAGTATGGTTTAAATATAATTTAACATATGGCTTAACTTTAAAATTCTAAAATATGGCGAATTTAATTTAGACTGAAAAGTAATAATAATTATAATTAAATTAAAAGAAAAGACAAAAGAAATAGAAAAAAATAAAAACAAAAAGAAAATAAATAATTTAATTATAATACATTACAAATACAAAAGTACAAAGCTACTAAAAATTAGTAGTATACTTTTACCTAAATGATGATGCAACAAAAAATAGAACGAAATTTATAAGTAATTAATATATAATTAATCCATAATTTTGTTTAGTTGTATATCTATTGCTCAAGTATGCTTTATACAACCTAATGATGTCTGTAGTAAGTCAAGAAAAGTTATTAAACTCTTGACAAGCTACAGGCATTTTGTTATAATAATTAATGTAAAGAGATGTAAAGAGAGGTGCATATAATGCCGAGAGGTAGACCGAGGAAAAATCAACGACAACAGGAGTTGCCGAAAAATCCTCTGCCTATTACTGATACTGTCACGACAAACTCTAGTGGGAATGTTGTAAAGGAAGTTTCTAGTGAGACTACCAAGACAGAAGATGTTAATAAAATGGAAGTAGAAGTAGAGACTGTAAATAAGGGCAGACCCAAGAAGGATGACACACCTCGATGCGTATGTTGTAAAGAACCTGTTTATTCAGGGCGTAGATTAAATCTATCTTTGCTTACAACACTTGCATCTTATCATTTTGCTGTAGAGGAAATGCAACCTTATATTTGTAGTAGGTGTGCTTCTGATTTAGGTGAGGTTGTTAATAAATGGCTCATTAATCATGGAGCAGAAGTTAAGCCATACTACAAGCCAGAATATATGGCTAAGAATTATGATGAGAATTTAAATAATTCAAACAAAAATTCAAAGGAGGATAATTCAAATGGCTGAGACCAGTATTGATTTCATTCATGGAGAAGATGTTGCTGTATGGAGTTCTGATTATTTTACTGTAATTAGAATTATGGAAGAATATCTCAAGAATTATCCTGACGAAGTAAGTGTTGTATCTGACTACAGTGATAGTGATGGGCAGAACAGATGTTTGACTATTAAGATTCCTGCTAAGTGGATGAGAAACCCCAAGCCTCCCAAGAGTCGTAATTTGACTGAGGAACAGAGGGAAGCCATGAAGGAACGTGGCAAGAGAATTGCTGCTTCAAGATGGGGAAATAAGGAATAACAAGAAAGAATATGTAGATATAATATGTAAATATAAGAAGACCTGACTTTTATAAGTTGGGTCTTTTTTGTTTTGTGAGTGTGAGATGGACGAAAGATGAATGAAAGATGAATGACTTATAAATAAATTATTTATATTTGAGCTTCAATTTTGAAAGATGGGGATGAAGTGGTGTAATTTGATGGGTGAGAGATGGAAGTGGTTTTAGGATAAAATTTATAAAGAATTGATTATAAATGAAATGACGAGAATGAAATTGCTGGATATTTGCTGAATATTTTTTGGGAGAGAGATGAAAGTAGCGAAGCGGGAAAAAGAAGGTCCTTTTGATGATTAAAAAATCTCCCCCGTTGCATTTTAAAAAGGGTGGGTGGGTTGGGAGATTAAAGTGAGAGAGAAACATAGTGGGACCTTCGCATCCGACGAACCTGAAAAAGTTTTGCCCTTTGATGAGGGTTTATTGAAAGGAAGGCGTTTCTCCTTTCGATTACCGATTTTTAATTTTCTGGGGTGGTGGTGGGGAAAACTAAAAAATCTCCCCCTTGAAAATTAGAAAAAATCTCCCCTTGAATAAGGAAAAATTCCCTATTAAAAGGGAAGACAGATTCTCACTGAGTAAGAATCTTAACTTATAGCCACTGAGTAACTATAAGTGCTAAGAAGTCTAACCCACCCTCCCTACCAAGACTTCACTTAACGGACACAAATTGAACCAATGTCTTCATAACGAACGACTTTGTATTCTTCTCGATTATTGTCACGAAGATGAATTTCCTGAAGTCGTTCATTCCATGTTACATAATCGCACCACATATCAGTACCATCTTTAAGATAAACCTGAGTCACTGGATGTTCCCTCCTTATTTTCTTCCAAAAATATTTTTGCTGTTCACAGAAATGCTTATAATCACATTTCTCATCCCTTCGACGGTATTCTTCATAATACTTTTTAGCCATAGCTAAAGAGTCGATAGATTTACCATCTTTGAATTTCCTTGAAGGTAGAACTGATTCATCATCCATTTTAGCAATTCCAATGAATGTGAGAATTGTAATAGGAATTACAATAAACCAAAACAAAGGAACTCCTGCAAACAGACGAATCAGAATTGCAATGGGAAGACCAATTGCGAAGTAAGCCAAAGTATCACAACCTTTCTTTAATTTTGATTATACTTAGGTTTCAGCAATAATTTTCCCTCCTCTCTTTTCTTTAACTACCTGAGCATAATCCATTTCATAACACCAAATAGAGCCATTGTCATACAAAGGCTTGATAACAACACTATCAGGATTCTGCAAATTATCTCTGACATAATTTACTTCCTTCATAGAGAAGAAATAACGACTGGTTTCATCTTTACGCTTACGCATACAAATTTTGTTGAAATGACAGATGCACTCTGTAAAGTAAGAGTCAAGCATTTCAGACATAATTTCAGCAAAAATAGCAGCAGTAGAGGTAGGAGCATTGTTATTAAGATTCTTTTCCATGACCATAAATCCTTTCTAAAATAAATAGCTTAATTGTTGAGGTTAATTTGTAAGAAAGGGGAGATTTCTCTCCCCAATCTTATTTAGCTCTACCAATGAGCCACAGGATTGCGATTGCAATCTCGAAGCAAAGCAACACACCTTCGATGGTTATACGCCTCACCTCTTTTCATTAGATTTTAAAGAATCTACATATACATCACCTCCTTTCAGTCTTCGTCCTCATAATCTAATGCCTCTAATTCTTCATCAGACAACTTCCAGTTATCAGGAAAATTATCCCAAAAGGTATAATTCCTGTACTTGTCAAGAAGTCCGATTTTCTGAAGCTCTTTAGCTTCTGCATCCGTATTACGTTCATAATACGTATACATGAGATATTTAGTTTGAGATTGGGTTTTACAGTACTCCGCGAAATATTTTTCTTTAAGTTCTTTGTTATACCTCCAACTCCACATTTTTTGGTCGTGTTCTCTTTTGGTTTCGTTAATAATGTGCGTTGTTAAGACATCACTATAACGATACTTATGAAGAGAATTCCAAAGAATTCTTTGCTGAGGAGTTAAATCATCTTCAAGATGACCACGTTTAACTCTCTGTTTTCGTTCGAACTCTGCTTGACGTTTTTGCTCTTCTTCCCTGCTTTCGTGGATTGCTCCACCAATCGCAAAGATAACAGGGATTGCCAGCAGAAAAACGACAGTAGTTGACAGAGCATTTCCGAACAAACCTTGGTTAAAGATTGCTGTTCCGAGTAAACCCATGAAAAATGCGAATAAAGCATACAGCATTACATCACCTCCTTTCTTATTATAACATTAATGCTGCTGGAACACAACAGTTTTCACCTTCTTATTCCAACATTTCTGACAGACTGTGCATGTAACAGTCTTATCATACTGATTAGGACAAGTCGTATAATTCTTGGGGAATTCAGGGTTCTTAGACTTGTCCTTGAAATCAACATAAGCCACAGGAAGGTTATACGGATTAGGAACAATCCAATCCTTATCCCATGCAGAGAAGATAATGTTTAAGTTTTTAGGAAGCTTTTCATTTTCAGAAAGCCATTCATTCACAATGAAATACTTCTTCGTAAATGCCATAAACTTAATCTTGGGATTCTTCAAAGCAATGTTAACCATTCCGTCGAAGAAATCGTAATCAGGAATGTCGCCACAATCAAAGAAACGACACATACTAAGACCAGAATGTTTGAGCTTAAAGTCAACCTGATTCCAGAAATCCTCGTGGTCATTATTGTAAATACGAAGGTTACGCAGATACGAAGCCTGAACGACTGTTAAAGTCTGGGTTCCTTTCATGCAATAGCAACCATCTTTTTTACAAGGGGCATCTTCACGACAACAACAAGTCGGTACTGCCAAATCAATGACTCCCATACCAGTTTTGGAATTTTTGCTGGTCATATGAATCTCATTCGTTCTCATAGAAAGATGCTGAATGTATTCCTCACGAGACATGGTGAATTCCTTCTTGTTATTAACAGACTTAGCCATAGTTAAAACTTCCTTTCAAAAATAAATTGTTAGTTAATATGTGTTTAGGGATTATATATTAGCAGTACTCATGGGTGGTTTTGTCTTCATCCATAGCACTGATTGCCTTAGTAGAAAGGCAGAAAAGGTCTTCGCTTGTAAAAGTATGAAGCTGATTTTGGGCTTTATGTTTAGCATCGTCAAAGCTTTTTGCTTCAACAGTAACTTCGAGAGTACCTTTAACCTCAAGATTAACTTCATATCTTTGAAGCTTAGAAGATAGTTTAAGCTCTGTTGCATAATACTCTTTAAGAGTGCTTATAGCTAAAATGAAACTAGACCTAAAAGCAAGGCCAGACCAAAGAGTAATGTTTCTCTTAAGGTCAACAATCCAATAAACAGGAGGACGTTCAAGCTCTTCCTTCATTTCAGACTGCTCCTTGAGATACTTCATAAAGTCCCGAAGATACTCATACATATAGGCTTCTTTGATATGTTTGCCATCATAGTGAGAAGTAGGCAAAGAAATGTTGTCATAATACTCAAGGTCTCCAAAAGCAATCATGACAACGGGTTTGTTAATATGGTCTCCACAGAAATAAGTTAACATTTAAGCACACTCCTTTTCAATTTCTTTAATGTGAGACAGCATGGAATTTACGATAGGAACAAAACTATACGTATAAGAAAGCGCATAGTGATTTTTCCAATCACGACTATCCCAAATCCACTTGATAGAAAGTTTTTCAGTTTCAGGATTATAAATAGTCATAATTCCAAGACATCTCTCAGGACTTTCATCAAGAACATCAACTTTGGGAGGGTAGAACTCGATGTAATATCTATGTTCTACGTTTGCCCAAGGGGTAAAGATTTTAAACTTGCCATATTTATTTTCGATGTTGGTACGAACAGAATGAAGATTTAAAGCTGCCATAGTTATACTCCTTTCAATTTTAAACGGTATCATTTAAATGATATAAGACTTATATTTTTCATTTGTAAGAACTTTCTTTTTAATCACATCCTTATGATTCATAATATAGGATTCGATAGGCTTATTCCACTGCCAACAATCCTTGCGGGTTTCCTGACCAATATAAGATTTTGTTCCCTCGTAAACAGTGATAAAGAAAGGTCTATACTGATTACGAAGCATCTGAGAAATACGTTTCACCTCTGTCCAATCACAGATTACATTAAGGACATTGGAACAGATGAACACATCTGCACTAGGAAAACCATAACCCTCATCAGGATAGTTCCTATACCCATCAGGATACCAATACGGGTCATAACCAATGTATTTGATGTTCTTGCACTTAAAGAAGTCTCCGATAACTTCGGGATAACGACCGCACCCCCAATCATAGACAATCAGAGGAGTTCCAAAAGTCTGATAATAGCTAAAGGCGTTTTTACACCAAATCTTGTCATATTTCAACTGACTCCAATCAATATGATTGTAGATACGAGGGAGTTTAGTACTGTTGATGGAAGTATACTTAGAAGTGATAGGCTGATTTTTCATAGTTTAGACTCCTTTCAAATTTAACAATCAATGGTCACAGTTTCTTCAACAATAAGAAAATCGCCAATAAGTTTGCAAGCATAGACAGTGAATTCACTACCAGCAACACATTCAATAGGAATTTTATCGCTGTGGTAGCCAAGATGGTCAAGAATTTTGTTACCCTCGCCTTTATCAAGCATGGCATCAAGTTCAAGATATTCCTCTTCATTTTCAACTGCGTAGATATGAAGCTGGGTTTTAGAGCAGGAATCATCAGCAAGCCAATTATAAAGAGTGGAAGAAATATATTTCATGGTTAAACTCCTTTCAAATTAGAACAAAATGTTTTGTTACCAGTTGTAGTTATCGGAATGAAGGGTATTAGCTACATAGTTTTTTGCGGTCTTAAGTGAAGAGAATGTTTTGATAAAAGTGTAAACAACTACACCATCAATAACACTTCTCCGACTCAATTCCCAACCCTTACGGGAGAAAACAGGACGAGAAATATAATATTTCTCATCCTTAGACATATAGAAGTTTTCTCCTTTTGTACCAGTTACAGGTTTCCAATGAACGATGTTGTGAGAATCAGTAAGAATGATATCAGACATACAAGCACTTCCTTTCTTTTTGTTAGATTAATTTAACTCAAAAGCTTAAGAGTCCCTGTTTTACCGCAGCCACTACATCTCCAAAGAGAAGGATTAGACCTGATACTTTGAACTGTGTTACAATTACGCTGATAAGTTTTCACCACCTTTTTGCAACAATCACAATAGATTTTGTAATTACTGCTTAATTTGGTTTGTTGATTGAGATATTTATGATAGTTGGGGTCATAACTGCATCTCTGAACATGTGTGCTATAAACAGCATTGTATTTGGTAATGGCTCTATACCAGCCGCTTGAATGTTCATGGCTCAACCCATTGGTAACACAATGAGCTACTTCGTGGATAATTGTACCCTGTACATTGATATCATCTCCGACCTCAAAATATTTCTTGTTGAAATTGAGGAGAAAATAGCGTTTACCATCAAGTGAACGTTTAGGACAACACTGACCTAACCGATTCTTAGCTCTTGTATTCCATTCTACGACGATTTTTGTTTCAGACAATTCTGTGAATCCAAGATGAATCAGATTCATTCTTGCCAGTTCGACGTAGTTTTTGACAGTTTCAATGTTGGTATACTTAGACATAATTCTTAAATCCTTTCTTCTTATAAATATTGTTGTTAGTGCTCCAAAGCTTCTTGGTCTTTAATGTCCTGCATAGTGGTCTCGACTGTATTACCACATTCCCAAGAATAAAGAAGTTGACCACATTCAGGACAAATGTAGTCAAATTCGCCATTAAAGGCAAGATTTACTTCAACTCCACAATCAGGACAACACTTACCAGTGCCATTAATAATTCGCAACATATTATTCACCTCCTTTTAATTAATCCATGCGACCACAGTGCCATTCAATGTCAGTACAGCCAACAATGGACAAATAATTCTTGATTTTATCAACCCACTGTTCCCAACTCCATTCACCCTGCTTATTAGAACGAGGAATCATCTTGTATTTTTGGCCCTCGTATTTAAAAATCATACCATATCCAATTGCACAACATCCCTTGTCCTCAGACATTTTGCAAAGGTCTTCCCAAATCTGAGCAATTGCTTTAATAGCAGGGATTTTATTGTCATCATAATCTTCAGGACAGAAGAGAGGAATTGGATAATTCTTGTGTTCTTCGGTATCATCAGTTTCATAATCACTCCAAACATTGCAAGGAGCGAAATAGAAAAACCAGCTTGTTGCACATTCAATATACATGCCATACTTAAGAGCAAATTCCTCAAGCCATTCAGGAGCACCTGAATACATATAATCACACAAAGTTCCCTCAGAAGAGAAACTAATGATATTGGTAGAAGGAGCATACTCACAATATTTCTGAGGATGAACACCTTCAACATCATCAATCCAAGTATTCAGGGGGACATATTTCTTTTCTTCCTTATCCCACAAATTACGAATATAACGAGTACGCTTGTTGTTGTAATAAATACAAACATCATCAACGCATTCATGCTCGGCAAGTAATGCCTTAAACTCCTCAACGATATTGGCGATATCGGACTTGTTGTAATCATACTTCTTAGACATAATCATAATTCCTTTCTAAATAAAAAAGTTTTAAAAGTTGTTGACAAGAATGAATTTGTGTGTTATAATACACATAGAGTTAAGAGACCCGTAACCTCTCAACTCTGTGTGTTATGTTTTAGTTTCCTTATAGTTCAAGGAAACCAGTTAACACTATTACATAGTAATAAATGTTAAATTTGTAGTTTATTTGTTTTATTTTCTACATGGTCTTTCATCTCCTTTCTTCCTTAAGACAAGGGTTTCATTTATATGAACAGCTTACGGGGCTGGAGTTTTAGATAGGAACAGGGTCACTCCTGTTCCTTTTCTTTTTCTTCGTAAGGCTTAAGGGGAATACGATTACGAGTGGAATACTCACCAGTATCGTTATCCATGAGGAATTCGTTTTCACATTCATCGCAGAAGAATTTGGTTTCAGTCTTGAAATCGTCAACTCCTGTTACTCCCCAGTTTCCACAATAAGGACAACGAGGTTCACGATACTGACCAAAATGAATATCTTCTTGATACTCTTCAGACTGAGGTTCACTCCAAACCTTGACAGAAAAAGTATTACCAGACTTATCATCAGGGTCAATCTCTGCCATGCAAATATCCTGTTCAACATCCTGTCCATCACGGACAAAGACGATGTTTACACCATGATATCCACTTTCCTGTTCACAATAGATTCTAAACTGGCCATTGGGAGTATCAACAGAGACATAAGGATAGCAGTTGTTCTTTGCAGAGTGGAGAATCATTTCGTTAAGCTTCTTGTTAGACATAGTTTTCTTTCCTTTCTTAAATCAAAAATGTTTGTAGTTACCAGCCGTAAACATTACGGACATGTTTGCCAATAGCTCGGGTATACTTGGTAATATCCTTGGGAGTTGCTTCACCACGGTACAATTTCCAGCAGAAATTATCAAGCTGGTCAGAAGAGATTTCAGGCTTCACCTCCCTATATAAAATATAATTAGTACCATCATGGTGAGTTTGCTTAGAGCGAAGATTGTTATGAGAATCAACCCACCATTCTCCATAACCACAATCAGCATCAAACGAAAGACAAGCTCGGATATTCTTTTCATCTTTGAGCTTGTAGCCTGTTCTTCTACCGTTCCACAAGCCCAAATCAACGATAGCAATAATACGTCCTTCGGTGGGGATGTTAAGATTAGCCTGTTCATCGTGAAAATATTCAGAGCTCAAAAGATACATTTCTTCAATGTAATCATCTTCGGTTTTAGTGGAAGAGTCAATTTCATTCATCTCCCACATCTCTTCAATACCTTCACGCCAATCATCGAGATTTAGGTCATAGTTGCTCCAAACGATATGAGGATTGTTTTTCTTATTCTTGGTAGTCATAATCATAATTCCTTTCTTTTTTGTTGTAATTAGAATGTTTTGATATGGAAAAAGCTGGGGATTATACCCCAGCAAATCCTTTGTAAGTTTCAACAATCTTGTTCTTTTCTTCAATGACCCTCTTAGTTGTACTTTTGATGCTGTAAATAAGATTATCCCTCAATGTAGAATAGATTCCATATTCATCCCATTTAGCAAGCCAACCATCTTTATCTTTAAGCAGAGAATCAGGACAACACTCAGGAGAAGCATCAAGCACAACAGAATCGCAAACATAATTACCATTTCTCCAAGTGATATAATAACGACCACCTTGTTTGTTAACTGCGATACTTTCATCATTACCATAATCTCTATAATAATGAGCATAAAGATTTGTTCTTGAAAAGAGATTAACTTCTTCAGCGATTTTCACCAAAGAAAAAATCTGGTTAACAATCACAGTCCATTTAGCTCTACCAATTGCTTCTGTACGAGGGATATAATATTCTTTTGTAGCTTCATGAAGAGTCTTTGCATCCTGATAACGCTGAAGAAGTTCCATCATTTCGATGTCTTCAGTTTCTTCACAAGTAACGGTAACGGTCATATTTTCATAAGTCTTAGTGTTAGTCATAATATAAACCTTTCTCCCCGTATAGCCGTTAGGTCAGCTTAAATATTAGCTGTTTGTTGTTGCTTAAGGTCAATTAGTCACGAGGAGTAACACGAACTTTAAACTTGTTTTCCTTGGCATACTCACAGATTGCCTTGAATTCGTCCTCGGTGATACTGCGGTTAGACGCACCTCTTGCTTGAACAATTGCTTTATCTTCGAGTTCAAGAGTAACAAGTGATTTATCAATCTTGTTGGTCTTACGAAGAAAAAGAATTAAGCAATTTCTTTTCAAGATTTTAGAAATGTAGCTAGCTACACAATGATTCAATTCAGAACCTTCGTGTTTAATATCATCTGCATTTTTTGGCCTGATTACAGAATATTCCTTATCATTGGTTGTAAACGGCTTGAAGTTCTTATAAGCGTTTTCGAACAGTTCTTCCTGCTCTTCAGTGAGTTTAATTTCATAGTTGCGAGCTGCAACATCATGAGTCTGCTTAAGATAAGAACTATAAAGAGTTGGTTTTAAATCCATGGTGATACACATGTTGATGTAATCATTAAGTTCTTGAATAAAAGCATCCAAACGTTTAAATCCTTGATTGATTGCTTCCTCACAAACATAATCCATGAATTTACCAAATGTGTAATACTCATAAATGTGACTGCCCCTGCGTCCGTAACCAACTCCCAAGTACCATCTAAGACACTTTCCAAAACTACCTTCGTTTTCATTTTGGACATGATTGAACAGGAGTTCTTCATCCCAGTATTTGCTTTTCTGAATGATTCCAATCCATTCATCTACCGTGTAATGGAAGTAGCTTTCGGCAGTGCATCCCGAATCAGGATTTTCATAACCGTATTCGTCAGTTGCGGTTTTAATAAAATCCTGCAAATCAAGCCACTGTGTTGCCACACCAAGGTCAACCACCTTTTTATATTCAGCCTTGGTCAAATTGAGAATCTTGTATACAGGAATGGCTTCGTTAATTTTACGGCTGAGTAAGCTTCTTTGGATTTCCTTTGGGGCGGTTCGAAGAATAATCTCCGTAGACGCATTTCTTTCTAAAGTAAATTTGAATTCAGTAAAATTATAATGAGCTCCGATTTGTTCTTGAGGAATGTCATAAAGTTGAGCAATAAAGCTTGTGGCACTATCTCTCCAAGAGAACTGACAAGGTTCTCCAGATTTGCTGACAGGGGAAGCGTTTTTATCAAGGACAGGAAACAACCCTTCATCGACAAGAATGAAGGAACAAGAGAGATTATTTGAAGCGATTCTGTATTTGTAGTTACGAGAAATAGCAGCTCCAAGCGGGAAACAATAACCCACATTAACCCAAAATTCACCTCCTTTAAGATTAACTTCTTTCAACAAGACTTCTTTCATGTTATAGTCATTGATATCAACTGCATTACCAGAAAGAAGGTCAAAATACAGACTCAAATCACTACGATTTGAAGCGTAATGGACAATGATAATTTTCCCATTAGGGGTGAAATCTTTGTTATAACTTTCGTTCTGCACACGAGACAGCTCAACCTTTGCGTTTTCAAGTTGTTCATTAAGCCCTTTAATCAGAGAGTTAAGCTCCTTTTCTTTGGAAGAAGATTCATAATTCTTGAAGAAATTCTCATAGTCATGGGTTTCGGTCTGATAGAACTTAGCAATATTAGTCATAATCTTTTTTCCTTTCTTAAATACAAATGTTTTGATGAGATTGAATGTGGTTTATAGTGACTATATATTAAAGGTAGGAGGGATTAACCCTCCTTCACCTTTTTACAAAAAGCTTTGTACTTCTGACTGTTAAGGACACCGAGAATCTGTTCTTTAAGTTCAGGTTGACTCTTATAGTAGTCAGAGTTATAACCAAAATGTCTCTGATAAATCATATCAGGGTTTTTCTCCAGTAATGCTTCAAGAGGGCAGTAAAGGCTTACAGTAACTTCTTTACCATTATGCTTATATGGCATTTTAATATAGATGTCACATGAGCCAGAGCCGTAAGTAGGAACATAAGCATTGAATTTGTATTTCTTCAGATAAGGATAAGCCATAAGAATTGCCTCTTTGAAAATCTTACTAAGATAGACACTTTGATAGCGATAAGGGACAATATATTGGTAAGCATCTTCGTAATGGTCTCTTGTCCAACCATTCCATTCTTTTGTGAATCTAAAATTTCTCTTGATTTCAGGGAGACGTGTGTAATGGGTTTCATAGTAGCTAACACTGTTTGTAGACACGGGAATATACTTGATGCCACAGATATCTTTCATCTTGATTTTTTCATTTACAAGCCAAAGAAGGACATGGGCTGGGAAGCACTTTTCCCATACATCCCATTCTTTAATATACTTCTTAGCTCTTTCGTATCCAACAAATTCCTCGTTGAGATAAGTACCCTGATACTGAGCATAGATAGCCATAGTCATAATTCCTTTCTTTTAATACAAATGTTTGTTTGTTAATAATTTGTTTAATAAGTTGGATTAGCTTTAGAAAGTTCCCATGGTTCTTTTTTGAATGCTGCATGAGCTTCTTCATAAGCAGTAAAAAATTCTTGGTCAGTTTTGTAATCACCCATGCTATGAACCATTTCTCTGATATAGTCATCCATGAAGGGAATAGATGCTTCAAAATCGACCAAAGCGCCACTGAGATTTTTTACCAAAGTAACCATTGTTGCACTTCCTTTCTTCTTAAATGTCAATAGCAAAATTCCTTATACAATATCCATATTCTTCTTCGAGTCTTTCACAAACAGAGTCTTCCATATCTCTTAAGAAACTGGTGCAAAGGTCATCGTACTCAAGGTTAACCTCAGAAGGAAGATTTTCACTGGGGATGTTGTTTTCATCAAGGTCCCATTCAATATTGGTAACGTGAACAATCATATTTAATTCCTTCCTTTAATTTAAGGGAGAGAGATATTTCACTCTCTCCCAAGTTGATGTGTTGAACAGTTGAAGTTAGACCGAGGGTTTACCAAGCCATTCAATATTGTCTGCTTTGATAGTCATACAACCAGTCTCATTGGAAGACGTGAAATAACTATCAGGAACAAAACCAGTCTTGCGAAGGGCTTCCTTAGAAATGGGCTTTCCATTGAGATAGTGCTGGACCTTGGGCTTATTGGGAGTGTCATACACACGGAGGTACTCATTGTATTCGCCCTTCTTATTAGTGTGGCAGATGATACGATTGCTGTTATCCTTCCACTGACCCCAAGGAAGTTTAGAAGCAGTATCAATAGGGATATTCTTCTCAGCAGCCTTTGCGATTGCCTTTTTGGTGTGCTTGTAGTTGACACCGATACGATAAGTACCGATAACACGCTTAAGAACAGAGACACCAGCTTTACGACCGAGAGCAGAGAGAGTCACATCGGAAACGTAAGCCATCTTGAAGAACTGACCAGCGGGGATGGAGTTGACCTTGAGGTTGAAATAAGTGTTATTCATGATATTTCCTTTCTGCCCGTAAACCCGATAGCACAGGATAATAAATTAGTTTATGATAAAAGAGTTATACAGATTTGGGATTAGATTTTGACTTCGATAATTTTAGCATCCCAGTTATCATGGTTCAGTGTAGTACCATAAGCCAAAAGGCTTTCGATATCCACCATGTTCTCATCATTCATGAATTCATTTTCTTCAAGAATAGACAAAGCTTCTTCTAAAGTTTTCTCATCAATGACAAGAGGAACAATATCAATGCCAATGTCTCTGACTGTGCAGAAATCATTAACCATGTGGTAAATGGCTTTTTCCTTCTTATCAAAGAAAGTAGGTTCATTAATTTCACGCTCACAAACGTCAATGTACATATATTTCTTCATGTTTATTCTCCTTTAATCACATTTACAAGCAGATGATAAATCATTTCATCCGCAGCTTCGGCATCCTGCATCATAACGGTTACTTCGTCAAAAGCAACATCGTTAATCACTCTGAATGTGGCTCTATCCTTATTCTGGATAATTGTAATCATTAGTTTTCACCTCCGTCAAAGTAATATTCAGAACAATGAAAAGCTTTTTCAAGCGCGTTCTTGATACTCATGAGCTTGTAACCGCATTTTCTTTGCTGTTCCGCAAGAGCTTCGTAATACAGAGATTCTTCCTGTGTGTTAGCTCCCAATGCCCATACATGCTTATTACGAGCATCTTTGAAATGCTCATCAATTGCATCATTAAGAGCATGATAGAGAGCTAGAACTTCATCGAGAGAATCAAACTCAATAATAGCTTTCCAACTGTCAGGATTGACCTTTTCCATCATTTCCTTGTTGCTGTTGACAGAAGGCTTATAAGTGATAGTGTTCATAGTTAAATTCCTTTCTTTGATGTGATTGTTTGTAGGTATTATGTGAGTGTGGATTACGGAGTCGCAATCCACACAACAGCAATGTAATCATCAGATGTTTCCTTAGTTCCATTATTATCCATAGTGAGAATATAAGGAGCATCTTCATATACAGCCATATTGGTTTCAAGAGTGTAAATACCATCGAAACCTTCATCTTGGGTTACATTGAGAACTCTGAAACGATATTCCCCATGTTCTTCATCAGAATCTACAAGTTCTGCATAAACAGGATAAGTGTTTTCTTCGAACTTTGCTTCAGGAAGGTTGCTGGGAGGAATAGGAGCATTATTCTTAGCTAACTGCTCCTGCAATTCCTCTACTTGTGTGAGGTAATCCTTTACAGAATCACCTAAAGCTGCAATTCTTTCTCTGCTATTGAGATACATAAAAGTCATGAGGATTGCAATGATGAGGACAAACAGATTAATCTTTTTCATTTTTATTCTCCTTTTTTATTTGATATTTTTCAAACAGATGACGTTGAGGTGCTTTTTCTGGTCCAAAAAGTTCTAATTCTTTTTGAAGTCTCCATTTTATTGCATCGTCTTTTTCACTAAAATACTTGCTTTGAAACTGATGCTTAAAAGTAATGAAGCCCAAAAAATGATTTTTAGTTTCTTTTACTCCTACAACATCTTTTCCTATTTGAAGTTGTTTCTTTATCTTCTTCAACAACTTTAAGTTCACCAAAGGTTTGTCCTGTTAAATCTATTTTTTTCATGTTCCCTTCTTTCTTAGCATAAAGGAGAGCCGCTTATGCGGCTTCTCCAATAATGCTATAAACTTTATTAAGTAAAGGCATACCTACCATTACATTAGTGAATCCCATGGGAGTCTTGGCTTTTCTTAAAGCAACTGGATGGCTTTCAAAATCAGATACCGCCAAAAGCCCTGCAAAGCCTTTGTCTTTGAAATTATCAACATCATTTGCTTTATAACAACGCATGAGATATTCAATCTGACACAAATTACGAATTTGAATAATGTCTCTATCTTCCGCTTTGACGGGGAATAATTGCTTAACCATTTCAAAGAACTGGTTTTCGCTGAAATCAATTGTAGCGTATTTCTCACATTCATTCTTAAATTCAGTGAGATACTCTTTCTGTCCCTTGAGGGTGAGGCGAGCGGCTTCTAATTTATGGTTCATAGAAGAACTGTGACGAATGCTGATTTCATTCACCATGCCTTTTTTTGCTCTAGCCAAACAATTAGAGCAAAAGATACGAAGGCTAACATAAGAAATCGAAATTGCCTTGCTTCCATCATGAGAATTCTGAAGGAGAAGATAAGGCTTGTATTCATCTCCCAGAATCTTCATTCCTTCAGTGCTCATAGTAATAATGTTCTTGGCTCCATTTACTCCATAACTTCCAGCGGTTTCAAAATGAGCACCTTCTTCCACCAAAGAATCAAGAAAATCAAAAGCTTCTTCGTTATTCAGAATCTCATAATTCGGAGAAACAATACCAAGAGACTGCATTGTATCTGTACGAACAGTTGCGACCTTATCGGTAATCTGAAAAGGAGTTTGCACAATAATTTCTTCCTCTCCAATCTTTTGCGGAACAGGCTGGAGGAATTGCAAAGGACGTTTTTCAACCTTATAATCAAGACCAGACAATTTAAGAGCCTGTTCAAGATTTGCGGCGGATGTAATGTCCTTACCAACTCCGTCAGTAAAAACAGTACGCTGAACACTGTCAAAACGAATGGCGATAGGGGCGACTTTCTCACTATTGAACTGAAGAATACCCATGATTTTTCCTTTCTACGTTTAAGCTCGTCAGCTTTTTGTTTTGTTGAGATAATTATAACTTTTGGTTCTGCTTTTGTCAAGTATTTAAACCAAATAAAGTAAATTATTTAGTAAGAATACTTCCAAAGTAAATCAAAGAGTTCTTGCGTAAGTTTTTTAGCCTTATCACGGTCTGTTTTAAGCATACAGGTATCTGAACCAATATCCTCTTTTAACTTAGTGAGGATGTCGAGATAGCTAAGGTCAGTTTCGACGGTGGTTTTAATTTTCATTTTGTTTCCTTTCTGTACTAAAAAGTACTTGACAAGATTGATGTTATGTGTTAATATATGTATAGATGATAAGAAGAATCCTATACTTCTTACTTACCATCCATACATCTTCGTAAAATAATCAGTGGGTGTGATTAATTACGGTTGTAGATGACCATTATCTACACAAGATTGTAGAAATAATCAACGTAGAAGATTCTCTACATGGCTTTCAACTCCTTTCCTCCTTAGACAAGGGGTAATTATATAAACAGTTTATAGGAACTGATTATATCAAGAAAGAGCAGGATTTTATTCCTGCTCTTTTTCTATTGTGTACAAATACTGCTTTCGCTTTTCTTTGTACTGTTTATTAATTTTGTACCGATAATTGCCATGAGTCTTACGCTGGATTCCTTCGCAGCGGTCATAGTACATACCATCGTACTGGGGATACTCTGTGATAGCATTGTTAGGTGTACGTTTAGACATAATTTTTACCCTCCAAACCATATTCTTTGGCATCAAGCTTACTGCTACTTGCGCTATAACCTTGACCTTTGTTGAGCACAATGTTTACAAGACATTTAATTCCCTTTTCATGAATCCAGTTAATTACAAACTTAACTGCATCAGGCTCATTTCCAAGCCAACGATTATAAAGCCCGTGAATCTGAATGATTTCATTGTGGTTGTTAACTTCAATCGTGAAGAAAGGAATATCAATGTTTTCATTCTTTCTTAAGAATAGAATATTTGTTCTACCTTCTGCAACACGACTAATATAACCACCAACACAATGATGGAGATATACGCCTTCCTTCGTAATCTTGTTCATTTCTTCAGGAACAACGATGGAGAAATTATCATCAGTATATTCAAATTTTTCTTTGCGCTGGTCATAGAGTTTAGCGGCTAACTTATTCAATCTCTCCTGTTCTTCTTTGTTTCTTGCTTCTTTGTCTGTAATGTTGATTTCAATCAGCATATTGTGATAACGATGAAGTTCATTAACATCTTTACAGGCATAAAGGTCAATATCTGGTCTGTTAGTGTTTGAGATTTGCTTGAACAGGTTGAGAGCATCGGAAAAGATTCTGAATACATCTTCGTTAATACCTTTCTTGTCTGTTTTTTCCTGAAGACGCATAAGCTTGAGGAGATTCTTTCTATCCTTTTCATTTTGTTCGGGAGTTAATGGTTGGACGTTTCTTTCTTTGTTTATGTATTTCCAACCTTTGTTCTCATAATTTCCTCTCTGGTAGGTATACACTTTGTTATCTACTCCAACAAAATGCAAAAACTCATGATAGTCAGAATGAACATTATTCATTCTTTTTGCCATGGTGAAGTAAAAGTCAGAATCTTTATCAATAATAGAAGAAAGGTTTTTAACGCCAGTAACAAATCGAACGGTTTCAATTACACATCGAGGAGTATAAGTCAGACCGCCGTAAATAGAAGTTGGATTATTAGGGTTCTTTTTCTTTTCCTCAAACATCTTATCTACCAATTCAAGCTGGTGCCTGTTCATGCCACTAAGCTCATAAATGTTTGCAGATTTAGAATATTTTTTGTACCTAAAAAGATGTTCAATATCAGATTTTGCAAATGCACTCATGAGATAATTGGCGATGTATTTGTATCTAGCTTTATAAAATTGTTCGATAGCAGGACATCTAAGAGTGTAAATAATCTTGAGAATTAAGGAATTTGTTTTAGTCATAATGTCACTATCATTGATGATAGAAGAGATATAAAACAATCTCTTAAACTTAAACATATCCTCAAAACCTTTGAAGAAACAGACATTATCAGCGGGAACTCCAACATCGGAAGAACTGGACACTCTAAATATAACATTTTTATCAAGAGTTAAAGCGGGCTTGAAGATTGTTACTTTTCCCTTGTTGTCAATGAGAATGCGAGACTGTTCTTCAAACAAGAAATACCCACCAAACTGACGAATGACACAGTAATCGTCATTTAAGATGTTAAATGTCCAAATTGTGTCTTTGTATTCAGTATGATAATCATTGTTCCAACTGTTTCTAACAGCTATTGCTTCTTTGGGATATAACTGACGGAGTTCGTTCAAATTAATAGTTGGTAAGCTATTAACAATTTCAGAGATATCCGTTGATGATTTAGAGATGGTACGAGGATATGCCACTTTATAATAATCAGCGAATGTATAAGGAGTCCATTGTGTCCATCTGATTCTCGGATTGCATTCCTTTTCAGTAAATTCCTCAATTGCTTGAGAAAAATAGAAATGAAAAACAGCCTTATACAAATCATGTTGGAGAAAATTAACAAATCCTAAACTATAGAACTTGCCTCCTTTAGATTTAAATGCAATGTCTCCATTGACATCAAATGGAGCAGGGCAATTTTTGAAAAGAAAATAACGCTTTATAAAATGGTAACTTCTTTTCTCTTCGGGAATCTTTTTTGTGTTAATTCCCATGATACCAAGCACAAGCATTTCAAATTCAGAGTAATATTTGGCATAAGCCACTTTTGCATCTTTACCAGAACCAACAACAATTGTGTGGGATTGAATATTACTTACATTGTAATGACCAGTTACTCCTTTACGATACTGCCCAATAGTATCGTTATGCTGAATAATTTCATACTCACCTCTCAGCAAATGGAAAGCTTTACCATTTGCTTTTTGTTGCCAATAGACAATGATATCAGGGCAGTTGTTAAGGTTGGGATTAATTCCTTCTTTTGTTGAGAGGAATTTCTTCACAGTAGCTTTGTTCTTTTCAATGATTTCGTTAGGGATGTTGTCAATGTAAGTGGTGTTCATTTTCTGAATTTCCTTTCATTTTAAAATTGATTGATTGTGTTAGCTGAGTTATTCTTCATCTTTCCATTTGTCGTATTCAGGCATAGGTTCAACTCCTTCCATTTCTTTTGTTTCTGGATTCCAATAAATTCTATGAGCGTTTTCGTAGCGGGAGTGAATATCATGATATCTTTTACTTCCTTCATGGATATCCATAACAGTAATAACTACCAATGCAAGGATAGCGGTAACAAGGCGAATACCAAATATAATTGCTATAACAATTAAAGGTGTAAACACAATAATTGTAGGAATATCATATCCTGCCTTGTATTTCAGAATAGCCATAATAATAGTAGCTGCGATAAGGATGGTATCAATGTCACTGTAAATAGAAATATAACTGCTATTATTTTTATTATTCATTTTCTCTTTTCCTTTCTTTAAGGTGGAGAGGGTATATTTCAACCCTCTCCTATTTTGTTGTTAATCTGATGAAAATTTATAGGCAGATGATTGAATACTCATAATCTTCTGCACAATCCTCATCTTCGTCTTCGAAGTCACCATACTTGCTTGCCAAATCCTTACGAAGAGCATTGACTGCACGAGCTTCAAGAAGAGCCTTAAGAGCCCGTTCATCAAGTTCACAATCAATATCACGAGTGTTGCAAATTTCCTCGCCATCCTCGTCAAACAAAGCTTTCTTTTCATAATTGAGGACGCAAGGATAAGTGATACCATCAACCTTGACTTCAAGGACTTCATCAGGGTTGATTTCCTTCTCGTTCATAGAGGATTCAAACTGAACCTGAGCCATAACCTCCATGACGAGAGCCATGCCAGTCTTATCACTGTTGTCAACGATACGCTGAATAACAGCAAGACCAGCTTCACGGTCGCGGTCATTGACAG